ATGGAGTTGAGCTATTAAACGAAGGATATGGTGTATCTATTGATGATATTGTATCTGAAATGCAACATACTTATGTTGCTCGTAGCTTAATTGCTTGGCGTCCTGTTACTGGTAGTGCAGAGGCACATAAGGTTAGAAGTGAGTAGTAATACTGATTAATATGTGTAAATAAATTAGAGTTAGGGGGTTTCGACTTTCTAACTCACAAATATTGGAGATCTTTGTTATGGGTAATTTAAATCTAGATGGCATTTGGGAATTAAAGTTTAGGCCGGATTGGCATAGGGGCTTGTGTAATACACAGGCATCTGGTCAGATACGGAATGCAGCTTTTGATATATTCGGAAATAATTTGTGTTCTATTCCTAAGTTGCAGGAGAAACTAAAACCCAATCTGCTCAAGAAAATGAAATTAATTGGCTAGGTAGTAGTTATTCTGGGGCAGATATTAAGGTTGTGGTAAATGTATATAGAGATAATAACAGAAATGATCAATCTTCCACAAAAATAAATTCTATTGTTCTCGGTAATCTCCAGACTTTATCTGTACAGACACATCGTGAGAAATTTGGAGTACGTGCTCTTGGAAAAAGCTATGTGAAAGGATACACACGTGGACCAAGAACCATAGCTGGATCTATGATTTTTACTCTTTTCAATGAGCATGCACTTGCTCAACTAATTCGAGGGGTGGCAGACCACAATCTATTCAAGGAGAGTGCCCTAGATACTAATCTCTCTACTCTTATTCCTGACCAACTTCCTCCTCTAGATCTCACTATTGCATTTGCAAACGAGTATGGAAGTATTTCACGTATGGGAATCTATGGAGTAGAATTTCTTAATGATAGTCAGACATTCTCTATTGAAGACCTAATGACTGAAGCTGTAGTTAACTTTACTGCACGTGACATAGATGTTATGACTAAAGTTGGTATTAGAAAGTTAAATAGTGATAGCAATGACTATAGAACAGATACAACAGGTAGTGATTTGTATACTGTGAATCAGTCAAGTTATAATAAATATCTTAAACAATTAGGTATTCGCCGTGGTCTTATGGGGCGCTAATTATGAATGACTTTACTCGTGCTGGAATTTACGATACAGATTATTTTTCTGGCGCGCAGGTTGCTATTTATATTGGTGACGTTCTAGTAGATGAAGTAACTAGTATTAGTTTCCAAGTAACTCAATCTCGTACTCCTCTCTATGGATATGCCTCTACTCTATTTGATGCAGTATCAGAAGGCAATGTGCTTGTGCAAGGTAACTTCTCTATTAATTTTAAAGAGGCGGGTTACCTTTGGTTAGTATTAAACAAATACAAAAGTTTAATGAACCATGGAACTACTAATTCTAATAATCCATTTAATTCTACTAAAGACGGCTGGTTTAATAAAACTAATATTTCAGTTACTACACAAGAAGTAATAAACAGACATACAATTGAACAAGTTATGAATGGTGAAGTGTCACCAACCAATCTAATGGGACAATTCGCACAAGAGGCAGCATTATCACTATCTGGATACTCTAGTCATGCTAGACAATCAGGCGATATCAAAAGTGCAGAAAATGTATTTGAAGCATTTGAAAATGTAGTATGGGGAAAAGCGGAAGATAGTAAAACTACAGCTATAGGTGAGTTATCCTTTGGGCCTAATGATGCTAGACGTGCAGATAGTTCAATATTAAATCCATTTGATATCTTTATTGTCTTTGGAGATTTTGTAGGGGATGATAGACTACATCATACTGTACACAAGTTAGAAGATGTGTATATACTTAGCAGTGGTAAACAAATAACTATCAATGGACAACCTATTCAAGAAAGTTATACATTTATAGCTAAGAATATTATTTAGGAGTTAATATGTCAGAAGAAATGAAAGAGGCCCCCGCAGAAGAAAAAAATATCGCTAGCACTCTAGCAGATACACTTGCTGCATTTCCTGAGTCTCCTTCTGCTGAAAAGATTGAAGCATGGAAAGAAGTACATGGAGAAATTTTTTGTTCTGCTTTTTCTGAAACAGAACTATTTGTGTGGCGTCCTGTTCATCGAACAGAGTTTGTTGAAATGCAAACAGAGATTACTAATTCACAAGTTCCAGTTTCTCAACTTAATGTTGAAGGAACAGTGGTTGAAAAATGTGTTCTATGGAGTTCTCCAGTAGGCACTAATAGTCTAAAACATAAAGCTGGTAGTCTAACTACCTTGCATGAACAAATAATGCAGAATTCTAATTTTATGGATCCTCGCATTGCGGCCCAACTTGTAATTAAATTATAATGAAATCATTGCTCCTTCTCCGGGGGCAGCATGGAGACGCATACGTAGCTACGCTTTCTGATGGAATGCAAGTTGCGTATCGTCTCCTCTCTCTCGATGAATATTTAAAATATGAACGACTTATAGAAACTGATGTCTATCCGCCAGCTTTTCTAGAGGATGAGATATTTGATAAATGTGTAACAGATCAAATTCTTGTTAGTAGACGTAACACATTAAAAGCAGGTGTGGTAACAACAGTTGCTACTCTTATTTTTTCTCAGTCTGGTCCTCAGTCTTTAAATCATTTTAACTATGATTTAAATGTAAAACGTATAGAGGCTTCTTCTGTTATTAATGAAATGGTATCTATTATTTGTCAGGCCTTTCCTGCTTATAAACCAGATGATTTATACCAGATGGACTATTCCATCTTTATGTTACGAGCTGCTCAAGCTGAAAGACATTTGCTGCGTATTGGTGCCTTAACTGAACCATTATCTATCACTTCTCCTGAAGATATACCTACAGTACCAGAAACTAAAAAACCTCCACATATTAATATGGAAGATGCTCCACAAAAATGGAAAGAAAAAACTGTACCTAAACCAACCAAACCAGTTCAGAAACCTAATACTACTAAGACGATTATAAAAAAAGAAGATATGAAAGGACAAACATTTTCTGGTAGTGCATGGGATAAGATAGATACTCCACCTGAACAACAATTTGATGCAATGGTAAATGATACTGTTTCATTCTATAATGGCTATGTAGAGCAAATGCAAGAAGGCAAAGAAGTTACTATTGCATCAGTTGAAGAACGTACTGCAATAGCTGAAGAACGTGCAAAAGAAAACGAAAAGAAATTTAAACAATATCAAGCAGCATTGCAAGAAAAACGTAAGCAGGAGATGAAAGAAGCTCTTTTAATACGGGAGAAAGCACGAGCTGCTAAACGACGCAAGAGGTAGCTGTGCAATATCCGCAAATACATAGTTTTGATACTGGTGTTACTAAGTATAGTTCTGGTCATGGTAGCGAATACTATGGACCATCTATATCTGATCCATCCGAACAGCCTACATCTTGGCGAACCGACCCTCCTAAAAATTTTTATGATGATGATAGGTCTGGAACATCTATATTCTTGGCAGGGGCTGCTGCTGCCACTGCTTTAATTAGTGGATTTATCCCTGTAACAGTTGATGGAAAACCTAAACGTCTTGGTGATTTCTACTTACAAGGGTTACACAGTGTTGAAGAATATTCTCCTGGACGTATTTTAAGTACATTTCAGGCAGCTAATTTCTTTTCTCAATTTGAATCTACAGTTGTATCTGGATCTCATCATATATCTGGTGAATTACTTGGTAGCAATCATGGCTATCGCGAGTATTTATCTAAATTAATAGGCGATTCAGTTAAAACTGAAGTCTCTCTTGTTGAACATGGAGTAACACTTCGTGACGGTAAACTATTTTGGGGACATGGTGACAAAGTAGCTCTACAATATGCTGGAGCTATTCGCAGTGTTCTTTCATCTCCTGAAACAGAAACTGAAGCAGGAATGTATGCTAGTTCTTGGATAGGGGCTGCATGGTCAAGAGTTGTTGGATCAGAGACTCCATCTCCAGAGCGTTTCTTTACTCTTGAACATCCATACGCAATGCACACCAAAATGAAAAATGTGGCTAATCCAATGATAGATGGATTACCAATTCAGATTGTAGGTGGACAATCTCGTGCTGAAATAACTACTCGCTGGGGGCAAGCATGGAATACAGAATTTGTAGGTAGATTTAATCGCTTACTAAAAGATCCTGGGGGATTCCTTCCTGAAAGTATTACTAAGTATCTCAGACATCTTGGTGTAAAAGATTCTACTGGCGGTAGAATGTTATTCAATATGACCAAGAAATTTGGTTTCGTATTGCCTGCTGCATATATGGGATACAAGATGTTAGACTGGGGAGTCCGACAATCTACTATCTTTAATGGTACTATGTTAGAGGAAGGCACTACAGTAGCTGCAGCAACTATGTGGGCTAAGGGCAATTTAGCTCTTTCGTCTATGTCTGAAGCTGTTGGAGGGCATACCTATAGAGATACCCAAGAAGATATAGCACCCGGCAGTACCTCGCTCATAAAATTATCTGCTTTTCCAATAATGGGTGCCATTGGTGCTGGAGGTCTAGCATATCTAACTAAATCAAGAATGATGATTCAAGAACAGATAAATAGTGGAAGAACTTCTGCTGAAGCTAGAATGATAGCAGAAAAGAAACTAGCTCAATATGGTGAAGATACTTTATTAAGTAATGTAGGTAAATATTTAACTCACGGTTCTGGACTCTATTCTAAACAAACATTCATGGGAAATATTTGGAGAAAAATAGCTAAGCCAATTTCAGATAAGACACCAGAATTAACATTTAAAATATTTGGTCGTATGGGTCCTGTTAAACTTGCTGCTTTTGCTGGCAGTATTGCTGGTGCAGCGTTAGTTACTCCATTTATACCTGGTGCTCTTCTTCCAGAATATACACGAGATGAGTTAGAGGATATTTACTCTGGTAAGCAAGAAGTAGAAGTCAGAAAAGGAAGATGGTGGGAATTTGGTAAATGTCTTATCTCTGATACTTCTTGTGCGTTATATAACAACACTACTAAAGAAGCTAGAGATATTGAAATCGGAGATTGGTTGGTAGGTATCAATCATGAAGCCGCAGTAGTTAAACATATTTTTGTTAGACAATTTACAGGTAAGATAAAGAAATTTTATACAGCTTATGATCCAGAGTTACCAACAGGATTAACTGGTAATCATATAGTACCTGTACTTAGGCATGGAAAAATAGAAGAGATTCCCGCCGAAGAAATAGTATTAGGAGACTATGTTTGTATTCCAGCTAAATTAGATTTTTCTCTTGATACTGTTGGTAGTATTATTATTGATGATTCTGTCTATAGTGAAATTATCAAAATAGAAGAAAGTAATTACTCGGGACTAGTATATGATTTCGAAGTAGATCATGAAAAACATTTTTTTCAGGCGGGGGCTTTTCTCGTACATAATTCTGCATATGAAGGAGATAAAGTATCTTATTATAGACCACACTGGTATGCTCGTCTTAGAAATAGATCTAAAGAGAAATCTATTTGGGGTAATAATGAAGATGAGATAACTCCATTAGGTAAACTCTATAGACAAGAATTTACCTACGAGTTAGAAGAAAAACATTATAGGGACCGACCATATCCTATATCATCTCTTCCATTCGCTGATGTACCATTATTAGGTCCTATCTTATCTAATACTTTAGGTAGGCTAATTAAACCTCCAAAACTTATGCACGAATCTGAATGGATGGGGAAAGATGGACCTATTGCAGAACCAAGTAAATACGGAGAACGTATTGCTACAGAAATAGGTGAAACTGCAGGACCTGCTCCTGTATCTCCTTACAGTATAAAAAGCACCATTAGTGATCAAGTATATAGACTTACCGAATTATCAGGTTTGCCAGGATTTATAGCCACTTCTACAAAACAAGCATTAACAGGAACTCCAGATTTATTTGACCAGACAACTCAACTTGAATCTGCACGTCGCATGTTTGGAGCAGAACGAGACTATTGGGATCGAGAGCTAGGTGGTATGCTTGGCACTAGTGAGGTAACACGTCGCTTATATCCTCATAGACAGCATCAGGTACCCCTATATAATCCTATCCGTAACACAATGCCAAATTGGCTCCCAGGTCCAGGCTCACGTTCTGTAGATTTTCGGCACGGGGATCCTTATTCTCTCATACCAGAAGGTGAATTACGGTTACCTGGTGATGGATATACTGCTAGATTTTCAGAGTTAGAAGGTCTATCTCCTGAAGCATATCCTTTAATTCACCAATTCAAAATTCTTTCAGACGTGGCTCCTTTTAGTAAAAAATACAAGGAGTCACTATATAAGATAAGGGCTGCTAGAAAAAAACCAGACTGGACTGATCATAATGAAGAGTTATATCAAGAGTCATTAGCACATATAGAACAACGCAAAAAGAAAAAGGAATTTAATAAATACAAATATTTATCTGCGGCGGGAGACTTTTCTTCCAATACATACTATACCGGAGAAGATAGTTCAGGATTACTAGCAGAGATAAACAAAGCTAAAGCTAATCAACAAGAAGAACATGGTATGTTCTCAAAAATATTCGGAGGATACTGGGAAGCATTATCACATAATGCTGAAACTACATTCGATCAAATGACCCCTGTATCTCCAGGAGCTAAACTAGTACATCAACGAACAGCTGAGGAAGATTATGAACGTACCCAATTATATGGAACACACAATGCTTTCTGGCAAAATCCTATTAAGGATTTTTTAAGACCATCCTCTTACTTAGCTGCTAAATCATTTGGATACGAGGGAGTCCCTAGCCATATTGAATCTAAACGCAAAATAAATGAGTATTTTGACATCCTTAAATATGTTAAGAATACACGTCTAGCCAGTATGGCTCGTTCCGAAAACGATAAATATGCAACAAAAATATTCGAGAAGCGAAAAGATCAAACTCTGTTTGGTATTAATCCTTTTACTTCTCATTTTTCTTCTATTGCTAATGCTCTTCCTGTAGAAGAACGAGACTATTTAGAAGTTTTTAGTAGTGCAGAAACAGAACAGGAACGACATCGGATACTTGAAATGATTCCCAAAAATGAGCAAGCGATATATCTAGCTAGATGGAAGCTTAACTTTGCTGATGAAATAGTTCGAGCACAGAAAACAAATACTCTCAGTAAGAGTCAAATACAAGCTGCTGACAATTATTTAAAAAATATATCATCTGAAAAGTGGGCAGAGGGATTACCTGTGACTGATGACTTACTAGATGAATATAATGGGTCAAAGAAAGCAGGTGAGAACTATGCTGATTGGTATCGTCGCGTTAAGTTATTACCTCATCTACCTAATCTTCCTGGACCCGACTGGGTAGGGTTTCATCCTTCGGTAGACTTAGATGATGTAAAATTAAAATTAGTTCAAACGCTTGGCGAAGATATACATGACTATGGTTTGTGGGAATCTCGTGCTCAAAAATTAATGAATAAACCTTACATCAATGATGAAGCAATACAAGAATTACTAGAAGCTCCAAATCTATCAAATAGAGTTATGCGTGATAAAGTTAATGAATTACTATTGGCGAACAATATTGATGGTACTATATTTTCACACTCCATATTTGGTGATGACGAAACATCTATAACTATTAATCATCATGATACGTCAATGCCTAACTTAGGAGATTTGTTCTAATGACAGACAATCAAAATTCTAGTGGTCTAGGATTTGTAAGTACTGCAATTACCGCTACTCCTATAATTAGTACTAGTGCATTTGTTGCATGGCAAGCTTTTCAAGATGTTGATTCTCAAGTCTCATCTGCTGCTAGTGCTGTAGCTTCCAGTAAATTAAATCTTAACACTGTTGCTACCAGTACTTTTAGTTCACCTATATCTCCAGATATATCTAAACTAGAAATGAATCTTCAATATATTAGAGATTTGTCATCTAGTACATTACAGCGTACTCCTATTGGACGTCATACAGATATTGCCAAACAAGCATGGCAATTAGCAATAGAATCAGAATCTCGGTTAGATCAATTTACTAAAGATCAGTTTTTAGCTGAATTGAATGCTGTTAAATCATTTGAAGGTTTACAGAGAACTATTGCAATACAAGGAGCACATGGAAATACGCGTGTATCAAATAGTATATTTGGAACTTTTAAGCATAATATAAATGCCGCTCGATCTCATTGGGCGCAATTTGATGATTTGGCTAAACCTGCCAATATTGGAGCTATTGAACTATCTACACCAATCAACAACACTACAGCTAGCATAATACCTCGTGACAAACTTCCAGCTCATTTACAACCATATCTTGATAAGATCGATAAGAGTTTAGGATCAGCTCATATTTTTGAAACAACAAACTCAGTGTTTGTTGATCGTAGCTCTTATTCACTTCAATTTCCTGAGAAAGATATATCATTAGAATTACCTATTACAAAAGATGGAACTATGTTACGTGGTACAACTCTTAAGACACGTTATATAGCGCCTGGAGTAAAAATATACGATCCAAAAACTAAAGCTATTACACAAAGTTGGAATCGCGAAGAATACTTGCTTCATGAATTTACGAACAGAATTGTTCCTCAAGTAAATAATGGCACAATGAATGATGTACAACTTCAACGTGCAGTTAAGGATTTGCAATCTCATGTCTTCGAAGAATTAGAATCAGTACCTAATATTCCAGATGTTTTTCCTGACGCGGGTGGTCGTGCTTTCCAAAAATTAAAATCACATGAAGTACAAGTACTTACAGAAGAGCAGGACTGGATATCTAAGGAAGGAGGCTATGTAACTAAATACAGGCCTATCACATCTAGCGAAGCCGTTTCTCTTATTGAGACTGGTAGACTTAAAGGAGGTACTAGTCCTTCGGCAATTGCTAATGGTATATACATGGATAGTGGACTAGATATTAGGCAGTGGAGTATGACACCTAATGAGGTAGATATTAGTAGACGTCCAGATCAAATTATAAGAAATTGGGAACCAGTAGCTACACCAAGTAATAGATTCATTATTAATAACGAATTAGATAAAGCAGAATACTCACCTAAATATATAAAAGACATAACAGGTGTTAGAACAAAAAATATAGCTCCATCATTACCTACTCTATATATAGATCCTGTTACACATCCTCAAATCATTCAAGATTTAGGTTTAACAGAAGGTGGTGGAGTAATGAAAAACCAAGCAGCAGACTTATTAGCACAACAACGTATTGTAGAATTGAATCTTACACGTGTAAATGCTGATGCTATGCAAATGATACGTGATAAAAGAGGGAGTAAACTACAAGTCGGTACATTGCTAGGATATTCAGATACTGGCAAAGCAGTATCTGTTGAAAAAAATAAAAAGTATTTATATTCAACTACCCATGTTAAAGAGGGTGCCGGTAATATTGCTACAATATTCGCACAAGAAAAACGTGAGATGACAAGATGGGAAAAATTCTTTGGTAGTGTAAAAGCTGTGATACGACGCGATAGCAATAAAACTTTAACCAAGCATATAAACGATTTAGATATTGATAAAAGTCCATTTCTCGGTGCGAGAAGTCAAGTGATCGTAAGTATGGATGAACTAAGGAAAAACAAAAGCCTACACACACAGCAAATGCTTACGAATATGCGCAATATTGCCAAACATCGACAGAGTAATTTTGACGTTAATGCAACTAATATAGCTAATGGCAGAACTACTGCAATGCATGAATTGGTGTCAGATATTCATGGTGTTGCGCGTAAGTTTGAGCAACGTGCTACTACTAATGGTATTACTGACCATACTGCATTAATCAAGGATTTAATAAATTATTCTCGTAACGAACTTCAGCTAAGTAAGCATGAATTTGGAGAAACATTTGGTGCAATACCATTGGTGTTAGGTGATGATAAATTTTTTCAATTAGCTGATGATGTTGCACTTACTAATCAAGAGTTTGATGCAGCGTCGGAGGGTATAGCATCAGGTAATGTGCAATTACATTATGGTAATCCCAAGGAATATACAGGTGCTGGGAAAATGGGTTCCTGGGAACCTAGATTGTCAGAGCATTTGCATGGAGCCGGTTTTGAAGATTTAGGAGAAGAAATTCGCAGAGAACTAGAACATCGTGTTGATGTTACTGAACCTAGCAAAAAAGCTGTTCATCAAGAGCTAACTAAAACCTTAGCTTCAATAGAGGGCCGATTTACTCCAGGCAAAGATGCACAGGTTTGGAATATAAAATCACGTGATTATTCTAAACGTGATTTTAATAACTGGTTACAAAGTATTGGTCCTGAAGGTGGTTGGATACAACATACAGAAAAGATTGGAAAAGAACAAGTAGCAAAACATATTTATGTACCTAGCCAAAAAACTATGATACCTCTTCAAGATATAAATACTTTTGAGGGGAATACTATTCGAAATGGAATAAACAGATCATTTCATGATGTAACTCGATCTATTCAACACTACAGTGACAAGTCGGCTGCTAGTCATATTGATGAAATACTAATGCCTGTACTTCAAGCTCATTCCACCCCACTTGGTAAGGGTATGGGCGGAATGTATCGTGGCAAAATGTTAGGTAGTCGTTTCCTTACTTCGGTACCAGCAGTAGGTTCATCTCCAAAAGCTACACGAGCTTTAAATGACTTATCCCAAACATTTATAATTCCACATAATCAAGCCAAACAAATGCTTAACGAGTTAGAACCTTTTGTAAAAGATGCTACAAAATTTAAAGCAATGAGAAGTAGACTGTTATCAGGAACAGAGACTATAGCTGCTATAAATATTAGACATCCAGGTATTAATGCATTTTCTAGTCAGATAATTAATATACGTTCGTCTAAAAATATTACTGAACCAGTAGCTATGATTCCCGCCAAAATGCAACAAGTTAAGTTTAAGGGATTTGATGCTAAAGACTTTATGATTAGTAATATTATTAATAATGCTGGCGACTTTGATGCTGATACAAATGCAATAGTATTAGTGAATCCTGATTTAGAACAAAAGATGCATAAAACTATTGCTCCTAAATTAGGAACAGGATTAAGAGAAAGTACTTACTCAATTGAACAGGCGCGTAATCAACTCAGACAACAATTAGTTAAGCCACAAAGAGCTGGTTCTCAATTAGAGAACGTAATGGCTGATTTAAAGATGGCTAAAGACATTAAGAAATTAGGTATAGTTCAAAAATGGACACCACAAATTTCTACAGTTATGTCACAAGCACGCGAAGCGGTCTTAGAAAATTTATCTGGGCAGTCTCTTTCAAATGCGCAATTATTGATTACTTACCTAGAGCAAAGTCCAATATCTTCTAAACATAGTAGTGCAGATAAATTAGAAGCACATATGTCTATTTTATCTAACATTATGAGATCAAGTAAAACAAATGATGGGCATAGATTACATGAACTGGTTAACGAGATGCTTAATGTTAATCATGGTTCTATGTTAGAGCAAGCTATTACTAAGGGATTAGATATAGAAAATATAGCTGAAGTTGAAAGTGGTTTTGGAGTGCAAATTGGTGAACATCTTCCTGGTATTGATTTAAAGCAAACAGCTGAAAATATTATGTCATCAATGAGAACTAGGATTAGTGAAGGTTCAATAAGCATATCAAATCAGTTAGCTGGAAGAGGTGCTCCATTTAAAATAGGCAATATGTCTCGTTACCTAGATGTTCTTTCACAACATGGAGGAAATTTAATAGACGATACAGCAAATAGTTATACAAAAGCTGTTAGTGGAGCAGAACATTCTGCAGGACAATTAGCTAAAGAAAATCTAGCTAATGCTGGCAAGTATGCCGAGAAAAGTGCAAGTCATCTTGCTGAAAGTAATATACTTACTGCGCTAGGTAAGCATATATCTAAGCACAAAGTGTTATTAGGAGCTGGAGTCATTGGGTCAACTGCACTAATGATGGCTCTTGGATCAACTAACGATACAATCACACCTAGTTCACGTCCTCGCAGGAAGCTAGATACTGACGAATCACCCTCATCACGTCGGCCTGCTCAAAAATCATTCAAGCCACAACCTGAGCAACATCAACAAAATAATTTTAAGCATAATGCTCCATCAGTGCATTCCATACCTAAATCACTTGGATCTAAATCTATATTAAATCAATCTATGGATATGAATGTGAGTAGAGGCAAAGCAGCATCAAATTTGCGTCCTTCTGATATAATGTCACCACATCCATCAGGTAGTCCTACCGTACCACAAATGATGCATCAGAATTCTACACGGTTATCCAGCATGGGGCGTAACATGACAATTCAAAGTTATGGTGATACTAATATTAATACAGATCAATTAACTACCTTGATGCAACGTATGACACATGGATCTACAACTGTTAATCTAAATAATAGGAGCAGTTATTCTAGTATAGATACACTTCTTGCTGGTAATAACTTATTTAACTAATCATGAAATTAGGACGCTGCCAATTAAACGATATAGAATTTATTGTTCCACCAGACCAAATCAGTATTCAAAGAAAATCATATAATAATTTTTGGCAAACATTACGAACTAGATCATCGCAGAAATTACGTTCTGGATTTGCCGAAATTCAAATTTCTATGATATTAAATCTTGTAGAAAATGATCTCCCTAAATTAACAGATTTTGTTAGTCAGATTCGCGTGACTCCATTTGTATGGGTAGAAAATGAATTTATTAGAAAAAGTATATTAAATGACGCTACAAGTTCAATGGTGCTCGCACTACAGCAAATGGAGATAATGACTGTTAGTGGAAATACAAATAGGTTACAAGTAGCTTTAACATTTGTATGGTTTAATTATCTTCCTTATTCTCCTAACTTTAGATTTCGTGAAGATATATTTTCGAATAAGTCAGTTCCAAATCCAGTCGATTCACGTGCCTGGAAATTACTCTATACCAGCGAACAAGCTCGTAAATACGAAGGACGTCCTTTATATCGACGTACTGTATCTTTGGACAATGCAATTAAACTAGCTACTACTCAGTTTGTATTTGTGGACAAAGCTGAATATACAAAACTTAATGATCAAGCCTATAAATTAAAAGCCATAGTAAATAATATGGATCCATCAATACCACTTGATTATTCTAGTCCATCCGAGTTTACTAATATTGATTCTGACTTACGTGAAGCTATTCAAAATAAATTAAACGATAGCGGCATAAATATACAATTAGCAAATTTAGGTGATACAACCAGCATGGGATCTCGTTTAGACGATTCTCAAATACGTAGTGTACTTGAGGATATGATTCTAGATCGAGAATGTAGAGTTGCAAATATGAAAGATGCAGTTAGCGAGAATGGTGGATGGACTCCTGTAGTACTTACATCGGACGATAAAGCTACTGTATTTCAGATTAAAAAATCAACAATTGATTCAAAAAAAATAGATATAGATGCACAACCAAGTACAGGTAAAGATCAAGTACTCAAGAAAAAAGACATCGTCCTTAATTTCGAACAAATTGGATTGATCCCAATCGGGTTGTCTCTTGCTTTTAATAATATTTTGGCGCGGGTTCCTCTTATTGGTCATCAATATCCTACCTATCAACATATTGGAAGTGTAGATGCTGTATTTACATTATCCTTAATGACAACGGAAGATACAGCGGTTAAAGAACTTACTAAGTTATATGCTCTACAAGATTCGCAAGCTCATAATTACAGATGGATACCATCTGGACAAAAGAATCTTAGAATAACTAATACATTAGTCAATGCTTGTGGTTTGAATGAATTTATATTTGAAAATATGTCTATTAATACGGTTAAGGGTCAGCCTGGTACCACATCTATTAAATTAACCCTAATAGATAATCCTATTACTAGATCAACGAAAGAATCACTTGAATCTGGAGTATCTTTTACTACCAATACAGATATTAGACAAGAATTATTTAATATTTTATCTAATGAACTGAAATTTAATCCATTAGTTAATGTATCAAGTGGTTTTAACCTTATAGCGACAGTACAGCATAATAACAAAGATGATTACAATACAAGTCGAAATTTACCAGAATCATATTGGCTTAGATCATACTATAAGTGTAATAAATACGATGATCGTAACGAAGCATTAGGTAAATTAGTAGATGAATTATCTACCAATTTACGTAAAATAGTAGGCAATTTAATTAAAGATTTGCAATCAGGATATGGTAAAGCTGCTATTGTACGTAATTCAGGTACCGAAAAAGGAATGCATTTTTCAGTATTTGAACGTAAATTAATAGCTTTTTTAACTCTTACCGAAAATGATGTAACTGGTATTACACGTATACAAGAAGATGTGTGGAAAATTATATCCCAAAATGGATACGTACAACACATATTAACAAATACAGAATACAATACTGAACCAGATACATCATATTATTTGGAAGAGGGGGAATACCGTACATACAGTGTAGGAAAAGATCAGTTTAGTGTATTGAGTGACATAGCAGATACAATTTTAACGTATGATGCTATTAGTAACTCAACTACTTCTGTACAAGACAATCAGTATCGTGAATATTTATCAAATATAGGACAAGATTATAATTATATTAGATATGATTTAATACGTAGTCAGTTAAGTGATTGGAACAAATTTATAAATGATTTTTTAGATAATTTGTCTGCATCACCGTTGTTAGCTTTAGATATATTTGATCCTGTTCGTAACTTGATCAGAAAACAAGGTTTGAAATCAACATCTAATGCCTATCCTGATTTTCCTTTAAACGAGTTATACAATATTTTACAGTCTGATACACGTTACACTGATGTAGCTAACGCTTTAAATGATCTTGCAGATGCCGAGAATTTAGGCATTCGTAATATTTCTCCGGCGAGTGCTCTTAATCCAGATTTTTATCTATATCCTACAACTACTGGATCTCAAGAGAGCTTGATTTCTCCACATTCTCTTAAAATGTCTACACAAGCTATACTTAAATCCACTACAGAGCAACGTCATGCAGCGGAAAAAGATTGGTTACAAAATATATATATTAAACATGTATTAGGAGCTGATAAAGCAAAACGTGTACAAGAAGCTCGATTTACTGGATTAGGTTCTGAAAAGAAAGTACGTAAGATAGTAGCTAAACGTCAAAAAATAATGGATGGTGACAACGAAGGCCTTAAAAAAGCATACAAAACAATTAATGACAAAATAGATGGATCTTATTTTCTATACCCAGAAGCAATAGATGGCGGTTCAATAACATCATCTATTATAGCTAGTGCTGAAACAAATAATCCAATTGAGATTAAACACAATACTCCAACCACTGATATATATAACCAGTCACAAACTTACTGGAAGTCGTACTCATTAGAGCCCCCAGAAACACTTGGCTATATACCAACTCATTATTTTGATCCATTTACCGCATTACAAACAAGTGGAGACCTTGAAGAACAAGGGCAAGGATTTAATTCATTTATATGCTGTTGGCCTCTTGATAGTCATGGAAGAGTAGTGACTAGTGAATTTTCACTAAATAGATCTGATCCAGTAAATGCTAAATGGAATGCTGACCACCCAGATAAACCACCCAAATCAGTAGCGTCTCGTCCTCACAAAGGTATTGACATTGCTTTTGCATACGATACCAAAGAGACAGAAGGACAACCCATTTTGTCAGCAACTACAGGCACTGTAGTAACAGTATCTTATAGTGCAACTAATCGAACTAAAAATTCTAAAAATGGCGGAACCGGTGTACATATCGTAATAAAATATGATCGTGAGTATTCTACTCGGTACCTGCACATGCAATGGGATGAAATTATTAATAATATATCTACTGTGTTTTGGAAAAAACCTGGTTGGAAACAAATAACCACAGACAGGGATTCTTATTTACAAATTAATCTTCAGCAACAAATTGGTAGTGTCGGAAATACTGGACGTAGCCAAGGGGCTCATTTGCACTTTGAAGTACTACGTAATAATAAAGCAATTAATCCTAAAGATGTATTACGTACATGTTACCCACAACAAAATTCTATTACTTCCAATACGAAACAAGATTATAGTAACCCCTCATTAATTCAACAAAGTGTAAATCAATTAGAAAATGAATTGATTACTCAGGGCAACTCTATACTTCGAGCCTATCCTACTTATAAATTATATTTTATTGAATCCGATCTAGGAGAACGAAGCGTATTTGGATTTGATGATTTCTTTTCGTATTCACATGTGACCAATGTGCAGATGATTCGAAGCAGGAAAATTCCTGCTGATTTATGTGTTATTCAATTAACCAATGTATCCGGTATATTAAGTAATAGAAAATTCGAAAAAATTGAGAAACAACTTGAAAATGGGTATGACAATACTGGAACAAATACTGTTAACGAAAATAAGATAACATCACTAATGTTACAACCTGGAACTCAGATTCAGTTACGCTTAGGATATGACAATAATCCCGATAATCTAGATGTACCATTTAATGGTGTCATCACAGATGTGCAATTTTCTGGTACTAATGATGTGATTCAAATTACATGTCAAAGTTTCGCTATAGAATTAGTTCAAAATGTAATGCACGATCCAAGAAGCTATGGAGGTCATATTATAGGTCGTGGTGACGGATGGACTGGGAATATACTTGAAGATTTATTATCATCATCCGAAGTAGTACATTTTGGACATTTCGAGCCTAAAGATACAAAAGCAAAAAAAGTAGAAAGATCTGATATCATTCGAAGTATAATACAAGATAGATGGACTATTAATAAACAACCTCAAGACGATAATATTTTCGCACCTTATTCGTCTATTAATTTTTGGGATTGGACACACTTGATTCCATATCCAGGTCTATGGTTCCCAGATGATAATCCTGATTATGTTATGTACAATACTACTATATGGGATGTTGCTCAAGAAATGACATTACGTCACCCTGGATACATAATGTCTACTGTACCATATGAAGGAGATTTTGGTCCTAGAATGACAATGTATTTCGGGTTACCAGATCAGCTGTACCGAGCTAGAGATGGTAGTATTGATGAACAAACACAGTTTATGAAATTACAAACTGCTTTAGATAAATGGCAAGAATCACGTAATACAACCACGCAAGAACTTTTAAATAACCTTAAGGAAGTAAATATAAGCTCTACTATAATAAATAGTATTAAAAATGAATTTGATAATCAGAATCCAGATGTAGAGCATTTTGTTAAAGACGTTTGGGTAGATCGTTTCATAAAGAAAGCTGCTCTTACGTCTGGCATTATACGACCATTTAGGTCATATCACATTCTTACTAGTAGTCATCATATAATTAATAATTCTATTGTGTCTTCTAATCGGAATACATTCAATACTATCACGCTGCAATACGAAGATAATAGTGCAGATACTAATACAAAAACTGGTACTTTAGAATTTGATGATGTAGAAACACTTACTTTGTCTTGTGAAACAGGTATTCCAGATAATGAGAAAAAAGAAATGTTTGCTCAATACCCTAATTGTATTGGTGCAAATATGGCACGACATTACAGTGCTGCATTATTAAAGAGTAGCTTAAAAGAAGGATATCGTGGTGAAATCATTGTCATGGGTAATCCTTCGATCAAACCATATGATATATGTTATATCTATGATGAATATAATGAAATGTATGGACAAATCGAAGTAGAACAAGTTGTACACAAATTTAATCAACAAGATGGATTCATAACATCTATTACTCCTGACATGGTTATTCATACTAATGAAACAGTTACTATGTCAACAGAAGACGCAATGGGGTTGGTCAGTAGTGTTGCTGTAAAAAATCTTCTTCATCCAATAAATTTATTAACTAGTTCTGATAAATCAGATGAGCGTACAGCAACTGCAACATCAATAATGAATACCTTAGCAAAGGGATTTGATGATTATAGTGCTTATGGTATTGCCCTAAGTCTTTATACAGGCTTAGATCATCCTACAGCAGAATTTATTTTTAAAAAAGTAATGACTGTTACTCAATTAGGCCAAGCATTTAGATATAGTCCTTTGGTTATGCACACCGAAGCTATGCTAGGTGGACTTCCTATCAAACATAACAAAGGTAGCTTTATCCAGGGTGTTGGAACTTGGTTCCATAATCTTGATGAAGATTACGAATTGTATGCTGATCATTTGAGTAATATGATTCATCCCAATAATTGGTTCAATCCTACTGGTAATTTTTTACAATTAGATGGTAATGATTTATTAAAGAATAGGTAACACAAATGACAGGACAATTTTTAAAAGGACAATCAGCCGGAACACGTAGCCATGCTGAACAAATTATTTCTGATACGCATCGTTTAGCTGTACAGCCATCTCAAAATACAATAAATATTGCACATGGTTATATTGTCGATATTAAAGAAGATATACGTCAAGTGCGTGTTCAAGATATTGTGAACGAAGAAAACCTAATAGCTAATGGTGCTTATCTTCCAGTATTGCAAGACGAACTTGAAATACAACGAAGATGGGGACAATTACAAAAGGGAATGTTTTGTAGAATATTTTGGACCGGAGTTAATCGTGCTAGACATGTATTGTACGTAGAGATACTTAGTACACATTTTATAGAGATACAAAAAGAAGCACGTGACAATGATGTAGACACTAACCCGTATAAAATACTTGGATAAAAATAATGAACACCGCAAAAAAAGATTATCAAATTTGGCGTGCCAGAAAAGATGCTAAAGCAGCTATTATAGTCACACCTGAAACTATTGGATTAGTTGGTAATAAGCAAAATTCTATTATGGTAGATCAAGATGGAATTTATATTTCTGGCGGCGGTAGTGTTTCTTTTAATACAACTTCTGATAATATTAAGCAAGATGGATTGCTAGCGCAACGAGCAGGTATATCACAAATGATTCCTACAACTATTGTTACTCCAGCATCCCAATTAATACCAAAGCCATCATTTAAAATAAGTGACACAGTGATTAAAGTAGTAGCTACATTACTTACAGCTCTTGGTTAGAGACTAATAATGGGAAACTATGACAGTATTGATTTAGATTGGACCTGGGATGGGGATTATCTACGGGGTAGTGATGGTGATATCGGAGATACAAGTGATAATTATCTACGATCATTAGAAAATGAAATTAGGACCATATGTCAGTCTTCATTATCCGACTGGGAATTAGATCCATTTTTAGGTGCTACTCTAGATGATTTTGTTGGAGAAGCTAATACTCGTGAAAATGGACAGAAGATTCAAGATAGAGTATCGCATCAAATTATTGATGCAGGTATTGTTAGACCGGGTGATTTGTATGTCAAAGTTTTTCCTGTAGGAATATATAAAATAATGATTATGATACAAGTTAGAACTCAAATTACTCCTTATAATCATTTAACAACTAGTGATCCTATAACAGTTAATCTTGTATTTGATACTCGTGAGCAGAGCGTTATGGTTATTGAAAAAACGCTTCCTCGTGTAGATTTATAGGAGTTAGTTATGCCTATCTTTGCCGAACAAGAAAGTAAAATTTTTGGAGATATTTTGTATGATCTCATTAATTCTACAAACATTACTCGCACATCTCCTGGATCTAAAACTCGTGCTTTAGCACAAGCGACTAGTAAAAAATTAGGACGTATCTGGAAACAATTTGATAATAATATCATCCAAGCTTTTTTAGAAAGTGCGTCTGGTCGTTATTTAGATTACATAGGAGCTATGTTAGGAGTTAGTCGATTAGGAGAAATCAAAGCCACTACTACTAGCATATCTAAAGTTATTAAATTCTATGTGAGTACTGGTACATTTGGTGATATAAATTCAAGTGCAAATATAAATTTACCTCAAGGTACGATAATATCTACAGGTGATAATCAGTCTGGTATTAAATATCGTTTAATTAATACAGTTATTCTAGCTGCTGGTGAATATGAAACATTTGTTTCTACCGAAGCTGTCCAGTTAGGAAGTTCGGCCAATCTTGGCACTGGCCAATTGGTCTATCATTCATTTACTAATTATACAGATAGCCTAAACAAGACCCTAAAGGTAACTAATTTATCTGAAATTTTTACCGGACAATCCGCTGAATCAGATACCAACTATAGATTTCGAATAGCCAATCAGACTATTGCAGCTGAACGTGCCAATATAACCGCTATTCGATTAGCTGCTCTTGTTGTTCCTGGAGTGGCTGATGTGCAGATTATTCCATTTTTTCGTGGTGTCGGTACATATGATTTGCTTATAAAATCTACTACCCCAAGTGTTCCAGATTCACTACTAGGATCTGTATATCAAGAAGTCGATAAAGTTACAGCATTGGGTATAGTACCGTATGTGCGAGGTCCTATTGAAGTTGGAATTGTACTAGCTGGTAAGTTAACTTTTCATGAAGCAATTTCTGATGACGAAAAAAACAGAATTATAATCGTGGCTATTCGGCAAGTGACAGATTATATAAATAATCTTGATATTAATTCTGATTTTATAGTCAATGAAGTTGTAGAACAGGTAATGTCTGCATCTTCAAAAATTAAAAATATTGGTACGGCTAATAAACCTCTCGACACACTAATGATATACAAACCTTCGTCTACACAAACAAATAGAATATCTAGTAATTTAGTTGGAGATTACACAGCCGAAATAGATGAAAAAGTTTTAGTAGAAACTACTGTCAACAATCCTATTAGTTTTACATAATTATGAAACGCAATATATCAACTCAAGAACTAATTAATATTTATCCTACTTGGTCGCGAGTACGTCACGAACAATCTAATGGATATATGCTATTAAATGTTTTTGCTAATAAATTTGATCATCTAGATACTTTTTTAGATAAAATGATAAAAAATCAATATTTATCTACAACAAATTTAGATGAAATTGATTTACTACATAAAGCAAAGCTTTCTCTAGATTTTAATTTTTCTGTAAGTACTGGTGATATATCTAGAACTACTTATATAACTCCAACAGTATCTGGATTAGTAGATAGTACATGGTACCCAATTGCTATAGCAGAAGATAATAATTTAGAATACATGTGGTATGACACATGCCCTAATCGTACATCATTGGAAACTATAGTATCTGGGGTGGATCATAATCTATTAACATTTTCAACAACCTCTGGTTTATCACTCACTGGAACTTGGTCACATCATCTAGGTGGTGGACATCTTTGGATAGAAGCTCAAAGTGGTATCCAGTATTACCATATTAATGATGATAGTTTGGATAGAGGTCGCATTGTATTACACGGTAAAACTCGACAAGGTCTATATGAATCTGAAACTCTTGTTTTCCCCTGGGACATGAAACAACGTACAATTAAAGAATGGGAATTTGTTGACAAAATTGTCTACAGTGACATTGAAGAGTCTGTTAATATTGTAATGACATCAGCAAATTTTAATTCGGCGGACTATCTTTCCTTACAAAATTTTAGATATTCTCCTGCAAGAACTAAAATAGACGAGTATTGGTCACTAAGTAATACAGTATCTGGATCAATTCTAGAACGTATCAATTACGTAACAGATGATTGGAAACAATTACTTCATGGCCATATAGAAAAAGAAATAGTTGAGTCCTGGGAACTGTTAGATAATTCAGAAAATCCAATCACTGCAGTTGATATGGCACTTCAGCCATTTACCAATAGAGCCTGGATGGCGACTACATCTGGTTTATTACACTGCTACTCTACAGATCAATCAATGATAAAAGGTGTAGAATATTTACGTGAACGTACAGATGGTTCACATGTTCTCATTGATATAGAACCTAGATATGTTCTTCTTGGTGAAGACATAGAATTCATCCCCTGGTACGCTAAACCTACCCAAGAGATACTTCGATATAGGTTATGGTACCAAAAGCCGTCAGGAGCTAAGTATGGGCTTCTGAATGGCACATCTGTTTCATTCACAGATGATCTTTGGGTAACAAGTAAGAAATTGGAAAGAACAATAGCTAATTTAGTTATACTTCCAGCCAATGAACGTGGTGAATACCTCCTGGTACTTGAAGTAGAATTTACAGATCATGTTATCCATACTGATCGTGTGATTGTATCTGTTAACTATAAGACACCAGAAGTATCTTTAGATATCAGTGATTCAGTTTCTGGATTAATAACTGGAATTGACTTTGATTCAGATCAGCAGTTATGGGTTAAAACTGATACTGAGTATTATCATATAAATTTTCATTCGGACGTTATGCTTATTGATTACCAACAAAAGATTATCTATTTCAAAGAACCATATGACCAAGTTGAGGTAATTCCATAATGACTTACGATTTAGAGCCTCATCAAGTATATAATGAATTTGATAAGCAAGGATTACTAATTGGTCTTCCTCGATTACCTAATGAACGAAACAAGGATTACAAAAAACGATTATTAAATACGTATATTGATCGGGCTAACTCTACTTACAGGGGATTGATTAATGGAATTACTCGTGAACTAGGATTAACCTTATCTAAGGTAATTACTATTTCTCCAGTATCTGTAATGACGGCTCCAGTAATTATTTTCTCAGAAACCAAATGTATTTTATATTCTGATTTTCCTAATACTAAAATCCTTACTATTGATAGATACGACAGGGATGGTGGATCATTTACCATTGCTGAACTTATTTCTACCATAAATGCTGATGGTAATTTTTTAGCAGTAGTAGCAAGTGGAATAGATACGAGTAAAAGATCAATGACTATTTACAATCAGTCATCAGTAGAAGGAGTCCCCGCAGAAAATATTGAAGGTCGAGGATCAACAATTAAACTAGAAAACGAAAACTTAATAGATGATACTATTTCTCTTATATCTGATAATCTAACTGAACGAGTATTTTCTCTTGCAAATCTTATTGCTTCAAATCAATACTATATCGACATCACAACTGGGACTATCTCAACATTAACTATTCCAAGTATAAATTCATACATATCTTACTCTTATCTAGGTACATCTTTTGATGTTTGGAATAGTCCTATTATTATTCATAATCTTCAGTCTGCTGACTTTCGCACTAAAATGTTTGAAGTCATAGATTCTGAAACACTAGGCAGGCCTACTGATTTAGGGGCATCTATAATCAATGAGTTGCTTTCAGTATTCCCTAGTAATTGGGGTATATAAATGGTCACCTATAATATAGATACTGTTCTATTAATTACTAATAGTTCTGATTATAGAATAATAGGTTCTAGATCTAAATATGCAACAGAAGAGCATCCCGCCACAGGAAAAAAAATAGCAGGTTGGCAATGGGATATACGCCACTGGACGCGAGACAACGAATTTAAAGGTTCTAGTAATGCTCCAACTCTTTGGGACGCATCCGTATCAGGTTTAGACTCGTCATACTTTCGATCAGGATATGGAGATAACTTAGATCTGTTTACAAATAGTATTGATGCTATGTATCTAGATGATCCTACAATATGGGCTCCTAATATTAATCATGGCTTTTTTTACATACACGAGGAGGAGCGTTATTTATTTAGTGATGATTACCAAACTGAGTATTTAACGCATTCTGGATTAGTATCTGGTCATCAAGTCTTGGATCTAACTTATACACCCAAGATGGGTATTCCTGTTTTAGTTAGACAATATGAATATGACCGAAGCATAGGTAGACACAAAGTGTCATTTGATGCACGCAAACGAGTGGAGTTTTCAACTACACCAGATAGTGCAGAATTCATTCTTACATCACGTCATATTGAATTAGATGGAGATTACAGTGAAACAATAGGAATTTCTAACCCATCTTCAGCAGAAGTATCTGGCTTAGAACATGTAGGGTATGGAGATGGCACAGATTGGCAATTTTTTCATACACAGTTTTCACCTATTGATACTCCTTTAGATTTGTCTGAAGTAGAAATATACACTTATTCTAATTCTACCAGTTTACAATCTTGGAATGTCTTGTCTCCAGATACGTCATTTAGTGTGTCTGGATATGAAGTTCAAGTAGATAGGGATATGGGATTACTTCAATTTGGAGAACGAACAAGTACACACGCTGTTCCTGGTCCTGGTCATAATGTAGCAATTTATTATCGTAAAGGAATTGGTGTATTTTATGAACCACAAAATACACGAGATTATGTCTTGGCAAGAACAGCTAATTTAAATCCAATTAAATCAATCATTAATAGAGGGTTTGTTACATTATCTACATCGCCTCAAGAACCAGCTAGTATTTCTTTATCGGCGGATCTTCCTCTCTCTAGTTCCTCCTATTTAATATATATGGGGAATAATACAGGAAAGCTAACAGCCGAAGTAAAAAATAAAGAAGGTGTAGCATTAGAAGGTGAACAAGTTACATTTGAACTATTGTCTCCTATAATAGGATATTTAAATAGAAGTAGTATAGCTACTAGCACTACATATACGAATGGTAGAGCTACTACAATATACCTTCCTCCAGTAACAGTTGATGAGATACAATCATATTCTACAGACATAACTGTATCAGGAACGGATACGGAAGTGATTGTAAATAATCTATTGCTTCCTGTATCTGTTAGTGGGCTCTATCTATATAAGGTACATAATAATGATATAACTTTAGGTATACCTAATTCCGAACTAACTACATATTATTCAGATTGGATTACTGACCAAACTATTTCTGGTTATACAGGTAATCCACCATGGGAACCTAACCATAGATTGATTAATGATCTAGGAGTGCCTTCTACATATTCTTCTGGTGACATATCTACAGGTAAGAAAACAATTGTCTTCACCAATACTCGTTCAGAAGTAATAGATCCACATAGTGGAACACAGGAAGCAAGTTCACCATATAATTTAGGTCCTATTTATCCAAACAGTATGCTAGATATAGGAACAGTATCTAGCCCTAAATTAAAGTTAACTTATTCTACTGTACTAGAATCACCAGGTGCAGGTACTACCAAATCATATCTAGTTGTTGGAGATTCACAAACTCGCATCAGGGCATATGTTACTAATTCACGTACAGGAAAGAAACTGTATTCTAATACCATTCAATTAAGTATTTTAGTTCCAAATACAATGAATGGAACTTTTTTTGCGGAGGAGTTAGCATCTATTCCGTCTGGACTCTTATTTGCTCCACAAAATATATCTACACTTAGTGATATTACTATAAATGCCACATCTGGGATCGCTGACAACTATTCACTATACCTAGATGAGCACTATAGGGATGAACTATATAAAGACTGGTATAAACGTACTAGACGTGGAGACACAATTGGTCTTCTACAAGATGGACTAGGGCCTACCTCAGTATCTGTAGATCCAACTGCAGTTCCTGGAGAAATACCTCTAGGATTTAGATTGAAAAGTAGTACCATTACTCTAGCGTCAATATTAGATCAAATAACTTTTGTTGACTTGAACGATAATCTCCCATCTGGTTATTTTGGAGGATAACAATGACTGATAAACTTAGAAAAACATATCCATTACGTATTACATATGCAGATGGTGAGCAACCCACCGCCCAAAAATTAAATGCTATTTCAGAACAGGCACGAAACGGTTCTGATATCATAGAAAGAGCGGTAGGTGATGTATGGTCTCAAGGTGGAGATACAAGTCTACTTAATTATCCTCTCCAAATTCCCAATATAGCTCGTATGGTTGGTGAATCTAAGTATCTTAATCCAGCTCTTTGGAAACCAACAAATGAATTTGAATACAAAGAATATCTAGGTACTAAATTTGCTGGTAAAACTAATGGTCATTTATTGTTTTCTAAATTAGTAGATCCTCCTAGTGGGCATACTGGACCTGCATTTGTAACTCGATATGTTGATGAATACAGCATATCAGGAGCAGGTGATTACTGGGTTGATCTTACTACAGGAAGATTCCGTACAATTATACCACTTACGTCTGCTGATACTCTGACTTATGAGGTCGATCCAGATAGCTGGCCTATTCAAGACGAGATTAGGCCAGGCGTAATTCCAGATTCACGTCAATCTAAATTCTCAGGTGTTCGTATTAGTCAGACAGGATCTGATTATTTTGTTCACCTTCCACCCAGAGCTAAACTTTCTTTTTCGGCGGGGGATCAGCCTTCTCATTATCCTCCAACAACTGGAGATGAATACGATGCCAATAAGACAAGCGTATCAAGTGCTCCGTATAAATTCTTTCAAGATGACACTGTAAACGCAATTGAACACTCTCATTACAGATACAGATTACCTATTGAATTAGAGAATATTTCTGCTGGAACTGAAATACCAAAAGGAACAATATATCTATGGGATAAGGCTAATAAAACAATTATAGAAAATGTAATATTTACTAAGACATCAGATTCATGGATCCTTAAAGTAGAGTCTAGCTCATACACATTTGTTCCAACTGCTGATGAATCTGAATCAAGTTATAACACTGATCTAGCTTTAATAGTAGTAGGAACATCACTAACACGTAGTATATGGTCTCTTTCTAATGCTTTTTATCAACACTCTCATAAGAATACATTATTTGAGACAACTATTAGCCACAATGAATTAACTGATACAAATCCTGAATTATCTGATCCGTCCTATCTTCCACCGTGGCGTACATCCAATTGGGATAATGATATACACACTTCTTTACTAAGTAGAGCAGGAGCACAATCATCAGGTACAACTAGAGATCCATATAATAATGCAATGTTAGGACATTTGCTTCTAGCTAATGAAGATACTTCTCTTAATCATAATTTTTTAGATGGTAATTGTCCTGATAATAGTATGTCTATTTACTTTGGTAACCTAGATGGGTCACAAATATATTGTGATAGCAGTACAGGCATACGAGCAATAGCTAAATCTGGAACAGATTGGCATGGTTTATATGCACAGGCAGATGGTGATGGTGCAGGTATCTACGGATACAGTAATCTTGGATATGGCGTACGTGGATATTCGGATTCTAATAATGGAGTTTATGGATTCGCTATTTCTAATTCTGGAGTTTATGGTGCTACACATTCTGTATCTTATTATGGCGTATATGGAAAAGGAATGGGATCAAGTGCATCTACTGCAGGCACAGGTATCAAAGCAGAAGGTGGGGCTGGAACAAATCAAGTAGGTGGAATTGGTTTAATATCTGCAGGTGGAGACTCTAGCAACAACATAGGTGGAATAGGTATTCGCGCATCTGGAGGAGAATGTACAGCTGGAGATTACAATGGTGGTACTGGATTATATGCTGTAGGTGGACAAACTCCAGGCGGTGGAAGCGCAATAGATGGCATTGGAGTACATGGTGTATCTGTACTAAATAATGGGGTATACGGTCAGTCTGGATATGGTTACGGTTTGTATGGATATGCTACACATAATTCTGGAATATATGGCACAACCAATCATACTTCTAGCTATGGAATCTATGGTAAAGGCCATGATGATACTAGTACAAATGCAGGTACAGGTATCAAAGCAGAAGGTGGGGATTCTAACGGACACGAAGGTGGAATCGGATTGTATTCTACAGGTGGAGATACTGATGACGATACGGCAGGAAATGGTATCTATGCTATAGGTGGAACTCGTATATCAGGTGGCAGTTCTGACGTAGACGGTGGTAACGGTATTTATGCTATAGGTGGTGACGGTACTGGAGCAGGACAAGATGGTTACGGTATATATGCCACTTCAGGAGATAATTGCGCTGTTTACGGTAACGCTACTTCTAATTATGGTATATGTGGAACTACATCTAGTAATGCACATGCAGGAATTTATGGAACATCAGCAGATAGTCCTGGAGTAGAGGGTATATCTACAAATGATTATGGAGTGGTTGGTACAGGTGCTAGACATGGTGTAAAAGGCACTAGCACTAGTAGTAGTTATGCAGGAGTATATGGAGCAAATACTAATGGTGGTAATGGTGTATATGGATATTCTACACAAAAATACGGAGTAGAAGCACAAGGAGACCCAAGTAGTCCAGCATATGCAGCACTTTTATTAGATCCACAAAACGCAGATCCTACAAATGAAGACAAAGGTGCCCTATATGTCAATGATGACACTGGAAGATTATCAGTAGCTGATGGAACTAACTGGAACAAAGTAGTTGAAAATGTGTACACACAAATTGCAACATCAGACACTGAACATGGATGGGATGGGGCTAGTGCAGCAGACGCTTTTAATAAAAAATATACTGTTAAAGGTAACACACTGCAAGTAGGTAGCGTCATACGAATACGTGCTGGTGTACACAAATCAACTGCTTCTGTTTCTAATTTTATTATTGGGATACATTACGGAAATACAAGTGGAACATCAATATTGTTATCACAAGATACATACTCTAGTGCATCAGCTAATATAGGAGATTTAATTGTAGATTTCTTTATTACAACCAGGGCTATTGGAGCGAGCCCTTCCTTTTATGTAATAGGAACAGCTACTACCAGAGATGGTACTACTTATAATTTAGTTGGTGTTCATAACGAAGGAGCAGCTACAGCTGGAGTGAATACAGCTTCTGACCAAGAATTATACGTAACTGTACAAAGTCAAAATAGTGGCATAGATTACAAGCTATATAACTTTGTTGTGGATATTTCCTAATGGTTACCTACAATATAGATACATTTATTAACATAATTAAACGTAGAGAAAACATTAGATATAAAAATAGTATATCTAATGGAGATGTTAATATTTTATATGTAGGGAACGAAGGACTCTCCGCAGAAAAAAATATTTCTGTGGCGGATCGCGCTTCTTCTTTAGCTGCTAATAGAGTAGTGCAACATGAATACACTGTTATATCTAATACAAAAACATTTACTAGTAAAACATCTAATCTAGCTATAACAGATATATATTGTAACTCAACTGCAACAATTCCACCGTTACCTTTATTCTCTAAACATATATTAAATTTAGATAGAGATTCATCTGGAAATATATCTACCGGAATTAGATTAGTACAAGTCGAAGTGTTGGATAAAAATCAAACTAAAATTAATCCTACAGATATAAAAATAGATTATGAAAAGGGGATTGTTTACAACAATCTCATATCTTCATATTCCCAAGATGATTGGGCTGTCTATTATATTAAATATGTTGTACGAGATGTATCAAATGAAGTAAACACTTATATAGATTTATTAAACAATATCAATACATACCAAGTTGCCCAGTTCTCAGATCTTGACTCTACACTTCATATAAAAACAGATGGAAGAAAAGTATACCTTATCTCTGAATCTAGTAATGTATATCTAATTGAATTACCAATTAGTAATACATATAGTTACAAGGCTACAGCCGACAGACGTATCGCAATTCTACCATCAGCTACAAACGAAGTAGAAGATAGTTGGCATGTTAATATATCTAATGGGTCATTTTTGACACATGTAAACAGTACTCTATATAAATATTATTTGGCGGAGTTTCTTTCTCAATCATTTTCTCCTGTGTATCCATATAAATACTCTGAAGAAGTATCACTAATGATATCTTCGAATCTTATCAAGTTAGATAGAAAAAATTTCTACGCGGATCTCTTTCTCTCTATAGAAATAAATGACTCAGACGATAACGGTATTATAGCCTTTACTACAGATCCTACACAAGATGGCGTAATAGCTACCAATGGTAAACCATTTATAATATGGAACAATAGAGATCGTATTGGAATACGAAGTATAGATAATAAAACAGGCTTTGTAAGTATTGATGGATTAGAACTATTAGATACATGGAAAATTAATAGCAAGTATTATTTCGAGGAAGTGAATTACGAATTTACAGCTATTGAATTAAATCCAATTATTAATCCTGACATACTTAAATATAGATTAGTTATCTTTATTGATCCTGATACCCAAATGCTACACAAAAATAAAACAATATTTTATTTACTAGTAAATGATGCTGGACGTGTAGAAGTATCTGACCTACCTAACTTTAATAATTCTACTCAGAAATATAATACTGATAATTTTTTATATTACGATAGTCAACCATCCTGGGATACTAGCACTCCGGCTATAATATTTACAGATAGCTTATCTACTTCTGGTACTGGTAACTATTTAGTACTTGGTGATGTAACAGTAACATCTAGTGGATCTATTCCTAATCTTACCACTATAGATTCTCGTATTCGTGGTGGTGGAATAATTAGTAACCAAATAAAGTCTGCACGTGCGATGCAACCAGATGTAGGTTGGTACTGGGATATAAGTACATGGGATGGTATCCCATACCCAGGAAATGCTTCGTATCTAGTTGAAATTCCTGCAGATATTATACAAGATACGACATTTACATCAGAGCAAATTAGGGCTATTGTTAATAATCATACCGCATTAGGTACATATGCTTTAATTCGATTATATAGTACTGATATTACTATTGACAATATCGAACAATCTTCAAGTACAATTACTATTAATTGGACCGGCATAGTGTAATGACAATAATACGTGAACATACCCAGCATGCTTCGTTTTCAGGTGATACTGTTACCATCAATTGGACAGGCCCATTAGCTGAACACAACTTACTTGTTGCTGTAGTTCAGTATTATCAAGGTGGTGTCAATTTAGACGCTCCACATGGGCAAACAAATGTTACATGGATACGAGCTGGTGATAGATATTATAACAATATAGCTATAGCTATCTTTTATGCTTATAACATACCAGACAATGCAGGGACTTCAATTGAAGTTTATCGTAGCAGTACAGCAGAAGAAGCAAGTGTAATAATATCAGAATACTCTGGTATTCAGTATTCATCTGATCCGTTAGATTTATCTGGATTTCATGATGGTACAAACGCATACCAGGTAGACGGTAAAGTTGATCCTAATTTTGAGCTAACATCTGCAGCAGGTGATCTAGTAATATGTGGTATTGGTCATCCATATAATTCATCAATTCACGACAACAAAACTTATGAAAATTTACAATTAGTAGATCAAATAATCGGAACTAGTAGATCTAATCTTTATCTTGATAATTGGAAAACACCAATTTTTTGGCCTCGCAGTAAGGTTTATCTAGATAGACCATCACCAGTTGGACTTGTAACCTTTAAAGCAAATAATGCCCGTGCGAATCCTGTAAAACGTATTTGTGTCAACAGTAGTTTTGGGCATTGCGGCGGATCACCTTTTTCATTTAATTTAGATGTAACACCTGAATATGAACAAACTATTATTCTTGGTACAAACTGTGACCAAAATAGAACTATAACAGGAGTTTCCCAAACTGGTGTAACATGGGAAAAGATAACACATACCGAAATTGGATCTGGTGAAAGCGGTATTAGAGCAGAAGCTTGGATAGGTACAGTAGGTCGTAATGCGGGAAACACTATTTCTGTAGCTACAAGCAATAATACTAACATATCATGTGCCGCTATAGTTTATGATAATTTAACTGCTAATGGACTAGCAGTTGTAGATGTAACCAAAACTAATACAGGTACGAATGTCAATATCTCTACTGGAAACACCTCTCCAACTATACAGGCTAATGAAGTTTTAGTTGCCTTTGTGTGTAATGTAGATGGTAATAGTAATAATCCATTTTATAGCTTTAATCCTACAAATGATTTTGCTTGTATAACATACGGTGTAGGAGGTTGCTCTCCTTATAAACAAATAAATGTATTGGAATATGCTGCTATACAAGCTGATGTATATCATACCGAAATGCAACAAACCTGGAATGAGACATGGGCTTCTATTCTAGTTGGATTAAAATGTAAAGTTAATATGGAAAAGGTAACTAATCCTAGTCCAATTAACAATGCTATCGATATTGATACAAATACTAAGTTATCGTGGGACCCAGATCCTAACGGCGAATCATATGATGTATATTTTGGCACAAACGCAATAGAAGTTTCTAACGGAACAGGAGGAACGTACCAAGGTGAACAGACTGAATACACATACGATCCTTCTCCGTGGCCAACCAAATTAGACAATAACACAACTTATTATTGGAAAATAACAGTTAAAGCTCCAGGTGCTAGTGTGCCAGGTGATATATGGCAGTTTACAACTGCAGATCAAATTGAATATGCTACTAATATTAAATACAATATATATTACTCTACAAATCCAAATAAGTATTGGACTCTTTCTAATACAACACCTTTAAATCACTCCGAATTAGGTAATAAGTATAGTCTTACTGGACTAAATAGTGGAACATTATATTATGTGACTGTGATAGCTGGAGAAGAACAAGCAGGCATCTTCTATCCACATCCAGAACAAGTAATAGGAAATTCAAAAGATTTAATATTAGGTCCATTTGGAAATCTAGTACGAGTAATTCAAATAAGTACAACTGGGATACGGATCCAAAATACAAGTTCTCTAGCTCATAGTATTAATGTAACTGAGGTACCATAATGAGTATTCAAATCACTTGGATAGAAAGCTCAGTTGGAATTTCGTATTTGAATCACGGTGATGTGGCATATGGAACATTATCCAATGTTCGCACTATATCAATTCAGCACGATAGCAGCAATGCTTTAACTAATTGTGCTTTTTACATAAGTGAACGTGAAACTTATTCTGGAGACGCAACTGCGCAAACTGATTTAGCTGAAGTATTGTCATGGGGTGATGCTACGTCTAGTGATGATTTCGGTGGTTTACAAATCAATATGAACGCATTAGATAATTTTCCATCGGCGGATTGGCCTTCTGTTAATAATAAATTAAACACATTTAGATCTATACGTGGCGATGAAGATCATCCGATACAATTAAATAAAACTATGAACTCTACACCAAAGATGATATCTAATGGTGTGATTCCACCAAGCTGCACTGTGTGGCCAACCTTTAGATGTCGTATACAAGTGCCAGTTACTGCGGGGACAACAGGTGTTAGACAATTTGAACAAAAATTACGTTTTACATGGACAAGCTAACGGATGGACTAAACAATTCAGAGATGGAACATCTGAATGTGGTTGTGATGACTGTGTTACATTAAAACATGCTAGTTGGTCACATGGTTGTCTCAAAAATATTCAAAGTGTATCAATTGCACATAATGCACAAAATATCCAAATTATAGGTTTTGGAAAATATTGGCAATCAGATGATTTTGAAGTGACCATACCTGAATCTAATGCTGAACGTATTGTTAGACGTATAGAAAGACGTATTACGGCCAAAGATAAAATAATAATAGTATATCAATCTAATATTTGTACCATGTTGAAAATTTTGTCTCAGGACACGAATGCATTTAAAGAATCATTTAAAATTCACATCTCCAAATCTGAAATAGGACAATGGTTGGTTTTAGAATATAATATCAAACAAGACAAAGTTCACTGGTACTTTTCAAAAAGGAAAATCTAGTGACTAAATATCTAACAAAATTCAATGGTTCTATTAAAGGTCGTCAAGCTACTCAGATAATCAAGCTTCTTGAAAAGAAGAAAAATATAGGAGAAATACGTAGCATTGATACTTTTTCGCAAGAATTAAATAATCTAATTCGTGAGTTGACTGGCACTTTATTGCAACCATTACTTAAATTATATATCCCTAAACAGGGAGACATTATTGATTCGGCTCAATTTAATTTTATGTTAGATCGAGTTCAAGATGATTTAATAGCTTCTTTTGAAGAAGCCAATAATATAAACGATGTCCAGCAAGCACATCATGCATTAGTTCGAGATATTATTTTAAAAAATATTTACACTAGTCTTAGCGAATTAGAATCTAGAATATCATTATATGAAATACTTAACAAAAATACACATGGATTTTCACAAGCTATATTTTCTACTTTTCGAGAAGCAACTGGAGAAAGCACAGTTAGAGAAAATAGCACCACTGGTCTTTTTATAGATCCACGATTACAAGAAGTGATCTTGCCTGTTGAGAATAGCAATATAGATCTAGTTGGTGAACGCTTAACACTACCTGTAAAACAAAAAACTAATTATTCTATAGTTAATGTAGAACAAATATTTGATGAATCATGTCCTCAAAGTAATAACATTATTGAAACAAACGATAATGCAATAGCGTCAATTATAGATAATCAAGATGGAACTTATTGGCAACAGTCTATAATTTTATCTACGGCTGTTCCTTATATTAAATCTAAGTTAGAATTTGACCTTGGTATTCCTAAAGATATTAATTCTATTGAAATAGAAAGTATTTCAGAACATGATATTATACTAGAAGCAATTCATTATTTAAATACATCTAATGTCTACGTGGCAATACCTATTGTTGAACAATCAATAAAGTCTTTTGTTAGTGTTCAGATACCTCAAACACAAACTCGCAAAATACTACTTACATTTCGAAATATTAATTATGACACTATGTATAGCAGCTCTACCAACAATCTTACTGAAGTATCTACCCAGGCACGATCTAATAGTATATTAGATCCAGTTATATCTTCAGCAAATGTAAAAACTGTTGCAGGAATAACACCTTTTAATCCTGGTCTCATCAGTGGATATAAATTTAATATTGGATTTGATAATATACGAATTGGTACAGTTCAATATGGATCACGTGGTATTTACGTATCTAAACCTTTGCAATTAGAAGGCAATGGCCAACTTGGTTTACGAACAACGGAAAAACGTCCTATTGTTGATTTTAATACTAATCAATTTTCGTATAGTAGTACAACTTATGATTCTGTAGATACTAATGTGTATTTATCTAGTTTAGAATATTGGGTTTACAAAAAAAGTACTAAGAACAAACACACACCTCTAGATGTATTCCCAATACTTCCTCTTGGGGTAAGTAGAATACATCATGAACGTTTACTTTTAACCCAAAAAAGTGATATACACAAAACAAGTAATGATATTGGTAAACTGATTTTCTATTCAACAATGACAGATAGCAATATATGCATTTATTGCAATGGCGTTATATTGCCAAATATCGATAACGATGCACTAGCTACTGTAGGTTGGAAACAGACTAATGTAAATACTGCTGCTAACAGGACACCTAATAATTCATCTCCAATGAGCATGAATATTCAAATTGTTGGTCAGTTACCTAATGATATCTATACTGCTTCTTACACGCCCGTAACATCTACCACAATGTCAGTTCCCAATCCTCCATATGGGGAATTTTTATCTGAAACTGGACTACAAGTAGTTGATATGATAGGTGATTTATCAATCAGATGTAATCGAGGACAGTTAATTACTATTGATAGTCAAGACGATTCGTCACAATATTTTTTAATAGTGATACAAAGACAGAACTCATCTGCTACATTATACACCTCTGTTCTTGAAAATTACACCTTGCTAGGTAGTGAAAAAAGTTTAACCAGATTCGAGGATTAGTATGCCTGCTAACAAAAATTTTATTAAAGATAAAAGCATATTGTTGAAAAAAAAATTAGATAAGCTTTCTGTTACGCTTCAAAGCAGTCTTAAATCTAGTGAATTTCAAACTGAAGAAGGTTTTTTTTTAGAGGCGGTGCGTATCCTTGAAACATTCTATGCTACATTAGATACTCCAATAACATCTATCTCTAATGTATCTGCTGATCAATTACCAGACATTACAATATATAATACACTTTGGAATAACCTGTTAGACGATCTAACAATTATTTTTTCTGAAATAGAAAATACAGAAAGTCTTACAGTAGAGAATTTTAACTATGTTATAACAGAGTCTAATAGGCTAACTGCTAGATTAAAGTCAATAGCCTCTAAGCTGGGCGATTACATGTTGTACGCCCAACATCCAGTAAAAGATGTAATTTTGTTTCAAGAAAGTTTCAATAATCTAAGCAGAATAGACAATGTTGTACCACTCAACACTAATCAATGTGCGATAAATCAAGCAGAGGGTATAGTAACTCTGCCAGTGAATAAAGATACAGATGCAATTATTAAGATAACTAAAATTCCAATTATAGATTCAATATCAAATGGAGTATTAGGAAATAATCAACAATTAGGATCTGTTTTTAACGGAGACACAACAACCATCTTGGATAACAATCCAGATACATGGGTAGAGTATGAAAATGTTGTAGATAAAATTACAGATTCTGATACAGCATTACAGCTAGGTATGACATTGGTATTAGATAAACCTACAATAATAAATAATATCACTATTAATCCAAACAATTTCGGAACTCGTACAGTAGTACATATAGATGCTATAGACACATCTATAGATGGAGATCTATATACTTCAATTAAAGATGACATTCCTATCAATGGTTTCTTAACTATAGATGAAGATAATACATTTACTTTAGCTCCTGCTACATCTAAATATGCCGGTCAAGGAATCTATACATTCACACCTAGACAGGTTAAATATATACATTTGTTATTTAGACAAGATGAACCATATGCAATAGATACGCCTTCAGGAGAAAAGCTTAGATATGCTATAGGAATACGAGATATAATAGTTCAGGGATTACAGTATGAAGCACATGGCGAATTAATATCTACTGCTTTTAGCGTACCAAATGCAATTAGTAAAGTATCCTTGTATAGCAATCAGAATCCAATTGAGCTATCCGAATTAGTATCTATTAGATATTTTATTTCTACTGATAAAACTAATTGGTACGAAATACAACCTCAACAACTAGATGGAGTTACTGGTACAGTAGGATTACCAGAAGTATTAAATTTTAATAATAGTGATCCAAATTCTATTAATACTGTAGGCACTGTTAAAGACATTAGTGTTAAGATTCAATTAGATAGAAAGGATGATGCTTTTTTAGATGGAGCTTCTTCGTTTAAAGAAATAATTGAAGATAGAATTGAAGTTCACTCTATTCCAGGCACGTCACCTAATGAATTCTCTCTTGAGAAAGCACCAGTAGATAATAGCATATCTATTATAGATCCATTATATGGTAGTTGTGGCAAACCGGATACACCATATTTTATTAGTTATGATGCAAAAAATTCCGAGAGTAATACATATCGTCTCCCTATAAAAAATTATCCTCGCCCATATAAGAAAGTTTTACGTTCCAATAAATGGATAACTATTCCTGCTCCGTCATCCGAATGGCTACATATAGCTGTAGGAGGCAAAGAATGGGTTCATGCAACACAAGAATTATCTAATTATTCCACCACAGATGAAGTGTATACATTCAATAATGTAGATAGTGTATTAAAATTTGGAGATGGTACAAATGGCAAAATACCTACTTCAAAACAAACTATCACTATGTGGTTAGATATAGAAAAACTTAATCCCGTTCGTACTGATGATGGATATGTAGCTAAGCTAAATCATGCTACTAGCAACAATAAGCATGATATTGCTATAAAACAATATGGAATTATTACCCAACATACTGAATTAATTTCTAAACATGCAACCATTATTCGTCTTACATACGATAATTTAATTGATATTTCAGGGATTGAATCATCTACATTTTTTGCATCTAAAACAAAAGTCGAATTTATAAACGGTTCTGAAGAGTTAGCATCTGGCCAATACTCTATTGATAAGACTAATGGAGTCATATATTCTAGTGATACTACACCATCAGATATTGATACAGCCGTATCTTATACTTATCAACCTATTTTTAAGTTGAGTGATAATGACTGGGATTGGACTACCAGTGATACGCTACATGATAGTATCTCTATTAATGATTCTGTTTGGAAAACTATAGATGCTACAGCTACAAATATTGTTGTTGATAACAATAGCAATGCATTTGATTTGCCTACACTACATATAGTTAGAGATAGTGTTATTTTTACTGTTACTAATGCAGGAACTGCTATAGCTACTGATGAAAATCCATTCTTAAAAGAAATACTTTATATTGATGGAAAATCAGAATTTGGTATGCATGCTGCTGATACAAAAGAATCATTGACAGATCATTTAGGTGGGCTCCAGACATTCACATTGAAAGAACGTATTCTACTAGACAATACATATCCTGTTGTATTTTCTAACGATAATCTATTTGTTAGCGAAGTTAGCTATGAGCCTAGTTCAGATAAAGAATATCGAATTAATAGGGCCAATAATACTATAGAGTTATATTTAGATAATCTAAATATAAATGTAGGAACTATCACATATTATTATAACAATGTAAACGAATCTGATTATGGTTTATTCTCAATTAACTATTCATTAGGTAAGGTCTATACACAACGAAAAATAAATTCGTCTTGGAACATTACTGCTCAGTATCAGTATTCCGATTATAGAATTGAATATAACATTGCTAGATTATTAGATCCAAATTCATATCAGGTAGATATTGTGAACCGAATTGTACGTATTAACGACAATGAAATATTAAGAAGTTCACAATTACCACGACTTGGTTTAGTTGGAATGTCGCCTTACTATCTTGTTAACTATAAATATGTTAAAAAATCACGCGAAAATATAACAGGATTACGAAATTATTTTACTCCAGTAGTCAAAGATTATGCGTTGAAAATTTTACCACGAGGATCATTATTCTAATGAGTATAGAGAACACATACAAACATTTGTTATTGGATAAATATATACAAACTAAGCTTCAGGAAGGTGTAGCAATATCTGTATCTACTCTAGAAACTGAAATTCAAACGCTCAATAACACTTACGATCTTAGTAAGCCTCGTTTTGTTGCTGAAGATCATCACGTAGCACATCGAGACAGTTCATCATCTAGTAAATTTAATAATACATTCAATTTGGTACGATTAGAATTGCAAGTCTTGTATACTGAAATGAAAAGATTAACACAAGTAGCTATCAATTCATATGAAAGATGGAACATTGAAACGTCAGTATTAGAAAAACGATTGATAGATATTGAAGATAGAGTAGAAAATTTATTATTTATTACTCAAGATTCTACAGGGTATTACAATTTTGTCTTAGATAATTTTACCGATATGTCTTTAGTGGATTCAACATTGTCAGATATTGGTTTTGACCTAACTACAGGTACTATCACATTACATTCAACTGATTCGTCATTGCAACGTGTCATGTTAGAAAATCTTGATATTACTTATGATCTATCATTTAAGGTACGTACTACAGTAGACTTCGTAACACGTATAGATACTACAAATAACAATCTAGATACGATATTTAGTCAAGACACATCAACATGGTGGACAACTATTGAAATGAACACCATGAAACCTGTTACAACAGAACTGACAGTACGTTTAGATCCAAATCATCCAATAAGTATTTCTAAAATCATTATGATACTGCATGATTCTATGCAGTCTGGCAATATGAATATAACTCCTTTATACTCTACAGATAATACAAATTGGAAAAAACTCCCTACTGAATCTCCATCACAGCAGGTTCGCTCAAAAGCTTTGTTTACTTTTAAAGAAATTGAGACTCAGTGGATCAAATTTATATTAACTAAAGATGGGCCTGATCCAGGATTTAATGAGACTCGTTATAATTATCAATTTGGATTTGAAAGTATTTCTTTCTGGCGTGATAGCTATCCTATAGACACAGCACAATCATTTTATTCAATACCTTTATTCGTAACTGATGAAGACAATAAAGTAACTTCATTTCAAAAATTACTATTAAATGCGTGTGAGATTATAGAAACAGACACATCTATTCGTTATTACTTAACAACGAGCAATGATCCAAATGTTCCTGTTACCTCTAGCACTGTATGGATCCCTCTTGATCCACAGGAACGTATAGAAAAATTGTATCCCTTTATGATTACTGTAGGAGAAACTACTGAATTTATTTTTGGAGACACCGAAGATCAAATTTCTGATTCTGAAATAGTTGGATTGTCATATGATGCTACTGCTACTATACTTGTTAACCCAGCAGAAACATTTCATTTGTTACATACTGATCCTATTAATGGAATTCAAGATACTGTTACCAATGCCAGTAGCCAACGCTACACATTTGCTAACCCAGAAGATAAAATATTGAATTATCAATTAGCTACTGATGTAGATATTAATTTTGAAACATTAAAGGTATTTCGCAACATTGGTGTTAAAGGATTAGATGCGACTAACCCTGACCATCAAGTTCGAGGGATCCAGAGAGGATGGAATTTTTTAGATCCATGGTATTCGACTATTGTTGATATCCAAAATCCTAATGGAGTAACTATTGACTTTGGAAGTAATGTATTATTTGTTGATGACGAAAAGAAAAAGAATAATGTACTTTTCCCATTTGGTGTACACAAAGTAAAGATACATAAAGATAATTGGTTTCCTGTTGAACCACAATTATCATCATTAGATGAATTAAAAAAAGCAGATTCAAAGTATCCATTTAACCACAAATTACTTATAGAAGGGTATGATTATGGAGATGCTTATTCAGATATAGAAGAAAAAATTTATTCCGGGGTAGATCTTTTTTCTGAATTATTTTTACAAAAAATATCTAAATTTGATTTCTTCCACAATGTAGCAGGAAATCAATATTCTTATTTTGCTTTTGACATAGATGCTCCTGGTACACATACAGGAGGCAATGTACCCACTACAGTATTTTTAGTTAAGGACGATCTTGCTAATCCTGATTCTCAGAATGAACGTTTCATGATAAAGTTCCATTTAAGAAATCAAGCTAAGAAATATTTTCGCTTTAGAGCTGATTTAACAACAAAAGACCAAACAGTTACACCAGTTCTTCAATCATATCGAGTTAAGTTAGGAGACTAATATGGGTAATAAGCCAAGTACGATACAAATGCAGTTAGTTGCACGCAACCAACGGAACAATGGTCCTACATCATCTAACGATATTAATGATATGACGTTAGAAGTATCACATGATCTTCAGGCTCTTATTTCGCAATGGAATATTAATTTAGTTCCTGCTACCAACACATTGCCTACTGATACTGGAATAGATGCATTCACTGATGGGATAGACGGTAATAGTATCTACACAAAGCATGATGCCACATCATCTAGTCATGCTGACTATTATGATAATATCAAAAGTAGACCACATACAATTTTTGAACAATTTGGAGATGTCTATTCTGACATTGCTACACTAGAGAGTAATTTAGATTATCATCTCAACAATATCTCAATAGATGCAGATCAAGTACCTATTGACGATAATGCCACACTGTATACTTCAACTAATGTAGAAACTGCTTTAGCTGAAGTTATGACTAAAGTAAATGTTGTTGCAGCAAATTCTGAAACGGTAGATTTTGAAGATGTTGACTCTAACATTATCCCACATACAGATGATACTTATGACCTAGGATCACCAAGCAAACGATGGAAAGATTTATATCTTGGTCCAACATCTCTACATATCGATGAATATACTGTCGCAATAGATTCAGCGTCACTAGCTATCAAACATAATACAAATTCTATATTTACAGTCAATGAAGATAAAGCATCTATATCATCTACTAATACGGATGCTGGAGCATATACTATCTTGGATTTATATAGAACAGGGAGTAATGGTAATGATGATACAATAGACGTAGGGTTGTATTTAAATAACAGTGATAATACTAAATGTGAATTTGGACGTATTAGTGCTATAGCTACAGATACTACTAACAACAATGAAGCTGGGAAAATTGTTTTTCAGACTCCTTGGGGTGGAACATTAACAGAACGCATGTCTATCAGTAGTAACGGATTACAAATAGATAATATAATCACATTAGGGAGTAGGAACGCATCTGGGTCAGGAGGTGTCTGGATAGATTTGGATGATAGTACTGGTGAACATACAATAGCAAAATATGATACAGATACGTTTTATTATGGTGATGATATATTAGCTATAGCGCCATCCCAAAATGTTGTTGCTGTACAAGCTAGTTTTGAAGTGGCAGAATCAACAATATTTTGGGATAGTATCGACTGTGATGGATTAGCAACATTTGACGGTGGTATCTACTGTTCTGAATCAGCTACATTTGGCGATAGTATCGACTGTGATGGAGATCTAACAGTTGGTGGAACTATATGTTATGGCGAGGCACCATCTGGTGCTGCTTATTCAGGCGATTTAAATATAGATCCATCAACTGGTGATATTGGTATTCCATCTTCTATTCGTATTACAAAACAAAATATAGTTGATATGGAAGATACTAGTTGGTTATACACTGTGCGTCCTGTAAATTTTGAATACAAGGATTCGCCAATTAAGAAAAAGTCTTGGGGTATTATTGCTGAAGAACTGTTTCCAATACGACCAGAATTTATAGCTTACAAGGTGCTTCGAAAAGAAGTGGATAAAGATTATGTCCCAACAAGTGAAGAGTATGTGACAGAAAAGTTACAAAGTGATGGTACTACTAAGTATACAAAAATTAATCCTACATACGAAATGCGAGGAATAAACTATTCTCATTTTATTCCTGTACTTGTAAATGAAATTCAAAAATTAAATGATAGAATTAAAGTGCTTGAAACCAAGCTGGAGGATAAATAATGACTGATATTATCAAACAAATAGATCGAGGTGTCGCACCTTCTATGCGTCAAGTGACTTTTGATCAATCAGATGCTAGTTCAGGTGATGTTATCTTAGTCACAGAATCACTAGGTGGACCTGCTAGTAATATATCTATTTCTGCCACTACTAGTCTAACTGTTAAGTTCAATGTGTATCGTACACTGTTTAAGCCGCGAATTGGAAATGATCTAATGTATTCAGCTGGAGAACCAAATCTAACTACCGGAACACGATATCACAATACGCAGACTACTGAAATTGCCCTTTCAGCTGGAGAAACATTTGATAATAATGGTGAATTTCCTGTAGAGAGTATTGAAATTGTTTCCTCGTCAGGAAATTATGAAATATTTTTAACATTGTAATTTGTTCCATATCTTGTAATATATATTGTGCTATCATTTAATATATTTGGAGTAACTATTTACATGGTAACAAGAACTAAAAAATCAGATGTTACCATTCTAAGTAGTCAAGGATTTGATATTGAAAAGATGGCTAAAACTATTGCTGAAGCAGTAGCTAGCAAAATAGCGAGCGAATTTCTAGATAAAATAAATAATTGTTCTGGGCGGGTATCTTCTCTTTCTTCACAATCTAATATACAATCTTCTTCTAACATACAAATGGATGAATCTATTATCCCTACTAAATTATCTCTTGATATAGAAGATGTGAATATAGAGGATATAGGTAAAGAAGAAATTAAAGAAGATAAAAATATTAAATCATCACGTGCTAAATTAGCAGGCATTCTTAAAAAAAAGTAGGAGTACTCAATGGGTATTGGATTAGATGTAGGGACTTCGTTCCTAATTACAGCTAAAGAGCATGAAGACGGAGTCAAATACACTGAATTTCGAGACGCATTTTATCGTATGAAACCCGCCACCCCTATAGCGGGTAAAATGATGGAGAAAGGACTCAAGGGTTTATCTTATTTTCGTGATAACGATGGATCATATGTTGTAGTTGGACAAGATGCTATTGAAAAAGCTATTGAACGAAACGCTACTGCCCTTCGTCCTCTTAGTCGTGGAGTTATTAACCCAAATGAACCTGAAGCTCGTCGCGTCCTAAAATTTATTTTCTCTCAATTAGTAGGTAAACCGGAAACCCCAGGTGAAACTCTTATTTATTCTGTTCCTGCCGAACCTGTTGACCAGGATTCAGAAGAGTTTAATACAGGATTCCATGAAGATGTGTTACGTCGTGATCTTAGTGAGCTAGGATGGAATCCACAACCTCTTAATGAAGCTGAGGCTATATGTTACTCTGAGCTAGAAAATGATGATTATACCGGAATTGCTATTAGTCTCGGAGCTGGTATGGTAAACGTTTGTGTTATGTCATCTGGTGAACCTGTACTTCGTGTAAGTTTAACTAAATCAGGAGACTGGATAGATCGTATGGCAGCTCAATCTACTGCACAAAAAGATACAGTTGTACAAGTAGAGAAAGAAAATGGCGTATTTATTATCGGTAAAGAATCTGGTAATCCAATTTTAGATGCAGTGTCATCCTATTATCTCAGATTAATTGATTATACAGTTAGCCATTTGTCAGCTCGTTTAAAAGATGCAAGTGATTTACCTAAATTTAATGATTCAATTCCAATTATTATTGCTGGAGGTACATCACGTGCTCAAGGTTTTATAGAGGCTTTCTCGCAACGTCTTGGTCGTGGTGACTTTCCTATAGCTATTAGTGAGATAAGACATGCTGCAGATCCACTCAGAGCCGTAGCTCGGGGATGTATGTTGGCAGCAAGTCTCTAATGCCACGAGTAAAACTTACTAATGATGGAGTTGTAGTCAGTATACATGATCGTGTATTCCAAAAACAACTTCGTAAATCGTCTAATCTATCTATACATGCAGCTAAGAAATTAGCTAATCCCAAGATTGCTATTCAACGTGGCCCAGGTATTGGAGATGTACTAACAACCACTCCAATATTGCATGGAATAAAAAATACTTTTAAATGTGACATAACATATGTTACTAATCTGAAATATTTAGATGGAGCATTACCTAAAGTTCTAAAGTACAATTTAGATATAGATAGAATAATAGATTATAGTAAATTTAATGCCAGTAATTATAATGCAGTAGTTAATTTAGATTGTAATTGTGCTGCTCATGAAAACAAAGATCCACCTTCAAAAAGTAGAATTGATTTGTTCGCCGAGCATATACGATTAGATTTGGTAGATTTTAGACCTCAATATTTTGTTGCACAGGATGAGCTAAATTTAGCTAATAGTTTTCTTTCTACAATAACTTATCCAATTATAATGGTTCAGCCTTTTGCTAGTAATCCTAAACGATCATTAGATGGAAATGTTTTAAAACAGGCATTAACTAAATTATGGAAAGAACATCATATAGGAAGTCTAATTATTACTCATGGTTTAATCTGGAAACCTGGAGTTGATTGGAGTGAAGTTCCTGGAAGCATTATAATTGCTGATCCTGACATTAGAGAAATAGGAGCTTTAATGCCTCTATGTAATTTAGTACTATGTCCGGATTCTTCACTTCTTCATTTGGCGGCGGCTCTTTCTGTTCCTACTGTAGCTATATTTGGTCCAACTGACCCAGCAGCAAGAATAAATCATTATCCTCAAGCTATAGCAATATGGGCTGGAGATAGAAATGGTCCTTGTCCATGTTGGTCTAAACATGATTGCCCAATAGACTACACGTGTTGGAACTCTATTACATCAGATATGATATATGAAGCATGTATGTCACATATTTCTTATGAACATGATATTTCCTCTCTTCCTATACATATTCCTGATCATTTACGTATACAAACAGAAATTATTTAAGGAGTCTTTATGTATAAGACACTTTGTTGGTCTGATAGTGCTGTAGCAGGTACTGGTTTTGGTATAGTTAGCAAGCATGTCCTTACGGCTCTGCACAATTCTGGACAACATGATATCCATCATCTTGCTATTAATTTTCATGGTAATTTTGCCGACAAGACTAAAGTCCCATGGCAACAGCAACCTGCAAGATTGTTAGATCCACGAGATCCCCATGGTATGAAAATGTTTTTAAAGACTATTGCTGAAGGTGACTATGATTTCATTTGGGTTTGTAATGATCTGTTTGTTACACAGCAAGTAGCTGCTGAATATGAAAATCTTAAATCCCAGATGAAAGAACATGGGAAAAAAATTCCAGTCTTATTGTATTACTATCCAGTAGATTGTCATGTCCAAGCTGATTCATGTGATTTTCTTAAATCGGCGGATATGGCTGTTTGCTATACTGATCATGGTAGAGCAGAAACTCTCAAGACTCTTCCCTCTATAGAACATAAACTTAGACAGGTATCTCATGGAATAGATACTGAAGTGTATCATCCATTAGATCCACAGACTCAGGGATTAATAAAAAAGAGTGTATTACGAGTAGCTCCAGACACAACCGTAGTTATAAACATTAATCGCAATAATACTCGTAAACAAATTCCATATTCTATGCTAGCCTTCCGAGAATTCAAAAAACAAGTTCCTAACTCAATTATGTATTTACACACAGCAGTTCAAGATCAGGGTGGAAACTTAATAAAAGCTATTACTGATCTTGGCATGGACCCGCATAAGGATATTATTTTCCCTATGAAATATTCTTCAGCTCGTCCTGTACCAGAATTAGTAATGAACCAGCTCTACAATATGGCAGATATGTACCTTACTACTCATCTTGGAGAGGGATTTGGCCTAACTATTGTAGAGGCTATGGCAGCAGGTACACCAGTTATTGTACCTAATAATACATGTATGCCAGAACATATTGGCTCACGAAAAGACAGAGGGTATATGTATCCATGTAATGATAACCTGTGGATAGATGCCTCCGGTTTTCGTCCCAAAGGACTAATTCCTGATATCGTAGATAAAATGATGGAAGTCTATAGTGATGGTAGTAAATGGAACTCTGAAAAGATTACTGCTGCACGTAAATGGACAGAAACAATTCAATGGCACGATGTTGCTAATAAATGGGTTGACCTATTTGAAGAAGCTCGTGAATTAGCAGATCAACAAACTGATATAGTTGAGGAAGTGTAATGAAAGTATCCTATGTTAGTTCTTGCTTTGATTCTTCTGGATACGCTATGGCAGCACGTAATCATATTGCAGCGCTTGATACTATTGGAGTTGATGTAGTTGTCAAACCAATTAGTTTTGAAAGAAGCAAAACAGATCTAGGAGAAACAGGACGACTATGCAAAAAACTAGTTGGAACTGATGATACAAAGATACAAATAATTCATACAACTCCAGCTAATATGCCTAAATTAATTAATTCCAATAAATATAATATAGGTTACACAACATGGGAAACAGATAAATTACCGTCAGATTGGGTCAATAACTTAAATCAACTAGACGAAATATGGGTTCCATCTACATATAATAAAAAAACTTTTAAAGCGTCTGGAGTCTCAACTGGTATTTTTTGTTTTCCACATCCATTTAAAGAAGAACATACTACGCAATTAGATGCAAAAATTATTGATAATATTACATCTAATAATTTTATTTTCTATTCTATATTTCAATGGCTAGAACGAAAAAATCCAGTAGGATTAATAAAAGCATATCTAACTGAATTTACGTCTAAAGATAATGTAGTACTTTTATTAAAAACATTTCGTGTTACTCCAGGTAGCTCACAAGATGCTAATTTTATAAAAAAACAAATAGAATCAATTCGTAATTCGTTATTTTTATCTGATCCTCCTAAAATTCTCTTAATCTCATCTCTGTTAACTGCATCAGAAATAGATGCATTGCATAATCAAGGTGACTGCTTGGTCTCATTGAATCGTTGCGAGGGTTTTGGGATTCCCCTTATCGAAGCAATGCAATTTGAGAATCCTGTTATTGCTACAAATTATGGTGGAGCTTCTGATTTTCTTTCTGCGGCGGGAGCTTTTACTGTTGATTATATGTTAACTCCTGTATCTGGTATGCCATGGCCTACCTATACAGGTGATATGACATGGGCTGATCCAGATATAATGCATGCTCGTAAGTTAATGCGATATGTATTTACTAACCAACAAGAAGCAAAAGAATGTGGTGTAGCTTCTAGCAAATGGATAAAAAATAATTTGAGCTTTGATATTATTGGAAATAAAATGAAGAAACGTCTCGAAAAAATTCAGAGTAATTTAAATGAATAAAATAGTATACAATACAGGTAATGATTGCGACAACCATTGGTTTTACAATAAATACAATAAAGGAAACAGTAGGTATTGGACATTTAATATTGCTCTTAATCTTTTAGTTCAAAAGCATCATAATCCGACAATTATTGAAACTGGATGTCAACGTCAAAAAGATGATTTAGGTGCAGGAATGTCTACTAGCATTTTTGCTGAATATATATACGAAAATGACGGGGAATTGATTGTAGTTGATAATGACCAACAACATTTAAATACAGCAACTGAATGTATTTCAGAATGGATGTCAGATATCAATGCTTCTTTTCATTGTTTAGATTCTGTAACATTCTTACGCAACTATTCTGGTACAGTAGATTTACTGTACCTTGATAGCTATGACTATCCATATGGAGATATGCTACGTAAATATAATGGACAACAGGACATTCACGCAGCAGAAAAAATACTGCAATCTAAATCGCATACAGAAATAATATCTGAATTTAAAGATATAGTTATTCCATGTCAAGAACATTGCTTAAACGAATTTAAAGCAATAGAGTCAAACTTGTCAGATACAAGTATAGTTCTCATAGATGATAATCGCCTTCCAGGAGGAGGCAAACCTAGACTTGCTAAACAATATTTGTATCAACATGGTTGGACTTGTTTGTTAGATTATCAGCAAACACTTTGGGTTAAAACTATATAATGACTAAAATATTTTACCATTCCTGTCACTCAATTTTAGAATTTGACGAAGTGTCCCTATTGTCAAAATTAGGATATGATGTTTTCTCACCAGGTGCATATTTTAATCCTAATTCTAGTGTTGATAATATGCGCCCAGGAATTAAAAATCTTATTTATGACAAAGATGATGTTGATTTATTTAGTAAAATAGGTAAGCAACATCCTGGTCAAGATGGAAAGAATTTTCTAACTTCAGATTTTATTGATAGGTTTGATGTCTTTATAGTTATGCATTCCCCACAATGGATTGTGCAGAACTGGGACAAAATTAAACATAAACGAGTTATTTGGCGTACTATTGGACAGTCTGTAAATTCGGTAGAACAAACATTACAATATTGCAGAAATGAAGGTCTTGAAATAATACGATATTCACCTATGGAACAAAATATTCCTGGGTATATAGGTCATGACACAATCATACGTTTCTATAAAGATCCTGACCAATATAAAAATTGGTCAGGAGAACAAGAACGTGTCATATCATTTGTACAAGATATGAAAAACCGACACAGGGCATGCAACTATTATTTTTTTGAGGAAGTGACTCGTCCATTCAATAGACATCTATTTGGACCAGGTAACCAGAATATTGGTGACTGGACAACTGGTAAAATTCCGTACGATAAATTATTACAAGAATTAAGACGTAATAGAATATATTTTTATACAGGTACTCATCCTGCTAGCTATACATTAAATTTTATGGAAGCATGGATGACTGGTATTCCAATTGTAGCTATAGGTCCACAACATGGTAATGCACGTTACTTTCCAGGTCATAATTTATACGAGATACCTAACTTGATAGAAAATGAAACTAATGGTTTCATATCTGATAATAAAACTGAGTTACAGCAATATATTACAGAGTTGATATCGAATGAATCGTTTGCTAAACAAATCAGTCAAGCTGGAAGAGATAGTGCGATAAAATATTTTGGAGAGGATGCTATAGTAAAACAATGGAATAATTACATAGGATAACTGCATGAAAGTATTTGCTGATCTTCATCATCAAGATTTGTATCACTCATTACAGATTTTGTTTGAGAGACGTCTTGGGTGGACATTATATAGACCGATTGGATTAGAATGGTTCCAAGAAGGTTTTTGGCATGTGTATCCACATATTAATACTGCAAGACAATTCCTTGATATTACAGTAGAAACTTGTCTAGATATTTTTGGTAATCCAATTGAAGTTTTACATGGTGTAGATTCATATGTAAATAAAGACATTAATAAGGTAGATACTGGAATCTATAAAATCATAGACACTACTCACATCGACAAGTTAGACCATAACGCTATAACTTTAGAAGCTTTTAAAAATATAAAATTTGATATTGTTATTGCATCTATGCCTAGTCATATCGAACCATTCAAAAAGCTTATTAAGCAATATCAACCTCATGCTAAATTTATTTTTCAAGCAGGTAATAATTGGCCTAATTTACCTATTAGTAATTTACTAACTTCAGCTAAACTTACTACTTCTAGCCTCAAAGATCATAATAGATGTTTTTATCATCAAGAATTTGATCTAAATATTTTTAAACCACGTTATTGTAACAACCCTAAATCAATTATGAATTTACAACATTTTACATCTAGTGTGAATCAATTAATAGCATTAGAGAAAGAACTTAATGATTGGGATGTTCATATATATGGTGCTGGTAATAGAGATAATCCATATTCAGCCATAGATTTACATAAGGCTTTTGCAACTCATGGTTTTTTGTGGCATGTAAAAAAAGAAGATGAAGGTTATGGGTACAATATACATCAAGCTTTTGCTACAGGTACTCCTGCATTAGTTGGATGCTCATACCAAAACGGAATGACGTCGGCAGATTTGTACGAGAATTACAAAACTGTTATTGATGTTAATAAACTAAATACATATCAAATTGCTGAAGAATTGCGCAAAATGGCAGACAATTACAATATGTATTCTAATTATACATATAATAAGTTTAAGCAACATATTGATTTTGATGCTGAATTTATACAAATAACACATTTCTTAGAAAATCTAAGGTAATATTTATGAATAAAACGGCAGTCATCACGGGAATTACTGGACAAGATGGATCATACCTAGCCGAACTACTTTTGAAAAAAGACTACAAAGTATATGGACTAAAACGTAGAACATCTTCAAATGATTTAGGCAATGTAAAACACCTTGAAAACGATATTGAAATTATTGAAGGTGACCTAGAAGATCTAACTAGCTTGGTACATCTATGTCAAACTGCTAAACCAAATGAATTTTATAACTTAGCTGCACAGAGTCATGTTGGCAGTTCATTTAAGCAACCTATCTATACAAGTAATGTTACTGGACTAGGTGTACTTAATTGCCTTGAAGCGATACGTATTTCTGGATATCATACCAGATTTTATCAAGCAGCTACTAGTGAATTATTTGGTAATCTAACTAATGGCGAATTAGCCACAGAGATTACAGCATTTCATCCTCGTAGTCCGTATGGAGTATCTAAACTATATGGATATTGGGCTACTGTTAACTATCGTGAAGCATATAAAATGTTTGCTTGTAATGGTATCCTCTTTAATCATGAATGTTTATTTGCAGAAACACCTATTTTCACTAAAAAGAATAACGATATTGATATTCAATACGTATCAGAATTAATTTCGTACAGAAGTGATATTAGTCATGATAGCTCATATCTAGAAAAAGATTATAGAAATGATAATACAGAGATCTGGAATGGTTTTAAATTTGTAAAATTAATAACTGTTAGTCGCAAGAAGATAAATAAATTATCTACCGAAAATCAGTACAAACAAGTTACAAATGCACGTTGTGGTGTTGTAACTACAACACCCAACCATAAGTTAATTAATTCAGAACAACAGAAAAAACCAGCTAGAGATTTTAAAAAAGATTCTATGGTTATGTTTGGAACTATGCCAAAGTCTAACGAAACCAAAACTATTCTAACCGATATGGCATATCTAATGGGGTTACTTACAGGTGGTGGTTATATTGGAGAAAATCATATTCAATTTACTAACAATGATCAAGAATTAAGAAATGAATTCAGTAACTTAATTTCTGATTTGTTCTGCGACATTAGTATTCCAGAAAAAGAATTTATTTCTGGCTTTGGTGGAACAACTACTCAATCTGTAGTAACCGGGTTAGGGAAAGATCATTGTAGTTGGTTAAGGAAACAACTTTACGAACGAAAAACTAAACATAAGAAGGTGCCAAAGCAGATTTTGAATAGTGCTTCTGATATAAAGTTATCTTTTCTTAGAGGTTATTATGCAGCTGATGAGTCAAAAAAAGATAAATACATACATGAATTTAAATCTTTTAAAACTAATTCTCCAATTTTAGCTCAAGGGATTTTGTATTTAATTCAATCAGTCACACATCAATTATGGAATATTAATAGTTTTCTTCAAAATAATACTATATATTATCAAGTAAACTTGCATTCTCCTGATTTTCCCAACAAGGGGCAACATCTTAAGAAAATCAATAATCAAATAACTAAAATTATTAGCATACATTCTCAGAATCAACATGTGTTTGACGTAGAGACAGAGACTGGAGATGTAATGGCTGGAATTGGTACTTTAGTTATAGGCAATTCTCCACGTCGAGGATCTAGCTTTGTTACTCGTAAGATAACTCTTGGAATAGGTGCGATTAAACGTGGTGAACAAGACGTTATCGCATTAGGTAATCTTGAAGCTAAACGTGACTGGGGTTTTGCTGGAGATTATGTAGAGGGTATGTGGAGAATGTTAAACCATCATGAACCACAAGATTTTATCCTAGCTACTGGAGAAACTCGTTCTATACGTGAATTTTGTGAAATAGCTTTTGGTATTGCTGGACTAGGTGATTACCAGAAGTATGTTACAGTTGATCCTAGATTCTTCCGTCCTGCAGAAGTCAATGTGCTAATTGGTGACGCTTCTAAAGCACATAATTTACTGAATTGGTACCCCCAGTATTCATTTCATGACTTAGTGTCTTCCATGGTACAAAACGATCTCTAGTTCTTGTCCATCATCTTCGGTATGATAAAATTAGATAATCCACCAATTGGAGATTATCTATGTCAGAAGAATTAGAACTAGTATTGTCTACACTAAGAAAACAAGACGAAATGATTGCTGAACTTACTGAAAGACAGAACACTAATCCTATTGAAAAAAATTATAAAATATTTTCTTGGGTTCAAGCACTTGTGGCATTAGTAGCAGTAATTCTATCTGTAGGTATCTCTTACGGTATAGTCACTACTAAGATTTCATCGCTGGAAGCAGCTAATGATGTTATCGAACAACGTCTTGAAAAATACAATACCGTAGCTACAACAAGGCACGAAAGACTTGATGAAGAAATTCGTCAGATCCAATTGAAGCAACGCACAATTGAAACAACACTTGATAACATCAATAAAACACTTGAAGAAGTTAGATATGATGTAAAAAGATTATTACCAAATTGGAGGAATAAATAATGTCTAATAAATCTAAGAAAACTAGTCGTAAATTTTTTATGGGACTTCTCGCACTTTTACTTACCACTGCTGTTACTATAGCAATGATAGTTAGTAAATCATTTGGCGGAGAAGCGTCTGCGTCTGTATTAGCTGCTTTTGTCGCTGGGATTATGGGTGTATATGGTACTTATTGTGGAATGAATGTAAGTAGTAAATTTGTTACTACTCGAAAGTCAGCTCAACCACCTGTAATGGAGGACTAAATGTCTTGGAATCCAATTGAAGAACAACGAATACGATCTATAGAATATGTTCTCAACAATGTGCAACGAGGACTTAATCATGCCTCTACTCGTCAAGAGTACAAGAGCTTATTGGTTTCTCTACAGAAAGAGCTTATAGATCTTACCACTCGTATTCAGCAAGTAGAAGCCATTGATGAACAAGCTGCTTTATCATTACATGAAGTTAGCACTTCTGCACATGTAGAATTAAATGATAGGTATTTTATTCGTAGTTCTTTTTTGGATTCTGTATCTGGATCTGAAGGTGCCGGGCATCCAGTTTTACTAAACTCGAATGGTAAACTAGACCCTGATATGGTTGATATAACACTATTTGACCATGGTGGATTATCAGGTTTAAATGATGATGATCATACCATATATTTTCGTCAAGACGGAACTCGGGCCATGTTAGGCCCTATTTTTTTTGGCGGGGATTCCTCTGTCTATCCTGCTATATATCAAAATGGTAATTCTCTTAATATTAGACTAGCAGACGACAGTGACTATACGGATATATATTGTAACCAATTACATACTCAAGATGGATTAGTAGTGGGAACTAATCAAGTAGACATAGTGTCAGGTTTAACCAACAATACTGAAACTCCTAACCCTACATCAGTAAGTTATTATCAGAGACACTATGTTCCACCTTATGATACTGCTACCGAAAATGCATCTATTTATGCACGAATAGATCATCGCCCGGGAGAAACAGACTTTAGATATTGGCTCTATGGTGAAATAACAGAACAGTCTATTGTCGGTGGATCATTTACTAAAATTATGCATCGTGGAGCTGGAGATGCTCATTACGTGGCTCATCTAGGTAATAATACATCTAGCTATGGATACGAATCAGCTATGTTTGGTGGTTGGCAAGACCCTCCAACAAACAGTATTCCAAAGCAAGAAAATGGATTTATTGCTACATTTCAAGGCAGTGGAGGATTCCAAGAATCTGTTAAAAACCAATCTAATTCTGTTTGTTATCAGGCATTAGTTCATGACGATGGAGTTGACCCTACTAGTCCAAATGCATGGGCTACTAACTATGGTCTATTTTATGCCAACAATGCATTATCCAATGCGTTTGTTGTACGAGCGTCTGAGTTTGCTCAGAATTATCCTATGTTTAAGCTTATGGATCATACCATAAATCAACGTCCAATATGGGCAGTATACGCTGATGGACAAACATGGATGAATGGGGAAGAAGCTACTGCAAGTGCTCCACTTAAAGGTTCTCCTCCTCTATTATTGAAGGGACATTATTGGGATGGTTCAGCTGAACAAGTTAATCATACACAATTATCTCATCAAGCTGGTGGTGCTGGTGGTGGAGTGTTTCGAGTAGATATAGGTAATCCAGGTTCTGAAACTCTAGCATTCCAAGTCACGGAATCTGGAGATTGCGCAGTAGGGCGAAATTTACTCATTCCTAGTGAACCTACGTTGAATACGCATGCAGTTACCAAACATTATGTAGATAGTTTTGCAGTATCTGCGACACAAGAGAGTTTCACTATTCAGATGGATTCAGTCAATGGAACTGATCCATCTGAATCAATTACTATTGCAAATCAGACTCAAGCTAATGCATGGGGTCCAATAAAAACTGTTGCCGCAGCAATACGAGCTATTCCTGAGTTTGTACATCACGATATTACTCTTCAGTTTCCAGTAGGAGAATGGCAATTATCATCTAATGATTTATTAAGTGAAGGATACCATGTATTTGACCAGAATTTAAGTCCATACTATGGAGGATATCCTAACTTTATCGTATTAGCTGGTGATGATTCTTGGGAACAGATAACTGGAACAGCTGATATGAATGTGTCTAGTTGGGTTGCATATCCTGATTCAGTAATAACACTTACTGCAAATCCTGGATTAATTACTAATGCGTATACTGGATACTATTTGTTGGTTATGTCAGGTACTGGATCTGGATCTAGGTTTCCAATTAGGTACAATGATGGTTCTACAATAACATTGGCCACATTAGCAACTACCACACTAGACAATACATCAGTAGTGCGTATTGTTAAACGTGCCACCACCTTACTTGTACATGACAATGTTTGGAATGATGATCAACAGATAGGCGGCAATTGTTTCAAATGCGATGCAATTAATATTGAAAGCAAAAATTCTAAAGGTGCCATAAATTCTTTTCTTAATGGTTATATGGAATTAACTAATGCTTCTCGTGTAGTTAATTTAGCCATAATAGATATGCAAAAAATATTTATAAAAGAATCTATTTTATATGCCAAAGATTGGCCATATACGCATATAAAGGCAGGTAGTATTCAGTGTTGGGGTCGTAGTATTAGATTATTCATTGGAGCTGGAATAACTAGCACACATAGTATAGGTATAATAGGAACTACTGTTACTAGAGGAGGTACTTATATAAATCTTGCTGGTACTGAAGTTTTTCAGGATTATGGGTCGTCATATTTACGAGTTGCTAGAGGCACTATGAATTTTGGTAAATATTATACTGAAAGAGTAATATCAGACCAGTTGGCACCATATGCTATTCACGTAGAAGATCATAGCACTATCAAGATTCCACGTTCCTTAAGTCATCTTACATTTAAAGGTGCTAGTGGTGATGTTGAATTTTATGACAATACTGTTATTAACTGGACTGAAGTAGAAAATTATTCTGCGATTGTAGGTAGTGAAGGATCTCGTATTGTTTATGATCCATACGTTGGTGATGCTAAGATTCTTCAATTAGGTAATCAAGAAGCTTTATCATTTATTGCAACAGATAACGTAACTGTACAATCAGATAAACAGGCAACTGTAGCTATTAAGATGAAATCCGAAACCTTAACTTTTTCTGGAGATTCAACTAAGACTACAGCAAGTAATATTATACCTCATGGAGCATTTGTGGTTGGAGTAACAGGTAGGGTTAATACAGAATTTACTGGATGCACTGATCTTGATATTGGTATATCAGGAGATACAGATATTTTTGCGGCGGGAATTGCACTGACTGCAGGAACAACATTTGATAACACAAATGCTACTGCTGTATTACCAAATCCATCATTATCTAATCAAGAAATTGTAGTAACAGCAAATGGTGGTCCAGCTACAGCTGGAGTTATATCACTAACGGTACATTATTTAGATATTACTGCTGCAGTAGAATAGTTAGATACAAGTATGTTGCCTAAGACATATAGCTCTATTTGAATATTGAGCAGCTAGTACAGGATTTGCTACAACTATAATTCCCTCTGTATAAAAAATAGCTAATTTATCACAAGCTATTGGATCTCCAAGTTCACATCCCTCTGTATAAAATTTTATTGCGAGGTAGTTATTTTGTTCTGCAAGCACTGAATCATAGTATGCATCACCAACCATTGTGCATGTAGTAGCAACTTCTTGCAATACACAAGTTAATACCCAGCTATTAACATCGTAAGTATTAAGCGCGGGATTAACTAAAAATAAGAAAGTAAGTAGAGTTTTCATCTTGTTATTCCTGCTGGATTATTAGCTGTTATAGCTTTAATAGTAGTACTTTCTGTAGACTGAGCCAATCTCTTGGCTTTTCTTTGCATCATACATGCAAGTTCTTGTCCCAAATCACACTGCATTTTGTAAAGAAGACTAGCCTCTGCCAATGCGACGTAACCTGCTAGAAAGCATGTTCCTGGATTAGTATCGCATCCTTTTCTAGCATATATTAGGGCTTGGTGTATGTCTTTCTCGCTATCAGGATGAAGCTTCATAATTGCTACGCTTAGCACAGCACAGCTTGTTCCTACGTTAGCATTACATCCTAATTTACCTAACTCCTGGATAGTTGTGTAATGTTTCTTGAGATTTATCTGCAATAATCTATAGGCAGCAACAGAGCAGATATCATCTGATTCCAGCCTGCATGCTGCAGCAAAGAAACTTATTTGATATTCAGGGTCAGATATCAACGGAGTCATGTTCATGCACCCTACATAACTTCCGAACGAACACAAGCTGGAATTAAAATTATATCTAAATCGAATACATGCTGGCGTTGTATCATTATATTGTCCAGAACATACGTATTGTGTGTCGATTGTTTTATTTACAATTGCAAGGCATTCTTTATGGCTTATTGCTCTACATTGAGAAGCAATTTCATCTGCAAGAATGTCTATTTTTGTTTCGGCTGGAGTGCTTGTCAATAATCCTAGTAACAGTATATACATTTTCTAATCTTTCTTTCTGGTTTGTTGTGTTGGTTTTCCTGTTATAATCGTATTTTTCCCTTGCATTTTCAATTTATGTATTTCGATTTTAAATCCTTTTTGTTTAGCCATATCTGTAAGATGCTTAATCCAATCATTAAATTTAGAAATATGTTTAGCATCACGTCCCTTGATACAGCATGGTACTATAGCAAATGGAATATTAGTTTTAATTGCATATCTTATTATTTCACCAGTAGCCTCATCTGGATGCATGCCTATAACTAAGTTGTAAGATTGAGATTTATATACATCTCCATCGAACCAAGTTCCTTCGTAACTAATTCTAGGATGTAATTTGCCCGCAAAGCGAGGCTTAGCGTCTACAATGTGTATGTGACATTTTTTATTAGCTAATTTACGAGCTACTTGACCCCTTCCTCCTGCAACGTCTAGTATGTTTTTACTCTTTGGGAAATTATGTGTTATCCATTGAGCAAAGAGTTGTCCTCTTCGCTCATCACCCACAATATTTCTCTATTTTAACTATTGTTACGTACATAATTTGTCCACCATTTTGATATCAATTTGGTCATACTACCTTGATATTGTTTACGTATCTTTTTAGATAAATTTAGAAACTCAGAATCGCAATTCGCTAGTACATCTTTGATACATATTGAAATAAATTCTTGTGTACGACGCATACTTATTTCTGTATTGCCATCTCTAGTTAGATGATCAATCATCGTACTGCAACGTCCATGTGTTATCCAAGTAGTTGCAAACAAGTCACTTTTGTATTATAATTCTATTATTCTATTTATACGTACTTTGTACCTACCTATAATGTTAAAGAATTCTGATTTAGTAAGTTTACGACCTTCGATCCACCATTCTTCGCTGCCATCAGCCCGTTCAACAGCCGGTCCGTCTTCACGGTGACGTCTGCCGTTCAGATACCATTCTTGCGTGTCATTTAGATATTTTATTGCAGGACCATCTAGTCTATTTAAGAATCCATTTTTATACCAGTATTTATGTCCATTTCTTAACTCTATTGCAGGTCCATTTTTACGGTGAAGTTTATCATCCAAATACCAGAATTTATCACCATTAACACATTCAATAACATGACCATTTTTGGGATGAAATTTATCGTTTAGACACCATTCTTGTTTGTCGAAACATCGGACCGTACACCCATCACAATAGTCATGTTTCATACGTACCATTGGTATTATTTAGTTTTATTTTTTTCATATTACGTAGTAAGCGATTCCCATTTTGGATAATGTCCCAAGATATTCTAGGATATGTATGTTTTAGTGATAGTGCTAAAGTATATCCTCGGTCGCTTGTAACAGTTATATTAATTTTTTGAGGGCGGATGTTGTTTATAGCTGTACTCCATAATTCCTTAGCGATACCTTGATGTTGGTACGATCTATTAACTACAGTTCCTCCTGACCATAAACAACCTTCATGCATCATTGCATGCATAACTCCAATTATTTTAGATTCGTAAACCGCTAGGTAAGTTTCAGCTTCGCCAGCTTCGTCTTGATTCCAGCTAGCTACAGCATATTCGCGTTTCTCATCGTCGAATTGGATTATTGGTATCAGATCGGGACAACGTGTTATTATGGCCATTATCATTCTCCTGTAGAAGGAATAGAGGAATTAAGTTATAATATTGGATGCAAAAGCATTTAAACTCACAAAGGAACATATGCAATATACAAATAAATTGAATTTCCCACAATATATAGTTGATTGGTTAGTTCATGATGACTATGATCATAATTCAAATCCTTACACAATTAGTGCCACGACAATTATGAAGCCTACTAGGTCGCATATTTTAACTATGCGACATGCAGATACGTTGCAACAAGATGCATCAGATCTTATTGCTTCTCGTATAGGCACTGCTATTCATGATTCGATTGAACGAATTGAATCTGAAAATGTTACCAAGGAATTAAGATTACATAGGAAAATTCAGATAGAAAATATTGAATATACAGTATCTGGTAAATTTGACATCCTTGTTACAGATAATAATCAGGTAGCAACTCTACGTGATATTAAAACAACATCTGTATGGTCTTATGTATTTGGGAGTAAGGATCTTGATTATAAATTACAGTTATCTATATACAGGTGGCTATTACTAGGATCAGATTACAAGGTTAATACTGTTGGTTATATTGATTTCTTTTTTACTGATTGGCAATCAATGAAAGCAAGGCAAGATAACAAATACCCGCAGAAAAAAATATTAGCTGGCTACGAGATTGAACTAATGTCTTCTGACGAAGTTGAAGCTTATATTCAAGAACGACTAAGCAAACTAGAAAATAATTTACAAAAGGATGATAACGAATTAGATCTATGTACGAAGAAAGAACTTTGGGCGGGTGAAGAAGTGTTTGCTATTTATCGAAATACTAGTTCACGAGCTGCCAAGCTTTGCAAAAGTTACGAAGAAGCAATTAAATATAAACAAGATAAAAAGATTGATGGTCGTATCGAACGACGCCCACCCAAGGTTCGCCGCTGCAGTTACTGCGCTGCATTTCCATTTTGTAACCAGGGTCAAGAACTCAACAGGCTTAATCTTTTAGCCTAAAGGAACCACATGAAAGTCAAGAACTACGATGAGGTCCGTGATCGGATCAGTGCATTTTTGCCTAAATATCTTGAAGAACATGGTATAGATTTAAGTAAAAATTTATTTCAATGCATCTCTCCTCAGCATGATGACCACGATCCATCTTGTGGGTTAGTGAAAGGTAATAAGGTATTTAATTGTTTCGGCTGCGGTGTGTCAGGAAATATTTTTCATGCGGCGCATCTCATTGAAAATAAACCATTAACAGGAATAGAATTCATAACTGATAACCTACTCTATCTAGCTAATAAATATGAAATAGAAGTAGAGACTACTCCATTAACTGAAGAAGAAATCTATCAGATGGATACCTATAGAGCGTATGCAGCTGTAGCTAATTATGTTACCACTAGTAAAAAAGATAATCTATTTCTGGATACGGCTAAAAAGCGTGGATGGAACTTAGAGACTTGTGATCAATACGGAATAGGATGTGTAGCAGATTACAAAGAATTCCGACAAGCAATGAAAACGATAGGCTTTCAAGCTAAATTTCTAGATGACGTAGATTTATCTAGGAAAGATATATTTGGCGAAGCCAGAATGATATTTACAATACGAGATGAATTTAGTCGTCCTGTAGGTTTTGCTGCTCGTGATCTAAATTACATTCAAGGTCGTGGTCATAAATACGTTAATCAGAAACATACAGGAGTTAAGTGTAATATCTACCATAAGAGTACTCGACTGTTTGGTTTAGATCAATTACTTAAATATCGTAAGCGTCGCAATACACCTGTATTTATTTTCGAAGGATATTCAGACGTAGTTACAGCAGCTCAGCATGGTATCAAAAATACTGTAGCTATTGGAGGTACAGCACTCACTGTTGAACAGGTACAATTGCTAAAACAACATAACATTTATAATTTAATTTTATGTTTTGATGGTGATGAACCTGGACAGTCTCGTACTGCTAATATTTTAGATAAAATACTAAGTGGTCATAAGGACTTGAACGTTAAGGTAATGATTATTCCTGATGAACAGGATCCAGATGAATTTATTCGTGAAAATGGGATGGCTAAGTTTAACAGGCTAAAAAAGCAGTCTGCTTTTGAATGGCGGTTGTCTCGTTTCGATCCTGAAACAGATGATAACGATGTATGCTCAGCAATGATTCCACTTATTGTAAATGAAACATCGTATATCGAGCAGGAAAGACAGTGTAAAGCTCTAGCACAATCAACAAGCGTAACTTTATCAACTATTCAGCATGAAGTTAACAGGCTTCAAAATTTACGTGAAGCAGAAAAATCTCGTGAGAAACGTAATATTATTGATAAAATGATTACGACTATTGAAAGGCATCCAGACGCAGTGGAAACTGCAATGCAAGATGCCGAAGCAGCTTTGTTTAACTTAGCTCGTAAATTTGATGAAGATAGCTTTTCTCTAGAATCTACTCTGTCTGTCTTAGATACTCAACGTACTTATGAAGAATCTAAAGATGGAACATTCTCCGGGTATGTATTAGGTCCAGATCTTAAAGCGCTAGAAGATGCACTAGCAGGTGACTGGAAAAAAGATGTATTCATGGTCATTGGTGGAAAAGCAAATGCTGGCAAGACTGCATTTATGAGTAAGTTGTCCTACGAAATTGCACATAGAGTTGAAAACAATGCTCTTGTTATCTATCATTCAATTGACGATACGGCACAGCAATTAATTCCTAAATTTATATGTGTAGCTGAGGGAACAAAACAACTTACATTAAATGAAGTTATGGATCCTAACTATCACGCAAAATACAATTCCAATACAGTTCAGAAACGTGATACTGGTTACGGTGTTATTCGAGACCTGATACAAAATGGACGTCTTGTAATTAAAGATGCTAACGATGGCAAATCAATTGCTTTCGCTGATAGGCTTATCAAATATTATCGAGAACGATTTCCAGAGAGAAATATTGTATATATCTTAGACAATTTCCATAAGCTACGTGATTTTCAAGCCGCTGCTGGTGACGAACGTGTAAGATTTAAAACAGTCTCGACAGTAATGAAAGACTTAGCTACCAAACATCACATAACTGTATTAGCTACTATTGAGTATCGCAAGATTAAACGTGGTGATCATGCAGGTAATGAAGATATTATTGAAACTGGACAGATTGAATATGACACTAATTTTATTGGGCACTTGTACAATGATGTACATGAAAACGCTGACAAAGCAGAATATTTCCATGACTCAATGTTACAACAGGAACTAATTAGAATGCCTACTGTTGAGTTAAATATTGGTAAAAATAAGATTACATCATTTAAAAATAAGATCTATTTTGATTTTTACCCATCTAGTTCTGATTTTGCTCAGGCAGATATGAATCTTATTGCTAGTCGTCAAGAGCAAGAAGCATCTAGTAAAATTAACGAGAAGACACGCTTTATGGACTAATACATGAATGCTTTTTATTTAGCTAAAGATCCAAAACTAGCTGCTATGTATCATGGAGATAAGCATATTATCTTTCAAATCCTAGTGGTTTACAGATTATTAACTACAATAGAAAGCTTACTTGATTCCAATAGCCAATCATTAGTTCATCGTCGTTGGGTAAAACAGCCTTGGGCACAGTGGGGCATATTATCCCCTTTAAATTATCAGTGGTTAAAGAATCATTTCAAAGCGTTATTAAATGAATATACGTATCGATGGCATAAGCAGCATATGTATAAATTACGTTATATGAGATTTGCTATTAGACGTGATACTATGTTTTGTAATGCAGCGAATTGGTCCTTTCCTGATACAAAATTAACACCACCACCATTAACAATTCCTTCTTTATACATCTCTCCTAATGCTGTAGAATCATATAGGATGTATTATTTAGGTGCAAAAACGGATATACTAACATATACAAGACGTGCAGTACCTACATGGGTTATAGAAGAAGGACTAGGAGAACAAAAATAATGTATCGTATCTTTGATTACGAATGTAAAAAATGTGGAAAGATAGAAGAGTATTTAATTACATCAGATAAAATAACTGATAGATGCAAACACTGTAATGCAACTTCTGCTAATTTAATTAAATTACCATCATGGTCAGGAACTCCTAATTTGTCATGGAGTAAATGGAATAACCTAAACCACGAAGGATAACTAATGGATACAATAAATACAATATTAATAGGACTTGGGGTATTAATTGTACTTGGAGGAGCCATACTTACAGTGATTGAAATACGGAAGGTGAAGTTAACCCTTCCTCCTGCGCCTATAATTCCTACTCCACATGTTACAGTAGATTTACATCCTTTAGAACAAGCTATTGACAAAATGCCTACTAAGGTACTTCAGTCTATACAAGGATCAGTTAATACTCATAAAGGAGTACTTGGAGAATTAGTAGGATATACTAAATTACACGCGGAGTATAATAGAATAATACCTCTTGGTAATATAGTAGATTTTATAGGAATAAAATTCCCTAGTGACACTGAGCCTGGATGTGTTGACTTTATAGATGTTAAAACTGGTAATGCTAAACGGTTATCAAAAGATCAACGCGCCCTTCAAAAATTAATTACTGATAAACAGATACATTTTGTCAAACTTAAGGTTGATATAAGTGCAGGTTAGCCTTACGGATATTAATAATTTTGCTAAGTGTCCAGCTTATTTTAATTTTAAACGGCGGTCGCTTTCTCCTCCTATACATATTGTTAGGAAGACTATCATGGCAATTATTAAAGGATCATATACATACACATTAAAAACAAATAAAAAAGTTCCTTGGAGAACAATAGTAGAATTAGTAGATACAAAAGTATTCAAGAACGTAGATATAACAGATAAAGAAGCGTTCCAAGCTACTAGAAAATTAGCAGAATATGTATTGCATGGATTACAACGATGGTACACTCAATATCAAAATGATATTCATGAAGTCTATGTAAATGTACCAGTTATAATGGAACTTAGTCATGTAATTATAACAGATACAATAGATCTCATACATATTGCTAACCCAGTACGTTTTGTAACATTTTCAGATACTAGCCTTACTAGACAAGAAATGTATAATAGTCTTATTGTAAGAGGAAAAAGAATAATGATTACAAACAGTTTGTACTCAGATAAAATGCAAGTTCAAAACTTTGCCATTAGTAATCACGGTGTATTTACTACCAGTAATCTTATGTTTAGACATGCCTCTGATAAAATTATCAAATCTCACATAGCTCAATTAGCTGCTTCCATTCGTGAAGGTATAAATTATACATCACGAACAGCTATGTGTAACACATGTACATTCCAGGAAATATGTAATGCTTAAAATACAAGATAAGAATGGTAAAATTATTGCCATTCTAAAAGACCAGGACACAGAACCACAGGACTTAAAGAAGTCCAAAGAATACGGAGATAAACAATGAGCCACTATGAAGATTTTGAAGCCACTCAGCGTGCTGCGCGTCGTAGCAAAGAAGAAAAGTCTCTTGACCTAATCGAATGCCCAACATGTGGATCCAGGTGGTTCGAACAAGTTGAATTTGCTAGATTTAAAAAAGAACATCGCTTAGTGTTAGGACAACGTGTGCCGTATAATGCAGGTGACGTTCCTTTTCAAATGCTTAGATGCGTACATTGTCAGCACCTTGTAGAGCCTCATACTATTCGTCAAGCTCGTGATCTAGGTAGTGATGGATATGATAACTTTTTAGATACAGTAGAAGGACTTAACGATACGCGTAATAAGGATAAAATTAAGGATGAAGTTCCGTCTGAAAAACTCTAATATTTTTAAGATGCCTGGGAATGCTCATGCATTACATCTTGCAACTATAGAGTATGGTTTTCGAGAATTTATAGTTATATTAATAACTAAAGGACCGAAACAAGGTAATTGCTATATTGAAGAAGCTGTACTTAATACTGTAGATTGGACATCTGACGTATTTGCTAATCTAAAGTTTATTACTGACGATAATTTAGCAGAAGATTTAGCTCGGTACGCAGAGGAACAAGGGGTTACTGATATGAAAAAAATTCACGAACTACTTGTTTCAACTAAGAGACAATCATGGATTATATCAAACGCATAGTACATGCATTATCAAGTTCGGATGAAATAGCTGCAAAAAAAAATGCAGCTGAAAATGCTTTGATTCAGGCAGAAATGGATCATATTGTAGACAAGATTAAAGCTATTGATCAAGATAACTATAGTTACCAATACAATTATAATAGTATGATTGATTTTGACTACGTATAATTATGAAAAAAAATAGACAACTTAATCTCACTATATTTAATCTTTATGGTGTAGTTCCAGTAACTGAAATAGCTAGAACAGTAGATCTATCACTCATTAAGGTCTATAAAATTTTATATGATCAAGGTGTTACTCCACCAGGATTTTGGTCTGATAATGAGTTAAAAATTCTTACAACTAAATATGACTCAATTTCTAATGAAGAATTAAGAGTATTATTGTTGCGGTCTGAAGATGACATTGTTCTGAAAGCTATTTCTTTAGGTCTTCGAAAGATTTCTTTCTGGACCAAGAAAGAATTAGAAGAATTAAAAACTATGAAAGCAGCAGGTATGACACTTACATACATGTCTGATGCACTTCAGAAAACAGATAAAACAATTCATCTTAAACTGGTTGAGTTAGGTTTGACTAGAAACGTAAGGTTTTGGACCAAGAAAGAGCTTGCCCTCGTTGAAGAAATGTCACATGGATATACATTTACATATGTAGATATTGCAAATTCTACACATGCATCTATAGCCCAGGTAAGATCACTTTGTTATTACAAAAAATGGAATAAAGAAATAAAACGTACTAGCTCTGTAGGCGAAGAAGTTCTTATTAATTTACTTACTTCTATGTTTCCTGAATTACAAATTTGGCCTCAATTTAATTTAGGAGAAAGTCTTCATCTAGACGTATTTATACCTGCATTAAATATTGGTTTTGAATATGATGGTATACAACATTTTGAACGTATTAAAATGTTCCAACCAAAGAAAAATGACTTCTCTCATGCTAAATATTTAGATGAGAGGAAAGATGATCTTTGTTCTACATTAGGCATCCATCTTATTCGTATTCCTTATACAGTTGAGCTTACAAAAGATTACGTTTTGGCATTAATTGATACAGTTGGTAATGGTCCTGGTAGTATCAAATTGAAACGTGCTGTTAGTTTTAAAGGTAATATAACTAAGAGCCAAGAAAAACACTTAGGTTATGTAAAAAGCAAATTAGAGTTTACTAAACAAGCTAGAAATAAATATCTACAATCTGATTATCACAAAGAACAATTAAAGAAAGCCAAGCAATATCGTAGTGAACAATATAGGAGATCACGTGACTTACAACGTAAACGAAAAGCAGATCTTGAACAAGATTCATGATTTGGAATACCAAGATATATCTTTCGATTTGCCACATCATCCAACTAAATATTATAAAACACGTAAAGTATCTAAGATTAATAGAATTGTGATACATACAACTGATTGGGTTACTACACCACAGCGATTAGCTGAATATGATATTAGCCCAAATCATATTTCAAAAACTGGATGTCCAGAAATAACATATCACGATATTATAATGCCTAATCATCAGATAATTCATACTTTACCATATACTAAAGTATCCTGGCATGTTGGTGTATGGAATCCTGGCTCTATTGCTATTGCTATGATGTATCGAGTTAGCAATGATAAGGGTGTTGATGTGTACGCACCTACAACAGAAATGTTACAGTCAACATATGCTCATGCTGGGAATGCCTGTCTTAATTTTGGATTTTCTCCAGATGCTGTTATAGGTCATAGAGAATTAAAAAATACTGGATGGTTTATGTTTAAAGGCAGTAGAAAACTTCGTAAAACTTGTCCAGGGATACATATGAATCTATCTAATATGAGAACACAAATAGCTATCCATATGCAACTTGTTATGCAACGTGACAATGTGTATAAAGGTGAAATAGATGGACTGTTTGGAAAACAGTCACGATCTGCTATGAAATCTTGGAGAACTAATTATGGGCTGGAATAGAGGAGCAATCGTATGGTCTCCTATAGAAGAAGAGTACCTAAGAAAGAATCGTACGATATCTATAAATCAATTGACTATAGCATTAGCTAAATCTCGTGCTGCAATTAAAAGAAAACTAGATGAATTTGATGGTAAAAAAATTACCAAGAAAATGAACAAACGATCTGTAATAGGTCGTCGTCTCGATCTAGATCAATTCTTTCGTAGTAACTGGGAAGCAAATGTAGCTCGATGGTGGAATTCTAAAGGTAAAAAATGGGATTACGAACCACAAGTATTTGCTTTCTTTGAATTCGGAATCAAACGTGGAACAGTAAGTTACTGTCCCGATTTTAAAGTAGGTAATTTGTGGGTAGAAGTCAAAGGTTTACTAGACCCCAAAGGCCGAGTAGCTATTAAGCGATTCAAGAAATTTTACCCTACCGAGTTTAAGAAACTTCGTGCAATAGTAGGACGGCCTGGTACTAAAGCTGATAAATTTTTTCAGGCGGAGGGTGTTCCTGTCATTGCCTATATAAATGAGCTTAATAAAAAATATAGTAAGATAATTCCAAACTGGGAATAACATGCACCCCATCTATAAATACAACAAAGAATTTCTACGTTTTGTAGAAATAACAGACAAGGTACATAGAGGTAAATATATCCGTATATTGAATGGATATGAAAAAACTCTTGTAGATAAATTAAAGGCCATACCTCGTCATAATAAATTTTCCTTACAAAAGGAAGATATCTATCAGCAATTAGCTTATATTTGGCAACGTCTACTTACTAATAGACAACATAAGGATCAAGGGGAACGTGCTTATCTATTACGATTATCTATTTTTGAATTACGAGATTGGTATCAAAAGCTTATGTCGTCACTAGATCATGATATTGAATCAGAGCCAGTAATAGAATTACAAGATCCTGATTTCTCAATACACTGGGTATTCTTTGGACATTTAGCTAACATGTCTAAATTAGAAAAATATATAATATTCTTACGTTTCAATAAAGGACTAGGTATAAAAAATATTTCTAAAATTACACATTCTAGTTTACGGTATGTTACAGAAGTGTTACAAAGTATATTAGAATATTTTAGGAGAATATATGTTTGAAAAAACTCAGTCTGATATAGTAAAGAAAGAAGAGCCTATGGTACCAATCATAGAAAAAGAAAAGCTTAGAATTCCTGGTATAAAAACGCTTCACACAGAGCCAGCTCAGCATATTGCTGAGGTTCTGGCAATGGTGATTCGAAGTAGAGCCCATATTCTAGAATTAAATTGGGTACTAGGTGACTATATTGAGCTTACGTATTCTTCGAAGTAACGTCTAGCTTATTCATATTATCCATTAATCTTTTCCACTCATCTTCCATATCCTTTTCGGTTATCATACCCTTACTTTTCATTATAGCTAGTAATGTTTGTAAATGAGCAGATGCTTGGAAATTGCCATGACCTTGTTGCTCAACATTTTGGATACAAGCCAATAAGTCATGTTTAATATAGTCTATTACTGCATTAATACCTTCTAGAGATGTTAGAACGCCTCCGAGTCCAGCAGTTAAATCTCGAATAGCACTTTCTGTAACTGGATCATTAATAATTTTTCTGTCTGCTAGATTATCTAATTTAGAAGATAGAATCTTTACTCCATTTGCTCTGTTATCTTCCACAGCTTGCAATACTGTCTCATGATCTTCTTGTGATGCCTTGTTCTTCCTAGAGTCCAAATTAATTACATTAGTCATTTACATGTTCCTTATTAGTTGGTTTAAGTGTTGAATATCTTTCCATGTATCCAATCTGTATTGATGATATCTATCTGTGCCTTTGGTGTGCAATATTGCAGCAGGATGTAGCATTGGAAATAAAATAGTATTCTCCAGGTTAAAATTTTTATCTGGACGAAGTATTTTCCCTCTTATTTGGTACATTTTTATTGATGGATTATTTAATAAGCTTTTAGCTGCTGTTAATCCCAGAGTTACTATTATTCTAGGATTTATATAAGTTATTTGTTGAAGCAAATAATCCTTACATTGTTTAACTTGTTCATCCTTTGGTGTCAAGTTTTCTCGTCCAGACGAATTAGATATTGGTCTACATAACACTGTATTAGTTAAATACCATGTATCTATATCAAGCTTACCTGCTTTCCATATATCCTCTAGAAGACGTCCTGCTGGGCCTGTAAAAGGCGTTTGAGTTCTATCCTCTACCTTACCTGGGGCTTCTCCTATAATCATCTTAGATGTACTGTGAGGCCCTCTGGAGACACAACATCCATGCAGGTGGCGCTGTTTCCCCAAGTTGCATTTTGTGCAACCGTTACTTTTTAAATGATTGTTGAGATGTAGAAGAGATTCGAAGATCACAAACTATAATCTTTCACTTCTGATATGTCGGACAATAGTAATCGGTTTAATTCTTGTTTAATCTTGGCACGTTTAGCGTTCCAAATATGAATTTCCTCAATTACATTGAGCCTACGTTCATTATCGCTGTCCATACTGCGTATAAGTGCTTCAGCATTCCATAGCTTAGTATTAGCTTCATGTAAATCATGGAACAATGGTTCAATATCTCGTAGATACCCTTTGTTTACTTCTAATAAAAAGGATGTAAGTACCTCACTAAGTTCACTAAGTGGTATCATTTTTGAATTGCTTAGATCTATTTTTCTAATTAGAATAGATATTCTATCTAATATATCACCTGGAGTTTGTACTGTATTAAACATATATTACCTTTCAAATACTTCAGCAAAGAGTGCAGCTATTTCGCTACGCTCAGATTTAATTAGATCGATTGAGGCAGTAAATGTACTACGTTTTACTCGATCATCATTTACAAATTTATGAATTCCTGTTTTATCGCGGGCGATCTTTTCATCTCTTTGTGCTAAATCTCCCATAATAATCATTTTACTATCATGACCAACTCTAGTACCTAGTGCCACCATTTCGTCATAGCCAAGCACTTGTACCTCATCAGCTAAGATTATTGCATTGGCCCATGAAGCTCCTCTAATTAATTGAATAGGGATAAATTCAACATTGTATTGTTTAATTAAATCCATAATTGACTTTTTTCCACCAAGTAGATGCTCTATGTTACACATATAGTTCTGTAAATAAGGGTTGAATTTATCCTCAACATCACCTGGTAGCGAACCTAAACCATGTTTTCCTACCCAAGACATTGGGCGTGTAAGGATTATTTTATTGTAACTTTCTGACGTCTCAAACAAGTGAAGAGCAGCAGCAAGTGAGAGCAATGTCTTTCCTGTTCCTGCTTTCCCTGTGAGAGTTACAACTCGTACACTGTCATCCAGTAGCGCATCAAATGCCATCCATTGTTCTTTATTTTTTGGACGGACGCCACTGATTTTTAAATCCTTTGGTAAATCCAGTAACTGCAATCTAGTTCCTTGATGTCGTGTAAGAGCTGATTTGCTAAGTCCAGAATTATCTTTAATAACAACATACTCATTCTGCCAGAAATTCTTAGATATACTAAAGTCTGGTAATATATCTAAATATTTTTCTTTATATAATTGATTTATCTTGTCGGTATTAACACTAACAACTTGTATACCAGTATATGCTTCCATAATTGCTCCAAGAAAGATAGGTAGTATTTTAGCATCCTATCTTCAACAAGAGTATACCTGATCTCTAATTATCTTCTAATAGAATTCTAGTAAATCTATATAGTTTATTACGTCGTTTAAGTATCATTGATTCAGATAACTCATTTGGATCAATTAAGATATCAACTAAACCTATTGCACTTATATTTATAGTTACATTATTAATGATGATATCTAAATTATTGTAAAGTATTGTATATAATGGATTAGAATTCTGTATTCGAATGTTTATATGAAAGTTCCAAAAATTATGATCTACTTCACCAGTAGCTAATATAAATGCTTCATCGTTGAAATAATTTATAAGCTTAAATTTATTAATTGTACATTGATGTGTTTCTGTACTATTATAATAAGCTATAGTGCATGTCTTTTCACTAGCTATTATTTGACTATAAATATCTATTTTAGATAACATCTATATTATTTTTAGAGTATGTTGCAATAGTTGTAGATGTTCATTCGGAATTTTCATATCACGTACAATTAAATCTGCACTTTTCATTAGTTTATTACTAAATTCTATGTCTGCTTGCCAGCTATCTTCATGATAATTATTTAAATAGATAACTTCTCGTATCCCAGCTTGCATAATACTTTTTGCGCATTCACTACATGGATGAAGTGTGCAATAAAGTGTAGCATCTTTTAGATCTCGAGTAGCATTTATAATCGCATTTAGTTCGGCGTGAACTACGTATGGATATTTTGTGTCATATTTATTATTTGCAGTTCTATTCCATGGTGTAGTTCTTGGATTAATATTACGTGGTGTACCATTGTATCCTGTACTTATCGTTCTTCTATACTTGTCACAAATGTATGCCCCTACTTGTGTATTTGGATCTGGACTGCGCTGTGATGTTATTATAGCAATCAACATTCCATGGCTATCCCAGTCTAATCTAGTTTTGCGATGTGGTTCCATTAGTAGCCTCTATGAAATCTTTCATGTAGGGTAAATTGGATATCATTGAAGTTATCCCAGTATCTTCATCTGTCCATTCTCTAAGACGATGATTTTTCCTTTGGAAATACATTGAAAAAGCAGTTTCATAACTCATCATATATGTTGCCATTTGTAGGAAACCTTCTGGAAGGTTATTTTTATATTCTGCTCTAATTATATTTTGCTTTTCATGATCTCGCAGTAAACCAGCATTGCGAAATTCTGTTCCAAGTTTATTTAGATATATTAATGTTGTATCTGGTATAGGATATTGGAAATCATCTTGAGTTAGATCTCTATGTCCTAATTTATGCATTGTAGAACATGAGTTTCTGACAGTAGCTACTTTGTATGTATCTAACTCTGTCCAAATATATCTAGGAAGAGACATATCCGCCCAAATAATTATTTGTCTCAAAAACTTACGGTGTTCAGGTCCAGCTTTAATTAGACTACATGCTAGCCTCATGTCTTTTGGACCAATCTGAACACCGTCAAGCATTAATGCATTATTTACATGGTGTATATCTGTATATGTGGTATCACTTTTAGACCATGAATTCATAGGGTTACGCATACCATGTAGTGCCCGACGAAAACCATATACTTCTATATTCTCTATTTGCATTCCATACTCCGTCTATAAATCTCTAACGCTTCTTCATTGGTATTTGCTTCAATAGATATTTCGGTCCATTTCACATGTTGATCACAATTAGGACAATATGCTAAAGTAACCGGACCATCATATCCAAGACACATTACTTTATCTGTATTGGCTTCGATCCAAGCTGATAATTGAATATCTGGACTAGCACATTCGCTGCACAGAACTATCTGATGATTTTTCATTTGCATTCTCCATACTTGCTAGCATACGATTCACCATACGTGTCCTACTACCATGAGCAGGGAAACCAATAATTGTTTTTCGATTAGCTACCTGACAAAGCCCACATGTTTTACATGTGACTCCTTCTGTATTAGTAGCAGGGCAAACTAATATTTTTCTTCCGGCGGGTGTCTTTGTTGTCTTCCTGTCTATATAATGACTAGGAAGTATAGTTACTATTGGAGCTATCCCTAATTCAGCTAGCTTATCTGCATGTGTTGAATTATCAGCAGATAAGTTTATTGTAAATCCATCTTTGTTTGCTTTAGCAATTAATTCTCTATTCCATCGTGCATCTTTGTGAGTTAATACTGGATAATGTGTATACGTGAACCCACGTTTACCAGTATTAGCTTTTACAAGAGCTTCTAAACTAGATTTAACAATTCTGTTTTTGTATTTTGCATATGGTTTTAAATCACCAGCAACATTATGACGCCAAAGCTGTCCATCTTTAAATTGTTTTATGTCATCTAACATATTAACAAAAGTATAATCATTTTTACTACTTATTCTGTTCCAATGCATCGCTAGATGACCTAGTTCTGCATAACAGCCAGAGTTTTTAAGTGGACATGTCGATGGACATGTAGTCTGGGAACTAATTGTAGTAGGAATCTTTCCTGTTTTTTTATTTCCGCTTTTCTTTACGAGTAAAAAGTTCATTAGTATTAATATGAGGCCATTCGATAAAACCGAACCCCCATAAAGGTTTGCCTGGGGTAACCAAGAAATACCCTTGACGAGCAATTCCTTCATTTCCCATGCGTTCTGCCAGGTCATCTGGACCGCAGAGAGAGCCATTCGCTAATACTAAATTGCCTAACCAACCACCGATACTCCATTCGTGATAGTGACCATGTAGCAAGAAATCGAGAGACTTTCCAACAATCCAACCAGCGATCTTAATTTGTGTTGCAGGAGTACCTGTATGACGCACACCTTCATGACACATGCCGCCGATCTTGTCTTTGACCTTGAATGTATTGAATTTTTTGTAGTTCTTTTTAATGTGTATCTTGTTATCTGTTAATGAACTTAAGAGATAAAGATTATTACAAATAACATTATCCCAGTTAGTTACTTCAGATGCTGTTTTACTCATCCGACCATGATTACCTGGTACGTGTTCTACCCTTATAGGAACTTCAAATAATTTTTCCAAGGCGGTGAGCATCTTCCATAAACTTTTAGTACATGCTTCTGTCTGTTCAATAACAGAACATGTTAATTTAGTAGCTTGAGAAGCAAAAATATCTTCTCCTTCTACTAAATCTCCAATTAGAACTACAATTATTTCATCTATCTGTATATTTTGTATTCTCTCATATATCTCGTTAACCATACTAAGCAATCGTTCAGATGCTATATCAAGATCAAAATATTGTGTACTTTTTCCAAAATGCAGATCAGATAATTGAATTACCAACGATGAATTATCTGATTCAATGGGACCAAAGCTAGGTACAACAGGAGATTGTTTAGTATATTCAATAATATCATTTAACCAATTCCTTGTTCGTTCTATTGAATTATGTTTTGTTTCAGTTGAGACTCGTTCTTGTACGAGATCATCAGTTTCAAACTCTAGCTCTACTATCTGTTGTATACGTTGGACTCTCTTTTGAATAGAATCGTAACTTCTGGATGAACCAGGAAACTCTTCGCTAAATAGCCTAGCTATTTGTATGGGTCTTAAATGTATATTCCGTTGTATAAAATCTGATTCCTCTCTATTCCACGTGGACATGAGTTTCCTTCTCCGTATTATTTATAGCTAACGCTAGTCCCCCACCTATAAGTAATATAGGCCAGAACTGTGTTAACATCCAAAGTGCGCTACCACCTATTGCTATTCCTATTCCAATATGCACTAATGCGTTATCTTGTTTTGACACTTGGTACCTCTACCATAAATGCTCCTAGAAAATTTCCAATCTTGCGTGGTGATTCAAACCGAAATCTAGTGTTATCTAAACTTACAAGTGTGGTATTAATTCTATGCAATTCACCAGCATACTTATCTAGGATTTGTAGATATACTTCTAGACTTTCAACTGGTACTTCTACGTATATATTCTCTTGTCTATCTTGGTCTAAAACAATAGGATGCATTTTCCATATAATTACTTTTGTACTTTTTGCATCATCAACTTCAACTTGTTCTACTGTTCCGTCAATAGTATAAACTGTACCTTCTTCTAAAATAGATTCATATTTAGTATATGGTCCAGTAAATAGCACACCCTCTAAACTATTAGTTAGATCTTCTAATGTTATAAATGCCATTTTCTTTTTTGATTTAGTAGTTATTATTTGAATACGAGTAACTACTGCAGCAAAAGATATTTTAGATTTATGTTCTGCTTTCATTACAGAATCTATTCCAAGTTTGTGCTTACCAAATTTAGAATAAAATTGTTCCATTGGGTGTGACGAAACATAAAAACCTAATAATTGGTGTTCTGTTTTCTGTATTTCTGTATCGGACATTTCGTCTTGAACTAAAATTGTTGGCCATTCTGGTTCAAGGACAGGAGCAGGCATTTTGAGACGACTAAGTTTTTTCCCTTTAGATGATAAGACACCATTTTCTATGTCTTCTAACCTTTGTGCTACCTGATCTATTTTAGCTCGATATGTAATAATCTTTTTATTATATTTTTTTAACTCTTTGTTATACTCCCATATTTTATCTACTGCATTTAGCATAGTAGCACGATTAGCACCGATATTGTCAAATGATCCTGAAGAAATCAATGCTTCTAGTTTGCGCCTATTAATTATAGCCAGATCAATACGCTCGCAAAAATCTCGTAAGCTTTTAAATTTTCTGCGGTGGCGTTCTTTTATTATTGATTGTACAGGAGACAAACCTAAATTCTTTATAGGACCGAGACCAAATCGTATTGCACCATCATCAATATGAAACGATTCCCTACTCTTATTTATATCTGGAGGCAATACTTGTATATCAATAGCCTTACATTCAGCTAATAACTTAATCATTTGATCTGTATTACCTGCATTACTAATCATACATGCACACATGTACTCTACGGTATAGTGTGCTTTTAAATATGCTGTCTGGTAAGTAATCAATGCGTAAGCAGCTGCATGGCTATTACTGCAACATAAACCAGACGCTAATAAAAAGTTATGCGAGGGATGGTCTACCTCAAGATCATATCCTCGCCGTAATCCAACATAAGAGATTCGTACAATTCCCCTACATATACAATTGGTGGGAGGTGTGGATCTTTGAACATTTTGTAGAGGTATATCAATGATATCTTGATAAGCTCTCCTGACGATCTGAAGTTCTCCATCGATCTGTCTCTTGTCTGAGTTCTCTGTAGTATATTTTCTCCATGAACCGGAAAAAAGTGCCATGGTCCATCGATTTCTATTGCTATCTTGAGTTGTTTGTTGATGAAGCCTACTTGTTTCCTCTCTTCCATTTTTGATAGTTTCGGACTTGCTTGTCGTGAATGGGATTTTGCCCCACACTTTGCAGTCCAAGTTAAGGATTCTCCAGAGTGGCTGTTGTCCCCACTCTGTTGCCCATTTGTGGTCAAGTGTACATTGTTCAGTTGTTCCGTCATCGAATTCTATCTCCCATAGAGGTACAATTCCATGATCGTGTAAGGCTACAACATGTGATTCAACTGTGTTACCTGCAGAATCTAATGTATAAATAGTGTCTCGCTCAGAACAGTCCTCTATTCTTTTAACACCATTTATTGTGGCAATTTGTGTATCTTTGTCCAGTGTTTTATTAAACCCATATGCTGAAAATCCTACAATAGTATCCCACATAGTTTCAGCTTTATGTTCAGGTAACCCATGCTTTACCCAACCATTCATAAATTTAGGTTTATGTTTGTCCATTAAGGCTTGTTTCTTTTTACCAATAGCCTTTCTCATTTCATCAGCTTCACCACCTGTATACCCACACAGTTGTTTGCTGATTTCCATGACTTGTTCTTGGTAGATACAATTATGGACTATAATCCCATCTCCAGACCCCACAATAAAGCTATGTTCATCACCATCTACTTCAATATCGTATACGTCGTATTTTCCTACTAGTGATTCTTCTGTTATATTATGTAAGGACACTTCCCCGCGAATAAAATTTTCTATTATATGTTCTTCTGGAAAAGCTTTTATTATAGTACTTAGTTTTGCATTCGTAGATTCAAAATAAGATGAATTACTTATACCTCTAGATACACATTCTTGCTTTATGGACAACCCTGTAGCTTGTCGATACTTATCAATTAAGTTTCTAAGATATTGCCTACTAACAATTAAGCCACCAGTTATTGATAAATTTATATTATTAACTGTTTTCAATTTAAGATATGGAGCTAAACAAGATGCAAATAACTCGGTATCACGAATATAAATCCTATTATTAGTTCTATAATATGTAATATATCTAAAATCTAATAATATAGACATTTGATCTAGTAACACAGTACTAGTAGATGTATAAAACATACCATGCTGATGAATACATCCATCGCTATCCCAAAGTCCTGCCAATAAGCTATCTATTAATTTACTATTGGCCTTAAAAAATATATCTGGAATTTGCTTCTTATTAGCTTTTATATTGAATAGATTATACCTACGTAACCAGGTATTAAATTTATTTTTGTACACTCCTTGTTGTCTTTTTGCACCTACATACCATGCACGAGTAGCAAAAAACTTTTTTGTTATTAATTCGGGGAAGACTTGCTGTAATGTATCTTTAATAATATCAGCATTGATTAATGTGTCTGTAGCTATAGTGGGAGAAGAATCTGTAGTGCATCCATCTCCTAATACCATTCCTAATATCCATGCTTCATTGATACCTATATTGATATCAATTATCTCTAATTGTTTATTACGATATCTAATTACACTAGGTGTTTTACTTATGGGTAGATATCCAGTAATAGTTTTTACAGGATGATCAGCAGTACACGCTATGTTGGAATTATTATCAAAGTCATATCTTATTACGTTTTTAGTACCAGAATTCCAGATATGTTTTATAGTTGTAGGTTTGTATTCACCATTCAAGATAATATCTTTATCTTTTAATGTATGTATTTTTACTTTACCATTTGGTGTATGAACAAGTTCGTCTTGGTAAATACACCACCCTGCAGTTTCTCCTAAAATAGGCTCTAGCTCAGGTACTAGATACTCAGGTTCTCTATTTCCGGCTCGTGCATCTAAATATATTTGTTTATATGAAGATGATAAAGGACCAGGACGATAAATAGCTATAAGAGCTATTAGATCCTCAAATTGTGCAGGTCGAATCTGCATAGATAAATCTCTCATTCCACCTGATGCTTCTAATTGGAATATACCAACCGAGTCACCCTGACGTAGACGTAAAAATACCGAATCATCATCTAATGGAATTTTATCTATGTTTATTGTTATATCACGAAGTTCTTTAACGAGATCTATGCAAGTGTGTATTTTAGTAAGTGCATCCAAACCTAAAAAATCAAACTTAATAAGTCCTGTTTCTTCTATATTACCCATGTCCCATTGGGTAGCCAATCCGCCTTCTTTGTCTACAAATAATGGCACAGTGTCTAGAAGTGACTGATTAGCAATAATAATTCCAGAAGCATGCACTCCTACATTATTAATATGATTTTCTATTTTTTGAGCCCACTGAAGTATTTCACGTTGTGGTACTTCACTGGCCATATATGTTTGTAATTTTTTTACTTTGGTGATTGAATCAGAAATGGATTGTGGTTTACCATGAACTGGTTCTAATAGTAATTTTGTTAGATCATCTCCAATAACATAGGGGTAACCTAGACTTTTTGCTACTGATTTAATAGCTGCCTTGGCTCTCTGTTTTCCAAATGTACCAATGTGTACAACACGATCAGTACCAAACACTTCCTGTACATGTTGTATAACTTTAGAACGATAACGTTCTTCAAAATCAACATCTATATCACATAATCCAGCACCACCTATACGTGTCACATATCCAATTGGAGGATCATCAGTACACCCAATAGCATATAGTAAATGAGAATTATCTGGATTGTCATATTTTATACCTTGTTGCTTTAAATATGAGATGTATTTTTTCTTGTCTTGTGTTAAACCAGAGAATTCTATCTGTGCTTCTTCATAGAATCCTGGTTTTTCACACATTGATTCTAATTCATTGTCTGAAATTAATACATCTTCAGTAAATTGTGGCAATATTGTATTCGTAAATTCATCGAATGATAATTGAGTTGTTGATATATATGGAGACCCAAGACGATCTGGATTTAAAAAACGTTCAAATAGTAAACCTAATTTGATAGGATCTAAGTTTGTAATACCTAAACAATATGATGTAAGCGCACCCGCAGCACTACCGCGCCCAGGACCTACGAAAATATTATTTTCGCGTGCCCAATTAATAATATCTCTAAATAGTAAAAAGTAGCCAGCGAATCCTAGTTTAGTAATTACTTTAATTTCGTAGTCTAATCTACTTACATACTCTGGTTTATTATCTAGTTGTTTATCACGTAACCCCTTTAAACATTTATAACGGAAGTAATCATTGAGTTCTGAATTTGCCACTGTTTAAAGTCCTTGTAGTCCGGAGTAAGTGTTATATCATAATCTGGAATTTCGTATTCACCTAATTCTATTTCTAGGTTACAACGTTCCGCAATTCGAACAGTGTTAATACATGCATTGAAGGCACCTAGTTTACGTGCTTCTTTATACATCTCATCTGTCTCGCGTATCCAAAATTCGCCACCTTCATATCTCATTATTTCTCCATCTAGATATTCAGTTAAAGTTTTCTTTAACTGTTGAGCCATGAGTAATTCATGGACTTCCTTATCTTCTTGACGTAAATAATGAGCATCTGTGGTTATAACTAACTCATATCCCTCGTCACGAGCAAGTTGGATAGCCCATTTATTGTATGCTTGTTGTTCCCACATTTGGTGCGGTTGTATTTCAACATAAAATCTATCACCAAATATATCCGCAAGTTGCCTTGCGCGTTCACGTCCGCTGCCTAGCGGATCCGAGACTGTTTGGGTTTCTTTATCATAGAACAAACCTCGAATCTTTTTTTCGTTATTATTTTTTTTCGCGAGGGGTCCTGCTAGACATGCTGATGTAACAATTAGTCCATCACTGTGTGCCGCTAAATTATTCCAAGATATTCTAGGTTTGTAATAGAAGTTATGTATATTAGCTTGATTAATTAACCATACTAGATTTTTGAATCCCACTTCGTTCTGACAGAGCATTACCATATGGTAATTGTCACGTGTACAATTACTTTTCTCTGTATCGTCAGGATCATTAGTCACATATGCTTCGCATCCTATTATAGGTTTTATATCATGCTTCTTACATGCCTTATAGAACTCAATTACACCATGAAGTACTCCATGGTCTGTAATTGCACAAGCAGGCATTCCTAAATTTTTAACACGCTGTACTAATGACTCAATTTTAGATACGCCATCTAGTATGCTGTATTCAGTATGAACATGTAAATGTACAAAGTTATCCTTTACCATTAAAGATTTTATCTCGTAGCTCAGCTACTAACTCTGGCCGATCTTTTATATATTGGGCAGTCTGTATCCGTCCTTGTCCAATATTTTCGTTGTTATAGGAATACCATGCACCGGCCTTACCTATTATTCCTAATTCGGTAGCAACATCCAACAAGTCTGAGTAGATATCAATTCCTACTCCATAAATAATTTCAAATTCATGTTCCTTAAATGGAGGGGCTACTTTGTTCTTAATTATCTTAACTCGTGTCTTATTCGCAGTAGCATTTCCATCTGTCTTCACTACACCAATACGTCTAATATCTACTCGTTGTGAAGCATAAAACTTGAGTGCATTACCACCCGTAGTGTTGTGATTTATTAGGTCACCTATTATATAGGTGCTAGTATCAGCGACTTCCATATCCAATACTGGAATAATATTGTTCGTTTTTTCACATTGAATTTCACGAACATCATGTTCCATACTGCCAGTAACACCTAATACAAAACCAGTAGACAGACATCGTTTATATATATTGTCTGCACTTTTCCATATATCATGTACTCCATCATGAATAAGAATTTTATGAGCACCATTGCAACGTAGAACTATCTTATCGTCTTGTTTGACAATATATTCCACTGCGTCATGTCTACGCCTTAAGTTTAAGATTTGTTTCCAAACAAATCTTTGGGTAGCTAAATCAAAACTCTTAGTTTCTATATTAAGGTGAGATATATCAACAATATCGTCCGGTTCTAATTGCTCCCAATCAATATTGCACTGGGCAAATAATTCGGCTATTGTTCCTGTCTGATCCATGGGAAGCTTTCTCCAAGTTCTTTTATTATTGTCTCTTGAGCATTTTTCTTATCAAATCTGATGTAGTGTCAATATGTCTATTTATGCATCTTACGCCATGTTATCTTAGTAGAGGGAGAGACACATGTCTCTGGATTACCAAATACCACTCCAATTTTCATTCTGATTTGATTAATCCAGATAATTGTAGTGCCTGTTTTATATGTTATGCCTGCTAATTTGCGCATAGCTTGACTCATTAATCTGGCATGTAGCCCCATATTGCTAGCACCCATTTCACCATCCATTTCTTGTTGAGGTACTAGAGCAGCAACTGAGTCAATCACTACTAAAGCAATATCTCCTGTAGCAACTAATGCATCTACTACACTCAGAGCTTGCTGAGCATGGTCTGGTTGAGAGATAAACAGTTCATCCATGTTCACACCTAGAGCAGTAGCATATATAGGGTCTAAGGCATGTTCCATGTCTATGAATGCAGCTGTACCTCCTTGTTTCTGGACTTCAGCAATAGCATGCAGTGTAAGTGTTGTCTTTCCACTGGATTCAGGACCCATTATTTCTATCATGCGTCCACGAGGCCATCCGCCGCCTAATGCCCTATCAACTCCAATAGACTGAGATGAAAAGAACTCTACTCCCATTACTCGTTCTGAACCACGAGTAAGGATTCCTTTACCAAATTGTTTTTCTAATTGTTTTTTTGCTATTTCAAGTTTAGTGCTAGATATTTCAGGTTCATTTTTTCGGGCCATAATGATAATGCCTTTTTTTAAAGCGTTGCTGTACACGTTTTCTTAGATACAGTAAATCCATGTTTACAATTTCACATAATTCTAAAAGACTTATGTCTTGGTCACCCCAGTTTATTTTGTATGTATCATCGAACAAGAAATCCTTAGCCGTTATCCAATCACCATATTCTGGCTGTGATTCTATTTGATAAAGTGCAATATAATCTCTTATAGACTGCTCGATGATTTTTAATATTAAGAACCGACATTCATCGAGTCGGGGAGTGTAGTCGGCAAGAAAAAAGGACACACTACCGTAATAGTGTGTCCTTTCGTAGCGTGAATTATCCATGTCTAGGACGTAGGTAACTCACAGTGATCAGAATCACAATATGTATGTTCATATCCATATGTTTCTGTGAGTTCACTATAATCAATTGGTTTCAATTGGCTAACAGCTACGTCATACTCCTCTTTAGTTATTGGCTGATAAGGAGCATGTTTGTAATTATGCCCTTCAAGAGGAAGAAAACTTACAGACTTTAAACGTGTTTCATATAATTCTAGTGCTGTCTTAATGTGGTTAGCTTCTTCTGGCCTAAATGTTATAGTAACAGAAATTTGATTGTCTGCCCAGTACTGTTGCATTTGAGCAACTAATTCTAATTGCTCCCACATTGTTACATCATATCTAGATTTGAAAAAATCTTTTTCTTTAATAGGGAAGTACACAATAGATGTATTGTGTCCCTCTCCTTCTACTATTCTGTACCCTGCTCGTCTTAATTTCTTTACTAACTCAGATTCCGAATCCATTCTAATAGTACGCCAATAATACTTTCCATATGGAAAATGAACTCCAGGAGTAGCTCCAGGTAATAAGGAAATAGTACCACTAGGTTTAACAGAAGTTATCTTTTTAGAAGTTGGAACACATAACCAATTAGAATAAATAATATCTAATTTGCGTAAATACTTATATCCATTGTCTGCCCAGTTTAGCAATTTGCGAGTGCCGTGTTTATGCAATCCTTGCACTACTCCACTCATTGATAATCCAATTTTGCGATTACGTAATTGGACAGCATTTACACGTACATTATGTGTTGGTATTAATGTAACAGTTTTAGCATATAAATAAGCAAATTTTAATGTTCGTTGATACTCAGCATATGAGTTATGTCTAGCTGGAAATGTCTCTGGAACATTACAAAATTCGTATGATTCCATAGATATTTCAGAACATGGATTACATCCTATAATGCTTTTGTCTGGCTCAGATAATGGACCATCAATCATGCGACCATAATTTTGAGCATTTTCTAACCAGAATGCACTTGGTTCGCCATTTATTGCGTTTCGTTCTGCTAACTCCGTATAATCCATTCCTACTTGCGCAATGATTCCATTATTAGAATTCCATCGCCACTTTTCTAAACGCTTTTGATTTATATTGGGATCTTTAAGTGCGATAAATTCATGATCATTCATATCACCTAATGCAATAGATGCTGAACGTCTTACATTGCCACTCACTATACAACGGCTAATAGCATTGAATAAATCCACAATGGCTGTGGAATCCAACATTTTGCCTTGTAATGGAACTAGTATTTCATGTATATCATTATCTACTAGTTGCATAAGTGGATCTGGCCCACTAGCAGTGCCACCAAAAGTTTTAATAGGTGATCCATAAGGTCTGATTTTAGAATAATCTATCGTTGCCGGTAAATAACCTTTACCAAAATACGCATTGATTACAGTTCCTACAATACTTATCCAACCTTCTCGTGTATCAGGTACAACAAATGTACGATCATCTCGTTGTGGATTTTGAACTTTTATCTTATTAGCACCTCTAGTATCAAAACCTACACCTACACCTAGCATGGACATGTCCATTAAGAAACAGAATGGTTCCGCCTTAGAAATTTTAATATCATCAGTGCTAATAAAGGAACAATTATATAGTGGTGCTGCACCTTTAGCTTCAATTACTGAAGTACCCATACTCCACAATCCACGTCCAGGTGGGAGAAACTTCATATCCCACATTAACTGATACATTTCTTGTGCAGATTGTTGAGCTTTCTTATTGTCCCATGGTAAATTTAGATTTTGGCAATATTCTTTCTGAATTGAGTATGTACCATTCACTACTCGATATAATGTTTCCCAGAATTCTTCTGTACGATCTCCAATTGGACGAGCATATGTACGTTTAAATGTTATGTATCCTAATGGTCCCCATTCTGGTTGACGTCCTTCGAATTGGACTATAAATGATTTAGCTAATGTAAATTTATTCATTAGTTTCTGTTGGAGTTTTATCCTTTACTAGGATATCTAACATGTCCATGATTTGCTTGAGTCCCTTACCAACTTCATGGATTAGTCTGTCTCCAGTGATCTGTGAATTGTCTAAAAGATATTTTACTCTATGTTCTGCATATTTATGAATACCTAATATATTAATCAATCCACTACTGTCACCTATGATATTAAAAATAAGTGTGTCATCTTCTTGTAGTCCTACTACATATCCTATCTTAATTTTTTTATTTGTCGGGTCTTCTATTAGTTTATTTTCTTCAGACATATATTATTCTCCTTATAAACGAGATCCGCCCATTCTTTCTATGTAATTATTTTGTTGTTCAAGGCGAAGTTCGTTATTAACACTATAGCTGGCTGTTTCAAGTATTTTTCTACAAGTGTCCAAATGATCTAAGATTAATTTCCAAAACTTAGTACCTACATCAGCACGAAAGGCAGCTGACTCTTCGTCATTTGTATTTGCACGTGCCATTGCTTCTAGAGTTGCTGCTGCTGGTAATTTTTCATTGTGACGCTTATGATCCATAACTAATTCGTTGAATTTATGATAGTAAGAAAGTTCGCCACCACGTTTCACAAATTGTGTAAGAGCTTGAGAAGCAGCATGATGAAATGCTGCTTCTTGGTGCAATCTAAGTACTTGCATTCCTAGTTCTTGAATTAGCTGAGGTGTCAGATTATCAGTTGGGATCTCAACACGAAAAACCTCAATCCAATCTCCTAAAGTTTTACCACTTATAAAAAAGTGTTGTTCGAAGTCTTCCTTCATGATGCGATACACATCATGTCCACCTACTAGACGATGTAACATTGCATCGGCTTTCATTTTAGCTGATGTCATAGTAGATCCTTAACGATATAACATTTATTGAAGTCATATTGATTTCTTGCCTCATGTATGTTGTTTACAATATCTTGTGCTGTAACACCAGATTGAGTATTGGAACTTTGTGCATATGGACATCCTGAGACTGATCCATCTGGCCAGATTTGAAATTGAAAAATATTTGCACTGCATCCATATCCAGTAGTTCTAAAATCAAATGTACTCTGCGCACATCTATCTAATGTTATTTTATTGTAGATAGATGTAGTAACATATTTTTTGAGATGTTTGTAGATAATATTATTTCTATTTATATTTTGGCGGTCACTTTCTGTCACCTTACTACCAATAGGAACTTTCTCTAATAAGAAATATATATGATCTACAAATTGCCCTATCTTATTTATTTTATTTGCTAATAATTGAATATCTACATTTGTAGTTACTAATAGATTCCAATTTATAGCAATACCTAATAATTTTTGCAGATCGTGCAATGCTGTTTCATCACTATTATAAATATTTGTAATACTTAATACATCAATATTAGGCACTGCTTCTGGATAGTAATCACGTAATGAACGTAAATCATTAACTGTAATATGTAATTCAGGTCTATCGTTTGTATTAGATACATATATTAAATTATTAAATATTTTATATATATCTAACATATGGTCACGTTCAGTCTGATTAACTGAAAGTGTATCTAAGGAAAGAGTAATTTGGTTAGCCCAACATTTATCTTTATTGAAAAAAAACTTTGATACAAATTCTTTAAACACTTCTACAGGTATTTGTGTTTTATCTGAAGTAATATGTTGTTTAACATAACAGTTTTTGCATTGCTTACCACAATAATAAGTTGGTTGCAAAAATAGAGTATTTACTTCAGTGGCAGTACTCATATTTAAAAACTGTTTCATTTTTGTACTCTCTTTTTTTAATATGGTACCGGGAGCCGGATTCGAACCGGCACGAGCTAACGAGCTAAACTCAAGGGATTTTAAGTCCCCAATGTCTACCAATTCCATCATCCCGGTACAATACTACAATACAGCAAATCTAGAATGTTTAGTTATAGTGTTGATCGTGGTTTCTAGTGATTGAGTTGCATGAGCTACATCCACACCTAAATATATATTCGTATGCATAGTAATACGCCAATGTCTAGGTATTCGTTCTAGTGTGTAATCAGCATGCAATTTATAATTAGTTTTTAATTGTGCATCACTAAAAATAATTGTTGCATCTTTAAATATCGTTGTATTATCTTTGGATATTCTAACATTATGCAAAGGTATTAATTTGGGTATGTAGGTATTAATATAATCTGCCATTACTCCAGATGTAATAATATTAATATCACTTCCCGGAAATTGACATTGTAACCTATCTACTTCGGTTAAGATATCATGTTCATTCCTAAATCTAGCATATCCTTTATTTATTAGAGATTTAATTATATATTTATTAAAAAAAATTTTTGTATTCCTAAAGCGTGTCTGCAATTGATAGAATAGTAATTTTATCTGTTCGCTGTTAGTTATATTTAATTTTATACTTTGAGATATACCGTTAACAGAATAACCGGTTATAGCAAAATCTAAAATGTGAGATATTGGAACATTTTTATCATACCAATTTGATGGCCAATAATATACAAAATTTTGTATTTTGTACCATTCTTGTTGCTCTGTATCTTTAATTAATTTTCCATGCTGTTCTGTATTGGTATCGCTTTTTGTAAATTGACTAACTGCACTACTCATTAATTCGTTGATTAATTGATCAGATGGTAACTTTCTATTAAGTGAATATTTAAAATGCGATGGTATTGAAATCATATTGTTCTCAAAAGAAAAGTCTGTTTAAAATAACAGACTAAAATGAAATAAGATTTTCTATTATTGTAAACTATTCTGAATGTACTATATCCTTAACTGCTTCAATACCATTTCGCATATCACGTAAGTTGCCCTGTAAGGTACCATTATGATATGATAAAATACTAGAACGCATATCCTCATTATCCACGAAATGAAATTTTTTGACACGACCTTCAGTTGTTACTTTTTGAATTTCATAACCTATAGAAATAAGAACAGCGGCTGTATAAAAATCTGTAGTTGCGTAATAATCCATGGTTAACCTTCTGTCATATCTGCAATATAATCTGGAAGCTCTTGGGCTTCTGCATACTCTTCTGTATGTTGTGTTTCTATATGATCGTTAGCAGCTATAAGCACTTCAGTAATATCAGTGCATTTACTACCCTGTACTCCTTCTACTTGATATTCACGTTCGCCTGTTTTGGGATCAATAATTACTGTTACCTGTGACATTTATCTATCTCCTAATATTGTGAAAATACCATAGTAATTTTACCGTCTTGACCTACTACTGCCTGTTCATTTTCCGTACAAAAGAACTGGGCACTTTCAAGTTCGGACTTAGTTTCCTCAATTGCATATGCTGTTGATAAATCTTGTTGAAATTGATCATTATGACTATAATAGTTACGTAGTTTACTATTCTTTTCATTACTACGTACATGATATACGTCGCCGATCATAGCCCATGTGCCATCCTTTTGGCGAGCTAGACCAACAGCCTCTGCTAGACGAATCTGTGCTGTTTCAGATTGTCCATATTGTCTGATCACAAATTTTCCTTCTTCATATGTAAAATCAAGTCTCTTCAAAGCTGCTTTTACATATTCTATATTTTTCATACTTGTTTTAATCTTAGTCCAATGTGACATTTACCTTCTCCTAGTTATCTTCTTGTATTACATTTGAAAACCTATTGGTTTTCTTGGTTGATTTCTTGACAGGCTTCTTCTTGATTTCACTGAAATCATCAAGAGCATCATTTAAATTGAGAGATTTACCTTTCTTAGTACTTACTGTTCGTGTTTTTGCTTGAGTTTCTGTTTGGCTACTAGCATATCTATACTGACCACGAGCCTTTTCTCGCAATTTACGAATTTTGGTTCCCATTACTACAGCAATGGGTTTTGTATCTTGTAGTGCATTAATTATATTGCTAGCATTAAGATTATCCTGTTTAGAATAAAATGCTTCAGCTATTGCATCCTTAATTGCCTTTTCTATCTCTGCTCCTGTAAATTTATCAGAAGCAGCCAGTATATCATTTTTTGATTTTTGGATAAGTGATAATTTACGTCCTCTCTTCTCGAGGTGGATCTTAAAGATATCCCATCTCTCGTCAGGTGATGGTAGATCTACAAAAAATACTTCATTAAATCTACGAATAAATTCTGGTGGAAGCATTGTAATATCATTAGCAGTAGCAACGATAGTTACACCATCAAGTCCATCTTGCATAGCAGTAAGTAGTGTGCCGAATACACGAGCCATTGTACCACCATCACTGAAGTTTGATGATTTGGTACCAGATAAACTCTTCTCTACTTCATCTAACCATAAGATACATGGTGCCATAGTTTCTGCTTGCTGAATGACTTCACGCATCTTGGACTCAGATGAGCCCACAAGACCATTCATTACCTTACCAACATCAAGTTTTAGTAGTGGTACTTTCCATAGATTTCCAATTATCTTAGCCAGTAAAGATTTGCCTGACCCTGGTATTCCGGTTAAAATAATACCTTTTAATGGTTCAACTCCAAACTGTTTAGCTTTATCACTATATGCCATTCCATATCGTTGCAGATATTCTTTTGCTTGATCCATACCTCCCACTTCATCAAGGCCATATGGCGATTCAATATACTCTAGGATTTCACTCTTACGAATAAGTTGTTTCTTAGCAGCTAGCAAATGATTGTGATCTAGTCTTCGTTTATGTGCTAGAGAAGTCGAAGTAGCATCATCTACTTCAATCATGGTAAGCCCTTGAAGACCACGTACCATTGTATTAATTTCAGTATCTGAATAATCTAAATGTATTTTTTGTTTTGCAGTAGATGATTTCATAAATGTTACACATTCATGAATGCGAGCAGTAATTTGAATCTGATTAGGTAATTCAAAATTAAGAACAGTTATTTGCTTTTCAAGTGTAGGTGGCAGTCCGGGACGAGTACCGCCTGGACCATGAGCTATAATAGGACTTGTGATAATAATTGTCTTATTATTATCAATAAGATGCTCGTAAATATCACGTAATTGACGTGGAATAGGTTCACTAAGAACAGTATGCATGTCTCGCATAATAAAAACACTACCAATTATCCCTTTTGGATTAGTATAATTGGTAATATTTTGAAGAGCACGTTGAGGATTATGTGTTCCTTCTTCACTTCCTGATGCTCTTTTGTCAATCATAGTATTTATTCGATCTTGTCTAATAAGACCTTGATATGCTGACCACAACCATACTTGACGTTTATTAGGCTCTGCAACTTCTTCAACGAATTTTCCTATAAAACGATTTTCTTCATGGGTCTGCATCCAAATAATTGGAATGCCTGCTTTGATGAGAGACGTTATCTCGTCTATCGAATCTTTGTACAATCTCTTTTTCGCCATATTTTTTTTCCCTTAAATAAACTATGTATTGTTCTATTTCATAGTCTAAGATTATTAATCCTTCTGTTGCTATAGTTTCAATTATGTGACTAATTAGGATTTGGCCTAATAGTATTAGATTGAGAGACAATGTTTAGCTCCTCGACCTTAAATAGGTCCATTGCAGCTCTAATAATACATAATTCACTAAAAGTTAAATTAATGTCAGCATTTTTTGATTGTACGTCTTTGGTTATTGCAAATGACTGTCCATTTTTTGTGATACCGTGTATAATTTTTATTGAATTAGATTGTGCAAGAATAGTGGTAAAATTAACAGGAGGTAATGATTCTGAAGATATAACTGTATTGGTATCATTATAGCTAATTATGTTATTTTTGAATCGCAATAATTTTTCATATATTTCTTTTCGGCGGGATGTGTTTCTCTGTGCAGGCGAGAGTTCATTCACATCTGGAAATTCTAATTTATATTTTGACTGTATATTCGTACATAATTCCTTAGCTTTGTTACCAAACACAAATACAGTATCTTCGTTAGTATCTGTCACTGTATAAGTATGCAGATCATATATCTCATATTTATCTGATGATACAATTTTAATCATTTGAGATATTAATTGTTTGTCTTGTTTAGTAAGGCGATAACCATATGCTATAATCATAAAAACCTCTTGAAACGAGATGTTATGGTTCTATCAGTTGTATCTAGTACATGCGAATCATCATATTGCATTAATACTTGACCAGATACGTAAGTATTGTCATGATTATGTAATCTAATAAATTGTACTTGTGTAAATCGATGCAGACTAGGTACTATAACTGAACTCCATCGCATAGGAATAAAGCCAATATCCATTCCATTAAATTTAGTCAGATAAGGAAGTGTATCATTTACATTGAATATCAATCTAATAGCATTCTTGTCGAATTTATTGTACTTATCATGGATCAAAGTAATAGCATGACTACCAAAACCCAAAGGAAAACGTAATGTTTCCCGTTTCTTGTTTATTGTAATTCGCCATGCTCGTTGATAAAATTCTTGACGATTCACATCTCGAAACTCACCTATTCTTGCCCGTTGGGTCATGCCTACCACTTGTATGGTGATTGTTTTATTATTTGTATCTTCTGAAGCTAAATCATCATCATTATTATTTAAAATTCTTTGTTTAGTTGGTGAAATCGTCATCATTATCTCCTAAAATATCTCTTAAATCATCTTCAGATATTTTACCCTGATCACGCAATGCTTTAAGAATTTGCATAGGATCTTCACCAGCCAATGTAGCTAACGTAACTGTTGAGCTAATGTTAGTCTTACGTTCTAGTTCAGCAATTTCTTCATCGCTAACATCTTCTTCATATGTATTAATAGTAAGATCTTCTTTTTGAATAAATTTTAGTAAATATAGAGATAATGTCATCATATGAATGATAGCCATACGCATTTCAGGTTGCGCTAAGTAGAATGCAGTTTGCTTAATGCCTACAATTCTACTTAATCCACTGGCTACCGATTGTGCCATTAATGGAAGTATTTGTTCTGTCATCTGATTACTATCATTATCAGACAGTTTATCTTTTAAATAATCAAGAAGTTCAATAATAATATCTTTAAGTTCTATTTTGCTTCCATCTGGATCTTCTATCTCAATATAAGTACGTTTTTTTCGTACCTTATTGATTGTAACCATTTTAAAGATGTCTTCTGGTTCTAGACTGTCTTCGTCATTTAGAGTTTCATCAAAATCTATCTCATCGAATTCCGACATTTTATTCTCCTATAGGAACTACTTGCAAATACTTAAACCCATGTGTCTTAACCCTGATATTATATATAGGATTTGTCCATCCTTCTTTTTGGTACGAGTTAACTTCGCCATTTTTTAAATAAAATATAGAGCCTTTAACTAATTTGGTATCCCATTGTTCCATTTCTTCGGCAGATACAAACATATGAATACGATAGTAATATTGCTTTCCTTGTTGACTAGTAAAAGCTCGAAATGAAACAAAGAATCCAGTTTTCCATTTACGTTTCTCAAGTTCAGGGTCATTTGGAAGTCTAACTATTCCATGACAACTTAACATATTCTTCCCTGTGCTAGTGCGCGAGTTAAGTTAGGTAATCTTTCCCATTTAATAGCCCATTCTTGACGATGCTGAATTGCTGCAGAATCGTTCTCGTACTGAAATAAATCTTCATATCCTTCTACTTGCAGAGATACCAACTCTTTAAACATGTTACGTGCTGTGTGATATTTGGTTAGCTGTCCCCATTTGGCATTTTTTTCGAGTTGCTTCGATAGTGCATATAAATAGAGAACATCCTCTGCTGCATACGCTTGTTGATTCTCGGACAATTTATCATTGTTCCAATCATTATGATTTATTTTAGTCTGTGTAAAATCTATATTTAAAATATCACGTATATTGCTAGCCAATCCTGAACTTTGTTCTGGGTAAATAATTTTTAGCAGTGTTTTAGTACAATATATTTCTCCCTTAATATCAATGCCTAACCACGATTTTATAAATCGCATATCAAATAAAGCATGGTGAAAATATTTGGAAGCAAAGACATGTGTTAGTAGAGCAATAAGGAAATAACTATTAGGATTTGGATGATGAATAAGATATACTTCACGATTTTTTGTACCTATCTGAACTAAATGTAAAGAGTCGTGACGAAAATCTAGTCCACTTGTTTCTGTATCAATTTGTAGTATGTCTTGAGAAACAAGACGAAGGTAGGTTTTTTCATCTAGATCTTCATGAAAAATTCTTAAAGTTTTAGGTCGCCAAGCAGGGCGGATGCGAACTGATTTACTAGACTTAGTTCCCGAGTGTTGTGACTGGGAGCCCACATAAATTGGATTTGTACGGGAAGTTCTTGAATTAGTTCGAGTATTGTGTCTCGTTTTCTTGTTATTCTGGGAGTCGGACATAATTCTTCTTTCTTTAATTGTTTAACACAAGAATGATTAGTAGATATTATATCTATAGATAACAATGCATTATGCAAATTAATAAGAGTAGTTAAACTAGTATAAATTGCATCATATCCAGCTTCGATTATGCTATCATTATTTATTATTTTTGATGTAAATAATCCTTGTAATATTGATTGTCGTTCATCAGGGAATACAATCATAAAACCAGATGCTGATGGCAAAGTTGATTGCGTCACCGTATCACAATAAATAGTAATATTTTTAGAGGACTCTATGTTTTGAGTTGTGTCTTCTATAGCTAAAGCTATTGCTTGAATATGTTCTAATAAAGCAACAGTACTTGTAAGCATAAGCTGATTTGAATTAAAAATATTATCAATATAAGATGAAATTGCTTTAAGTCTGTCTAAGGCACTACTAGATTCCATATTTGTTACCAATTAAATGATTTAATTACTGCTTGTTGAAGGAGTGTCTTAAGTACCATGACTTCACTTCCAGAGAGTGGAACACTAACCTGTAATTTTTTTTCCGGAGATGTATAGCTCATATATATACGTACTCCTTTTATGGTTCCATTAGGAGAATCTATGGATAACCATTTTTTTACAGTACCTTGATTGTCACTTTTTACATCAGGATCATGCATAATTTTACAATCTTGTCCTGTAGCTAATGTAAGTAAAATCTTTCCCATATCAGAAGGTGACAAGGACATTATAATTTTCTTTTCCCAGTCGTATACATTTTTTTGACCTTCTTTTATAGGAGCACCTTCAATGAAAACACATCCTTGTCTTTCTTTCCAACCAGAATTCAGTGAACGCCCTTTACCTTGAGATACAGCTTCTCGACCTGTAAAGTCTCGTTGTCTTCCGTTGTAATAATGTGGTGGTTGGAAGTTAAATTGTAAGGCTCCAAATTTACCTCCCATACCTTTATATATTGCATATTGTAATGGAAACATTAATCATCCTTTATTATAGTTTGTTCATGTTGTTTGTACCAAGATACAACTTCAGATCCTTGAAGAATAAGAGCTAGTCCTGGAGTCGGATTACGTAAATATTCTTTTTCTATTTCTTCTATAGCTAAAGTTTCATTTTTATTTTCTATTGAGGTTCCAAGTGCTATGCCTAAATTACCATACGCAACTAAAATTTCTCCTATTGTTAGTTTGGCATCTCGAAAAATTTCAACTAGTGAATTATAGGTGTCACTAGTTTTTTTATGGTCAAATTTAAGTTGTTTGGTCATTTTGATTCCAATATAACTTTATGCAAATCACACTCTGGGCATCGTAATATAAGTAAGTCAACAGGACGTCGATAGATACCAGGGTCAAAAGTCACAGGTACAAGTTCAACTTTGCACAAGGGACAAATAAGCTCTATTTTATTTGTTTCATTTTTGATATTAAGAAAACGTTTATCGCTCATATAATTATTTTTGGTAAAAGTTTACGTGATAGCATTCCATCGTGTTGTTTTACTTATATTTGGTGACATTATTTTTTTACGAAAATTCATTGCTTCTATATATGCATCAAAAAATTGTGCTTTGTTATTTAGTACAGAGATTTGTAATTGAGCCGTTCTAGTTCTGATTTTAATTTCTTTACTAAGACGATTCCGTAGCCAAGGCTTTTTTGAAAAATTTAATTTTAAAGTAACAAAATTGGTATCAGATATTTTTGATATCTGATACCAATCCCCTAATTTAATAGGTAGCAAACCGGCACTAGTTATTTCCACATTGTTATTTATTGTTGTATACATTATTAATAACCCTGTATTAGGTATATTAGTCGTAAACACAATATAATCACCTGATTGTGGAATGCCAATTATCATTCTTTTTCTCTAAGTATTGTAGATAGCATCACATAATCCATGTTTTTTCATTTCTTTGGGAGTTAACCAAAGATCACTACTTTTAAGTAGATTCTCTTTTATTTGTTTTTCTGATGTGTATTTGCTATTTTTAATTAAATGAGCAATTCCTTTTGCCTGTTCAATATCTTCTGCCTTTCTACTAGCTAGTAAATCTGAATATTTACCATAATTTTCAGCTGAAAATTGATGTATCATAGCTATTGAATTAGGAGCCATGATACGTTTTGATCCAGCAATAAAAATATATGTCGCCATGGAGCATATTTCCCCCATGGCTATTGTTCGTACAGGCATTCTTATGAAGTTCATAATATCAATAAGAGCCCATCCAGCGTTAACATAACCGCCTGGACTATTTATTATTATCTGAATTTCATCTTGAAAAGATGATTTACTGTGAAGAAGAATTAATTTTTGTATAATGCCTTGAACTGAGAATTTATCAATCTCATCATATAGCATAAAAATTCCATTGTCTTCCAATTCTTCTTTAGCTGAAGTAGGCATTCTAATTGGTTCACCAATTAGAACCTCTTCTACTATATCAGCTTTTTTTTTACTCATTAGGTGAGTCCCAAATTACCTGAATGGTACCGTTTAGACGCTTGATATCCCATTCTGCACTTGGTACCAACTTAGATGGGTTAATTTGTTTATCATCTGAAGCTACAAAGGATGTGCTGGTTATCTTAGGAATAGCTACGTCAACCCAGCCTTCAGTATCGTCAAATTCAATTGCGCCTACTACTGGTTTACCATTAATTAAGATACGTTGTATCTGTTGTGCCTTTTTATCATTAGCAAGTAAATGCATATATATTATTCTCCAAAATTAGTATTACACTATAACAGAAAAGTCGGGAAACGTTAAATGAGAATCCGCTCAAAAAAATATTCTCAATTTTTACTTTCTATAGGGTTTTCTAATATATGTTCGTTGTGGTGCATTGTCACCAGCTAATTCGTAAAGATGGTCTACAAATACATCTAATTCACGATCTATTTGATGCATTTTGTCAGAAGTAAGCATATACAAAAGATAACTTTTAGCCTGAACAGTAGCCTTAGCTAATTTGCCTTGTTTTATAAGATGAATATTACTGTCTCGAATAGTCACTAAGTTAGGATCCATATTTTGAGGATGCTTATAATTTTGCTTGTTCATTCTAAAAATTTCCAATATTGTTTATCTATATTATTATAGATTGCATTAATTTTGTTAGGGTTAACTGGTATCGTAATAAGTTTCCAATTTATCTCTTCTAATAATTTGTCTTTTTTCGTTACATTGCATTTTCTACAACAAGCAACTATATTATTCCAAGTATTTGTACCACCTCTAGATTTTGGAATTATATGGTCTATTGATATATTTTTTTTTGTTAGATGTTGTCCACAATATTGACAAGTGAACTTGTCACGAGTAAATATATTATGCCGTGAGAATTTTATAGTAGTAACTTTATAACTACTATAACTATCTAATATTACGACTGAAGGAACATTTAAACAAAATGTTTTACTACAGATTTTAATTGCTGACAAATCCGTTTTTGAAATTTCCTTCCATTGTTCAAAATTATATCTATTATATTCAGAATCTATCACATTAGCACGGTTATTAACTAAAAGAATTATAGCTTTACGTGCATTTATTATATGTGTAGCTTTAAAATATGAATTTAGTGCAATAATTAATTTATTTAACTTGTCCATATTTGATTCTACTTTTTTGATAGCCTCGTATTAACCAATTCAATGTTGTTTTATCTACAGAAGATACATATGCTAAATATCCTTCAGTTTCTTTATCAAATGGTTGTCCTGAACAAGCAAGATTATGCAATCTAGCTCGAAGCATTTGTCTCATTTCACGCGGAATCTTTCTTTCTGATAGAGACAAGCCTGTTACAATCATTTTATCTGAATTTTTTGTATTCCATCTAGTTTTCTTTTTATTAATTTGTAATGAATATGACGAGATTATATTAGAAATATCATCTATTAGAGTCCATCTACGATTTTGCGTTGTAGATATAGCTATATCATCTAGATATCGTGTATACACATACCCTTCTAAACTAGTTAATGCTTCAATACGAATATCTATTGGAGTAAGAGCTATATTGCACAAAATTGAACTTGTAGGGCTTCCAGTAGGTAGATATATAGTTCGTCCATTATTAATAAAGCACTGTGGAAGTAAATTAATTGCTCTTGTACGTTGCGCAGATGGCTTGCAATTTTCTAGTATCGATGAAATTACATGATGAGGACGAATAGATTGGTAACAATTTTTAATATCTACCTTAAGTAGATACTTAGCGTTCATATGTTGATTTGCACCAGAGGACATATTAGTACCACGTATAGAGACACATCCTTTATGAAAACTAAATATGTCTTCATAAAGAAGTATGAATTGTCTCTGAAGTGATTTTAATGATTCTTCTGGTGCTTCAATTTGTCTGATTTTACCTGATTTTTGTTTAAATCGGTATTGTTTATAGTAGATGGATGTGATTTCTTGGAATTTTTCTTGAATTTCTTCCATCGTTGTCGAATCTTTCTTGGCTTATCTTCTGATATAGGTGGTGCTATCTGTACGAACTTTACAGGTTGGTCCCCAGTAATCATCAGATAACATTCAGGACAAGCATTAACTTCTTGGACTATCTCGTAGCCTTCAGTTTCAGTTACGGTATCTTTAAGAGTTCCTCGTTTCTTTATATTAATATATTTACGAGGCCGTGTTTTGATAATAATTTTATTTACTGGTTGATGCAACTGAGTTATATTATTACATCCTGGAACTTGACACTTAAACATTGTTTCCCTTTACCACCAAGACCATCGATCCTGACTATCAGTACCGTAGCCCCAGTATTTTTTGTCTATTTTTATTTTTTGTCCGGCAGTACGTCTTGCTTCTATTTCAAATGGGTTATCAAAATATGAATGTAATTCCTTTCTTGCTATATATATATAGAGAGATGCCCCCAAATATAAAAATGGGAATATGAATCCCCATTGTCGCATTTGTTCACAATGTGTTAGTTCGTGGGTAACTGCTCTTTGAAATTGAATTGGGGATTTATGGTTGTTACGTAATATGATTACATATGGTCCTGACCAACCCCACCAATCTTTCCATAATTTGGTATACCAATTCCTTTTTTTTGTAAGAGCAAATCGTACAACTCCATGAGACTCAATAGTTCTATATTGTATATAACCTAATGCCCAAAATGGTAAAATATAGAACACCCAAGTTAATATTGTAATTGGTAGTTGCCAAATAAAAAATATAATACTCATTATATTCTCCTATTTGATCATGATTATATCATAGTTTATTTTGTTTCCAGCGTTCTCTTTGTAAAGTGATTATTTCATCACGTTTCGTCCTATGATTCTTATTCCATAACTCGAATTGAGTTCGCATTGAGCTTAAATCTTGAGCATCTTTTAATGAACTCCAATCAAATATTTTGATTATCATTTCTATCTCTGTTTTCCATTACGTATAGATAAAACTACACAATGGAAATGATCAATTTAATCAAACTACTTTTAATTAGATTGTATTTCTCATATTCCTTTATGTTTCGTATAGGAATTAATGTCAACCCTTTATATTCAGTACAGAACGTAATACGTATTGTGGAGTGACTAGGTCTTGAGAATATTTAATGATATTATCTATATCTTTGTAAGCAAATTTGATTTCATCTATCGTTGTTTCATTAGCGTTACATACAATACTATTCATGGTTTGACTCAAATCTTTAAATGAGTATTTTTTCTTTGCTTTTCGGCGGGACATTCTTCGTCCGGCTCCATGTGGAGCACTATTAAAAGAATCCTGGCATCCATTGCCTGTAACAATATATGTTTTATCTCCCATCGCTCCTGGAATTATTCCAGAAGTTCCTTTTTCTGCATTTATTGCACCTTTTCTTGTTACAACTATTTCTTCTCCATAATATTTTTCTATGGATGCATAGTTGTGATGACAAGAGATATGTGACATAGCTGAATAATCAGAGAATATGCCTTGAAGTACTAGTGCTATATCTTTATTAATTACTTGCCTATTTATATAGGCATATTCTTGTGCCCAGCGTAAATCATCCATATAATTGTTATAGACGGAGGTTCCTGTTGTAAGAATTGGTATTTTTTTTTCGGTGGATTGCTCTTTTGCAATTTCTATATATTTATTAGCTATATAATACCCTATATGTCTAGATCCAGTATGGATAACAAACCAAACTTTATTTTCTTCATCAATAGATAATTCAATAAAATGATTTCCACCACCTAGAGTTCCTAATTGACGTTGTGCTCTATTAATAACCTCTGATGTATCAAGATGAAGATTATCTAACTTATCCCATAAATAATCATATCCTGTTACCGGAGCAAGACGACTATTAAATCCTACAGGAATAACATTTAATATTTTGTCACGAATTTGCTCAAGTGTATTTCTAGTAAGACTGCTGGCATCAATATTTGTTAGAGTGGCCGTCATTCCACATCCAATATCAACTCCAACAGCTGAAGGACTAATGGCATCACGCATTCCTATAACTGAACCTATTGTTGCACCATTACCTGCATGTACATCTGGCATTACTGCTACATGTATCAAATTTGGTAGCTGTGCAATATCAGATAACTGTTCTAATGCAGTTTCTTCAATTTCTGCAACTGGAATCCACGCTTTTACTTTACCATTGTGCCATTCATACATTATTGATCCTCATTTATATATACTATATCTTCTAGATCTATATCGATTTTAAAGGCAGGTTTTGATAGATACATTTGTAGGAAAACTCGTTCTAAATTGTAATTCAATCCTAAGAATAGTTGGTTATCTAACTTAGTTTGATAAACAGTAACAGATGATATTTTATTTGCTGCCACAAACATTGAATATTTGCATCTATATTTTTCTATATTTGGTTCACCGTCTATATATATATGATATGTGTCTTTATTGTCAGAATATTTAGAATATTCAATTATTATGGTGGGTGCTATCCATTGCTCAGACAATGCCTCATTACTATATTCTCTGATAATAAATTCCCCTAATTCAGATAATGAAAATTGCTTCATAGGTTGCAATATATCTTGAAGCTGATTAGCTAGCAGTTCTTGTCCATATTGGCGCATAGTGTCATTCACTACACTTGTTACCGTCTTGACTACAATGTCATTGTATGAAGGTAGCGTTATGTTATCTATTGCTAATTCTACTTGTCTTGAGATTTTATCGTGTAGAGCGGTTCCAAATGAAGAGTATTTACTAAATACAGATCCAATGATTGACTCTATTAATTGTGATACATGTTTGTCTATTAAAGTTTGAATATTATCTGTAAATAAAGAATTATTAACAGAGTTAATTATTAATGATTTTAGACTAGTCATTTTATCTAACTTTCGTTATTGATTGAGGTAATCCATTTGAATCAACAGATTGACATAGTGTTTCTCCAGAAGCTATTAGTAATTCTGTATTTTGCAATATAGATATTCCATATATAGATACGGCTATTATAATTTTATTTGTATAAATTTCGTCAATTTCTGCTTCTATTCTTATGGTGTCATCTATAGCCCATAGCGTGTTTATTTTTGTTATAATTTGTTTAATACATATGCATGGATTACCAATGTATTTACTTACTAGTTTTTCAGTAGCTTGACCCGCCCAGAAAAATATATAACTATTATTTAAAAAACCATAAGAATTTACTTCAGGAGATTGAATTAGATGACTAATGGATAGCATTATTACCTTTCAAGGATAAGGTATAGATTATTTGGAGCCCTTGGAGGGAATCGAACCCCCAACATCCTGAGTACAAAACAGGCACTCTTCCAGTTGAGCTACAAGGGCTTATTCTCTAATTATATCTAGATTTTACAATTCATGTTGAAACATTTGTAACATAATTAGTTAAAAATCAAATTTATCAATCATTGTTTATAAAAGAATAACATTGCTCTCATATGTGCTTCTTCTTTGTCTTTAGCTAGATATGGACCATAAATACTATTGTGCTTCTTTATTGTATTAGTTCCATACGGGTCAGAATATTCAGAAACTTCAATAGATTTATTAGCATCTATACTAGCTAACCACATACGATTTGATTTCATTTTTTTCTCGGGCGGCGTAGCCTTTCGTTACAATAATCTTCCCAATGTTTTACGCATAGAGGAACATCTAACAAAATGACTTCTGATGGTAATACACATTTAGTTACTGCACATGTATGAGAAGGGTATCCATCTGACGGTTTACGCTTTAACATAGTTAATAATTTTTTAAATTGTGGTGATTGCATATTGTAATTACAAAATTAGGAATCCTTATTCCTATCAAAACTAATTAACTGTAATTATTTAGAGTTAATCTATTTTTTTTAGTTATAATCAAATATAACTAAAAGTGCAACTTATATTAAAAATTAATTTGCAAGCTAGTTTGTGTACGAGAGAGGCAATTGCCATCCTCTCCCGCACTGGTGTTGTAACTAAAAATTACAATCATAATGCTACAATTTATATTTCTGATGACTGTTAGAAAAACTTATTTTAAGTGTCCACGGGCTTCCACTACCCCATCAACCCATATATATGGCGGGTCGAGATTGATTCGAACAACCGTCTTGAACAAATATGTTTTTCACATTGATCCAGAAAATGTAGCAATACTCAATTTTGGAGAATAGCTTGAGTCTACTATTTATTTATATCTAGTGGCTATAGCGTTTACCATTTCGCCACCCCGACAAAATATTTATGTGCCGGGGAGAGGATTCGAACCTCTAAAAGTATATAGGTTGCTAATACTCTTAACTACTAGATATCACTAAATTTAAAATTTAGATTATCTCCAAACTTAACCTAGTAACCATCCTAAGATTTCTGCACCAGGTTTAATCTTATCGATTTCTATTCCATTCGCATGTTCTCTAGCTATTTTAACAGCTTGCTTTAGTCTGATAATTTTTTCAAGTAGCAAATCACGCTTTGGAAGTGGTAGTGCTCCAGAGAGTTTCGTAGCTTTCCAATATCCAATAATTACATCTTCTGTAATAGTGGTAGTTTGTGCTGGATGTTCTGTTGTTGCAGGTGCAAGAAGTAGTGGTTTAACTACTTTCTTTGTTTTCGCTGTTTGGATCGCATCTGTTTTATATAGACCGCTGTTAATATCTTCTGACCAATCATAATTTGAATCTAGGATTGGCAAATCCTTAATCAAAGTATGGATATCATTTAGTTGTTTTTCCAAGAACAATAAATATGTTGCTGGAACATCTTTCATAAGAGTAATACTATCAATAATTAAGTCCGCTTTAGCGATTGTATTACCAACATCTTTTTGAGCTGTGATATCGAATAGTTCCTGCAACGTATGAGCTAATTGTTTTACAATAGCTCCAGTTTGGAACTGTACTTTTTGTTTTTCGTCTGGAAATCGCTGTCCTTCTTCATCTGAAGGTGTATATTGCTTAGTAAATCCTTCAAAAAGTGCTGATTTCTTGCTAGTTTTATTAACTTGGGTAATAGTGCTATAGACTCGTGACTTGATTCCTTTTTCTATAGCAATAACTTGATTAAGTTTCATTTTTAATTCCTTGATGTTATGTTGAAAAAAAATTTTTTATGTAACATGACACAACACTATTTATGTGTTGTAATTGATACTAGGTATACCCCTAGTATTTTACGAACTCATGTTACATAAAGTAATCTATCAAAATTTTATATTTTGATAAGTAAAAAAATTTATTATTGCCATAATAGTAAGTTTTTTTACGTGATGCGATAATCCATAATTATATATGTTGCATATATAATGTTATTTTAGTCTTCTACAAAGTTGAAGTAAATTCGTGGATTATGTTTATACATAAGTGTACCTTGTTTGCCTGTTATTTTATTGGTAACCATTACATATGGTTCAATAACTGTATGTACATAAAATTCTTGTTGCATTTCTGATATTGTCCAAACCTTATCTTTGGTATATATATTTTTCTTATTTATATTAAATATTGTTTGGGTTATTTTGTTTGAAAAATTAATCATATGGTATCTATTTATAGTCTCTTTAGGTTAATGTTTACAAGTAAACAGAACCCTATGTTTTGTTTAATTCATATATTAGTTTAATTCATGCATTGAGCTGCAGTAAAATCCTCTTCCTGTCTTCTATTCATTCATCTAATGAATACAGTATGATAAAGATGAATAGAAGATTCCATTCATAAGATGATCTGAAGCAGATCATTCTTTTTATTAGTTTTTAAATTTTTGTTTTAATATTTTTGGAATGTGCCATATGTTTTCAGCTTTATGTTCGTCATCGCGTTCTAGTTTCCATACGTCTTGTCTAAGTCTATGAATACATTCATGAAAGAAAGCATTTGTGCCACAGCCTTCTAACCAATTGATTTGGATTATTCCTGGAATGGTTAATCCATTAAATTTCTTTTTCTTATAAATGATTGGTTTTTGATGAATAATTACTGTTATATTTGAAAATAATTTATTTAATTCATCCTTGTTTGTATCTGTATGTTCTGTAACGTATTCAATAAATAAATTAATTGCTTTTTCCATATGTTTCTTAATGTAATTTGGTAAAAGCACATACGTATTAAATACTATTTTTGTCCCTTGTTCTGTAATACATTTAGGACTGTAACGTTCCCATTTTGAATATTCCCATATTACTAATACAATACCTATCGTCCATGCTGTAAGTTCTGATACTATCAGAATAATATGTTCATTCATCGATAATTCTTGAGGAGTGAACAGGACGGCAAAAAATATTACTGTATAGCAAATAGGCAATAGAAGCCACGATAAAGATTTCCAAGGGAATTTTTCCAACTTATTTCCTATAGCTCAATTATTTGAGGTTTGTTAGTTACACAATTGCACTCATTACAAATAGAAGCGTTAATAAACCAAGTATTATTAAAATGTTGTATCCCATATCCTTCGTGAATATGACCAAATATATGTACCTTGGGTTGTATTTCCATGACTTTAGCCCTCAGTTCTTTGCATCCTGTATATTCATTGCTCGAAGGTACATAATCTAATATTTTATATGGAGGACCATGAGTAACTAACACATCTGTATTATTTGGAATTTTAGACCATTTTTGTTTTAAGTCAGCTCCACGGTTAGCATTGAATGCCCAATCGAAAAATCTTGGTGACCAGGGAGACCCATAGAACTTAATGCCATCTATAATTACTTGTTCATCTTGTAAATAGTTGTATTTTGACAATATATCCTTTGTACGAAGTTGGTCGTCTTCGATTGCTAAATCATGATTTCCAGCAATAATAATTTTATTTTTATGCGGAAGTGTGTCTAACCAAGACGCAAATTGTGTAAGCATCTTAAATCCATATTCACATCCAATATCACCTGCATGGACTAATATGTCACCATCAGGTATGTCTACAGCACTATGATGTCTGTGAGTATCTGATATTGCTACTATTCTCATTGATGACTCAATTATTTTAATTTCAAATTATTGTTTGTCTGAACTCTAACTTAACTATTTATATCTTCTGGTTCTCGGATAGTAATGCCAACTGGAAAAATTGGTATTTTATCATTTGAATATGTTTGAAATTTTACAGTTAAGTATCGTCCAATAAAAGATTCAGCGTCTAAAAAATATTTTCGACGATCTTCTCGTGTGCCTATTGGGCGAACAGAAAAGATGCCTTTATCTACTGTTTCACATTCCCATATTACTGTACCTATATCTGATCCTGTTCCCTCGTGATATCCGATTATTCGAAATTCAGCATCTTTGAATTTTTTTAATTTCAATAGATTACTAGATCTATAGCCTAATTCATATGTTCCAGATTGTATACGGAATATAATTCCTTCATATCCTTGTTTCTCAAACTTGTCTAGGTATTCAAATATCTCTTCTGGTGTATTAATAGTATACGAAGGAACAATTTCACAAGTTGATGTATTATTTAATGCATTTAAGTTAGAAAGTCGGCTAGACCATACAGCTGTATAATCGTTATTGGATACAGCGTCAAATATACAGTATTTTAAATGCGGCGTATCCTTTCTTTGTTTTTTCCATAATTTGTTTATATTTTGTAGACTCATACCATGTGTATATATTTCTCCATCAAGCATAGTCTCAGCAGGTAACCATTTAGCTAAATCATTAGCTATGTGAGGAAGATTAAATTTCTTTCCTCCGCGAGTCATAAGTACTATTTCCCCATCTTGCCACAATGCAAGACAACGTACACCATCAAGTTTTGGTTGTACGTCAACTGGAAACGTAATTGTTTTATTCTTCTTCAAATATGTTTTATTATAATCTGTAGCCAACATAGGAAGAAATATCGTTTCATTGGTAGCTGCTTTTGTTAGTTTATATCCTTTATCAATTTTCTTTTTATGTTGAGCTTTTGCTTCTTTAATAGCTTGTTGTTCACTAGATATTTCATTTTTTTTGCCAATGTTTTTGGCAGTGACTATCTTTTGGGTCTTGGTTTTTTCACCATCACTAGTGCCATACTCTGTAATGATTGTATTTTGTTCTGTCCAAATAGTCCAAGAATAAATTTTTCCTGAACGACCCTTGTGGTATAAGGTGTCTAATTCCATATTATAATTGCCTTATTTGTTAGGCCATTCATTAGTTGGTCTTGTGTCATATAGATCAGCTATTGAGTGTAGGTTATAAGATAAATATCTATCTTTAGATGGATTAATAAGTTTAATTAGGTGTAATAATGATATAGTAGAGCAATATCGAAGATATTCTTTTAATTCCCAGGTGTCACACAAACAATCTTGTATTTGGTGAATCATTTTTTATTTCTATTTGTGAGAGAAATTTAATACGTCTGGTCTCTAATCTTGTAAGTAGAAATTTTGCCAGGTATCTTATTGCTTGATCCGAAACCCTTTTCCCCTCGTTCTGATTTAGGTAATGTATCTGTTTCATAAAAATGTATTAGTGGAATTTGCCCTATTACCATTTGAGCTATTTTCATACCATGATAAATTATTATATCTTTATCTGACGTATTATATAGAATAATTTTTATTTCGCCACGATATCCAGAATCAATTGTTCCTGGTGAATTTAAGACAGTTAAACCCAAATTAATAGCATTTCCGCTACGAGGTCTAATTTGAGCTTCCCATCCGTTAGGTAATGCCATCCCAAATCCACATGGTATCATAGATCTAGAATGTGGTTTGAGTACTATGTCTTTATCTAAACATGCTTGTATATCGCATCCAGCATCATTTTGATATGCTATAGAAGGAACAAATGCTGCAGGATTAATTTTTTTTATTGCTATAGAGACGTTTTGAATTGTTTTTTTATTTGTATCCATCCGCAATCACATGTACTTTCTTCGCTATGGGGTTTTCGAAATCTATTTTTTAAAAACTTACAATTTAATTTATGATATCCATATGATGTAAGTTTGCGATGTTCTTGTGTAACTTGAGTATGTAGATTATCAATAGAAATATTACAGTTTGTTATATCATCTTTTAGAAACTTAACTTGTTGTTCTAAAGAGTTAATTATCTTTAGCAAACGCAATATATCTTGAGAAGATAGATGTGTTGCATACATATCACTACTATCTACAAATTCTTCTGGACGTCTAAGTCTATTCTGTTTATATAGCCATGTTGTATATCCTGGTATTGTGCCAGAATCATAGTTTTCGTTCCATTTCCATAAATCAGTTTGTGTCCTCATCTATGTGTTACCAATTCTATTCTATTAATTCAAGTACTTCTTCTAGTATACTTACTGCATTGGGAGATAAATTTTCTGCTATTTCTTCCATCGTGGAGTTATCTAAATTGGTACATAGTTCTTCCCAAACATCAGATATTATACCTTTATCAAGTATATATTCGATAAGTTCATGAATATCTATATCATAATCTAGAATATCAACAGTAAGTTTTTGATTACATTTACGCATAATGTCCTTTAGGAATGAATGTTTATTGTGCTTGAAAATTATTGTTTAGGACATGTTCTCTCACCGCTTTTAAGGTGTTAAATTCGTTATTATCCCAGAGTATTTTCCCAGCTCTAAGGATATAAAATGTCCAATAAGATTTGCTAGTTGTTGATAATTGGGTAATTAAAGCTATTTCTTTCGGATGTTGTGTTTCTCCGATTAGTTTACTTTTCATTACATACCTTAATTATCGAAATCGTTATTTTTAATTGAAGACGATAAAAGTTCAAGATGTTCTGTTTGTCCAGGATCAAATTCGCCTTCTTCGATTCTGGTCTTTATATCAGCTATTATGGTCCAAAAATCTTGTAAACTCATTAATGGAACTGTAAGACGATACTCGTGTGGATCTGTATCGTCTACTTCAATAATTATATTCATGTATCACATAAATGAAGCAAAACGTTTTAGCCTTCCCGTGACTGCTTGCTTCTTTATTACGGGAGATTCTTTTAACTTATCTAGTATTTCATAACCACGTGATGATATTTTTTTTGCAATCATATCTTGCATTTTATCTCTTGCTTCGTCTACTTCAACGTAAGTAAATCGAGTGCATGTATATATACCATCTTTTCCTTTAGTTCCATGTCGTGTATGTATATTGAATAAATTATTTTTATACACAATAAAAATTTCATAAAATTTGTTATGTGTAGAATGTGTATTTTCTAAATAAATTGATTCAATTATTTGACTCATCTTTACCTTTTTTAAATATATTAGTTATATTATAGTACAATTTGCCCTTTGTTGTTAATTTATATTCATATTCGTTATCCTTAAATTGTTTTTTTACTAAACCTTGTTCTTCTAGTTTTTCCAGAGATTCTTGTAGTTCTTGTTTTGTCATCTTGTCTAGGTAGAGAGATTCGAACTCCCATCCTTGGCTCCCAAAGCCAACGCTAAACCAAACTCAGCTATACCTAGGTGTGTTCACATAATATTTATTATCATACTCACTATGATAAGCATACCTATAATTGCTGTAATTATTATCTCTTCGTACTCTTGCATATCATCTCCTTGTAATCGCTAGAGAGTCTTATTGCTTTACTAACCTATCAACTTTTTATCTCTAGCGATTACTTCTAGGATTTGTAGATCACGATACAAATCCTAGGTTAATAAGTGCTATTGCTTTTTAAAGCGGGAAAGCAGTTTTGGTAATTATAACCTTTTTTAAAACCCTTTCCCTGTTGTCTATTAGGATGAGACACTCACCTTAATCAGTTTATTGGTTTATTTATTCGTACCTCCTGTGGTACACAGAAGATATTGATTCCGACAATAATAAATTATTGTCGGATAAAGATTACTTAAATATTTTACCTGTATAGGTGTTACTTTTCCGTACAACCCATGGTGAATAAGCACCACGTGTCAAATTCCCACGATAAGTTTTGATACTTGAAACTGGAATATCCAGTTCCTTGTTTATACTTGCATTTGTACGTCCTCGAATAATACGAGAAATAACCTTATAGCTAATCTTGCCATATTTTGACTGAAATTTTCGTACAATTTCTTTATTGATCATATATATTCCTTTATGTAAATTTTAGTCTCTGAGTTATTATTTCATTGTCAATTTTATCTAATAGAGATTGAGACGATATATCTGACAATGTGGAATGTAGTACAGTTGAATCAACTTCTTGCATCAAAGAAGAGAGTTCACCAAAAATATTTTTTGGAGGCGTTGTGTCTCCATCTATATATTTTAGAAGAAGATCTTGACCTTGTGCAATAGAGGATACATTGCATTCAAAAAATAATTTTTTAATGTTCCATTCAAAATCACGTTCTCGAAGAAAATAAATAGCTTGAAGTAATCTGTAATAACTTAAAATTACTCGTCTACTAGTTATTCGTCTACGAGATTGGAACAAACTATATTGTATAGCTTGTTCACCTATTCTATTATTAAGAGCTTCTCTACAAAGAGAAAGTATAGAATTCATTTCAGGATTACGATATATTTCAGGCATAAACAATAGTTCATAAGCCTGAAACATTCCTTGTTGGATTAAATTCTGTAATTCCCAAAGTTCAAATGAAATCATAGATAAATAGTTACCTTTTGGAGTCTCCATGAGATTCATGTCGTAACTTTTTTGAACTATTTGTAGAGATTCTCTACGAGAAGGATGTATTAGACAATTGCTAGTATCCATCATGTGAATACCAAGGTAGGACCAATTTCCTGTTAATCCATAGCTTTTCAAACCTGTAAGGATATATGACACTGGGTATATATTATTTGGATATACAGAGTAAAGAATAAAATCTTCTCTGTTGTCGGAATTGTCTAATACACCTTCTCGCATTATTTAACCAAATGGAATATTATCGTACGATTGATCCTGATTCATACTCTGATCCGTTTTAATTTCCTTGTTGTATGCACCAATTATATCTTTTTGCATTTCATCACGTGCTTCCTTCGAAAGAGGGAATACGTCATCTACATACTCTGTCTTTCCTTCCTTTTCATATTTATGTGATGGAAGGCTTACAAATAGCCCTTTCTTCCCTTCGATTAGTAAAAACTTTATAATAAAGTTATCTACTTGAAACGAGCCATTAGCCCTAATGCTTGAATTACCCTTTGAGGGCCAACACTTAATGTTACTTATCATTGTTTTTCCTTGTTTAGTTTATGGTGTTGTTATCACTAACAGTTAATAAATATTTATGAAAACGCATGGCTTCCTTAAAAGCCTCTATTCTTATTACATATTTCGAACAATGTCCAGGAGAAAATTGGAATCCAGGATGTACAAAGTGCAACCATGTTTCAAAATCAGAAGTTAAGCATGTTGCTAAATCTATATCCTGCCATGTGTTATCCTTTTGTGGAATCATGAGTTTTAGCGATGCCCTATGTCCCTTAATAACTGGTTTAGAAGATAATTTTTTGTGTAAATCGAGATCTAAATCCAAAGTTTTATCCTTGCCTTTCATTGACTAACTCTATAATGTTGTTTTGTTGTTCTTTAATCCTTCGTCTACGTTCTTGATGACGTATGATTAACTCTCGTGATGTGCGATAGTACATCCAAATTGCACTCCAATCTAGTACTGCCCCCTCATTATGTAATGAGAATAATTTTGTTTCAAATGTTCGGAAACTACCTAGATCCTCTCCCATCTTAGTTTCGTTTACAAGTTGTTCGATAATGTCAATAATATGCTTACTTTTTACATCATTAGTAAACACATCAGAATGAAGTAAATCAGCTTTTTCTAAATCTAAAATACTATCAAATGGTCTATTAAAAAATATATTGTCTTTATTTTTTTGTCCAAACTGCTTCTCTAGAACTCTGGGACTAGAATGATTCAATTCTATACCATTCACCAGTATTTTGGCTGCACAGTAATTTTTTATTTCTTTATAAAGCTGCCAGTGATGTCGGCGTAATTGGTGACGTTCTTCTCCGTTAACTTTTTCAGTTTTTCCTTGAAATAACAAAAATAAAGTTTGTCCAAATTTTTTGATAGAGCTATAGACAGATTCACCACTATCGAATCGCTCTTTCCACTCCTTCTTATTTTGAAGTAATATGACAGCAATAGGATCTTTTTTTAATTTTGCACGTGTGCCATTGATATATTCTTTACGCCATATTGTGTCTATTTTTTCTAAACAGACACATGCTAGATCTGATGGATTATCAATTGCCATATCATCTAGTTGATCAATATCGTGAGACAAATTAGATAATAAATATTCAACATATGTGGGTAAATTTTGTTCACTTAACCATATATCAAACCATTTAGTATATTGTTTGTCTATTGTAGCATGTTCTTGATTCAAAATAGACAATGCTTGTCTAATCGTTTTTTCTCTTGGATGACCAGTTGGAAATTCATCATAGAACATTTCCTTTGTAGCACCCATATAGATCATACGATCACGTGGTGTTGATGGGATATCTATATGTTTAGTCATTCCTGGAAATCGTTCCATTTGTTCGAATGGAATTAATTCACTATTATCAAATACATCTTCTGATTTTGCTTGTCGCTCAATTTCTATTTCCATTGCTTCCTTTAGGTAAGCAAAGTTTTCTTTTGGAATAAATCGTCCTTTATTGTCTCGACGAATTTTTTCGAAATATATTTCCATATCCTTACCACGCAGAGCGAACGGGTCAGGATCATGCCATGTAGGAGATGGTTCTGTTCTGAAAATTGCCCCATCTGGCATAGTAAATACAGTTTCCCATAAATGACGTTCACCATCCGATAAACTGTCAATATGTTTCATTACTGCATCGCCAATGGATGCTAGATAATTATCATCTTCTGTTCCTCCTTGTTCTTGTGGTATGGACAATATCGCATTATTAGGATTAGTTATATCGTCGAATATACGATTCATTATCGCCTCTTACTTGTACTCATATCTGAGTAACCAGCAATAAAATTCCAAAGGAATGAATTGAAGGTAGTTTCTTCAACTAATAGATTCAGGAAACGTCCTATAAGGTATGAAACATTATTTACTATTCTTATTAACCTTGTTAGCATAGATGGTCTTACTTTGTGTTGCATGTTCAATTTCCTTAAGTTTTCCAATTATGTCCTCTAATTTTGTTATCCCATTCTTCATATTATCCATATTAAGTCCAAATTCTTCTAATTTGTTCATCGAACTTTGACTATCCGGTACAACCTGAGAAGTGAATGTCATTTTTTCCTTTAATATCTGATTAAAACCATCTGTAGCCATTGTTGAAAAAATATCTTCTGAGGAAATGCCCAATTTGCTACACACTGTATGTATTGCCTCAAAAAGAGCATTATGTACTTCAATAGTTGTCTTTACGTTAGTTGTATTTGACGTAGCTCCTGTTATTTGTTCAGTCAGCATTTTCTTTATTGCTTCCGACAAAGCAGTTGACCAAATTTGAGACATATCATCTGGTTGCATTATTAGGTACCTCGTTATTCTTTGTTACAAAACTAATTAGACTCTTGTTCGTATTTCTTTCTGGGAAATTCAAAACTAATGACCAACAGTCCTGTAAGATTTTTCCAAATTCAGGACCTGGTTTAAATCCTAGTCGTATCAAATCCTTACCTGATATTTGCAGATCTTTGTCAAATACTGGTTCTTTGCGGTTAAGTATATTTTCAATTCTAGATATTAGTTGCTTAGTTTCATGAGTAACTGCTGGTTTATGTTTCTTAGCTAAATTACCTTTACGATCACAAGATCGAAGAATTATTAGATCGTACCAGTCTTGTCCAACTGTATTGAGCCATCTACGTATAGTTTTGTCTTTAGAGTCTGGATAAAATCTCCATTGATGATACGTAACCATTTTGGTTACATACTCAATTTCTTTATTTGAAAATTTATATTCCTTCATCCATTTTCTAGTTATTTTTCCTCCCACAATCTCATGTTTATAGAAATGTACTTCTCCGTACTTATCTATTGATTGTGTTTCTTTTTTACCTACATCATGGAATAGAGCTGCTAGTCTAAGTAATGGTTTATTTGTAAATTCGACACTAGCTTTAAATGAATATAGAAGATGTTCTAATACTTCTTCTGCATGATGTTTATTTTGTACTATTCCTTTTGTTAGGTGTACAGGAGACATTATGTAGGGAAGAAGTCCCGCCGATAAAATATTATCCATGAAATTCATTGGAGCGGGGTAACTGATTCCCTTCATAATTTCAGTTCTGATTCTTTCCTTACTTACTGAATTAATCAATTTTGCGTGTGTTGATATTATAGATGGATTTTGAATTACCCATTTTTCACCTAGTGCAGAGAAACGACAAGCACGTAGTATCTTTACGGGATCTGCTATAATATTAATATCCGGATTTATAAATATAATTTGTTGCTTCTGTATATCTTCTGCACCATCAAATGGATCTAATGTATCGAGAACTAATCCAGTGTCATCTATTTCTTGCGCAATAGCATTAATAGTTATGTCTCGTCTTGAAAGATCATCCTGAATATTTTGTGTTATAGCAATATCTATTAACTCGTTTTCTTTAGCTTTTATACGAAGGACTATAGTTTCAAATTCTTCTTTTAGTGCGTGAAGATTATTGTCCTTCAATATCTTTTCAATAATACTGATTGGAATATTTGTAACCAAATCAATATCACTGCATTTTCGTCTCAAAATACGATCTCGTACAGCTCCTCCTACAATCCATATTTTAAATCCGGCGGATCGTACTTCCCTTACTATTAATTCTTGTGTAGCTGATAAAATATAATGCATTATTTTTTCTTTCTAATCGTGTAACGTCTTAATATAAGAATTTCATGTATATTGTCATGTTTTTCAAATTCTATACGTTTTATGTCCTTTGGTATATTTTCACAAACTGAAATAATGCAATTGTATGGCATTATTCTATCGTACAGTAATGTACTCCCATGGGATAACCTATCTTGTTTGATTGCTTCCATGTGTAAATTTGCTTTACTTTTAGATGTAAATACTCCTAATACTGGAGCACTGATTATTCCAGGTGGATCATATTGAACTATTCGTTCGACTACATAGATGTACATTTGTATTCTTATTGCCTGTGTTTTATATCGTCTTTGCTAGATCGTTCGGTGAGCCTTTAGATACATCAATTAACTTATTTGAGTATTGAATTTATTTTTAGTAAATTGTTTACCATTAACCCAATATTCATGATTTCTGTATAGATCTTCGATTGTCGGTCCTTCTAATCTATGACGTTTACCATATCTGTACCATGCCTTATATCCATCAAGATGTTCAATTGCTGGACCGTCTTCTCGGTGAAATAGATGTTGTCAATAATATATTGTCATTTCTGACTTAATATTTATCCAATAATGAGATTCATTGTTCATGGCTGATACCTTAATATTTAAATTAGAATATATAATGGCCAACTTTTACTTTAGTTTTGTCAGGAGATAATTTGATCACTAGGTTTCCATGTAGAAGATATACATACCCATCCCAACTTGGAAAAAATTCTTTTGTGGTGCGTTTAAAATCTGTGATACAATGATATACACCTCGATAAAAAAAGAAAACTTTTAGTGAATCAGGAATACGATCAGCGTCATTTATCCAGCGATCATATTCTGATAATTGCGACTTATCGCATAAGTCAATCCAGTGATTATTGGTGATTAGCCTAAACTCTTCATGTGTTACTGTAACTTGACTATTAGCTTTAGAATATATTTTATCTACCATAAATCATAGTTTCCAGGAATTTATGTCCTCTAAGTTTAGGTCATTACCATAATTCAATGAAGTTTGTCGTTACGGTATTCTGTTTCATGTCCTTTTTGACCGTTGCTGTAAAACCAGGTTAAGCGGTAACGATTATTGGATAACCGTTTGAATTGAGCATGATATATAATAACTTGGACAAAAATATATTTAATGGTTTCAATATCATTTAAGTTTTTTGCTTTCGCGAGGGACCGTAGGGTTGGGTTTATTGACGAATGTATATAATGTCATATGTACTAGAACATATTGATTTTCCGGTTGATAATGTTCTTAGAGACATTGTAAATACACCTGTAATTGTATCTCCATTAGGAGCCACTTGTGTAATAATAGAAGATCCAGTGAATGTTATATTGTTACCACTATCTTCACAATCAAAGACGCTTTTAGATGTGCATTGGTCTTCTGAAGTTTGGTTATAAACACTAACACAATTTCCGTACGAAACTGTATCATCTATTACTAACAGTGTTTCGCCTATAGGTCCGCATGTTCCTCCGTCATGTTCTTCATAAGACACCATGTAGGTGCCATACCAATCATCTTGAGAGCATTCAAAACTTCCGCAACTAGAAGTTAAGAAAACTACACTAAAGATAAAAATAAGTTGTAAATGCTTCATTAAACATCCTTTTTTGTTTGGGTTATTGATTATAAGCGTCGCAACAGAGAAAGGGTATTTCAAATTCGCAGTTATTTTGCAAGCTGTTTGGATGATAGCAGTATAAATCAGGAAGGTTGTCGTAATGTAGTTTAGTCCAACTTAGAAGAGGGCATGATAATAAATCAGCTCCATTCTCATGTATCAAGAAACATCCTCCGTGTGTTTCTTTATACATTAGAACTTCTTCGTAAGTCATACAGTCTTCAGAACCTTTAGTCCACTCTTCAGATCCACAACCTAAACAATTATTATTTCCTATATCATAGCGACTATTAGAGCTAATTTCTATTCCTATTTGTAACGACTTATGAACTTCGTCAAGACTGCATAAATGAGCAGTGTCACTGTCACAAGTAGTTCTACATATATCACCAATACCTGCCCAACCTCCGACATTACCATCATGAGGTTCAGAGACTCCACATACCGTGCCAAACATATAGCTACCAGTAGGTAGGTAAGGTCTTACGGCGTTAATCGCTTCAGAGTCAGTGTAACGATTGTGATTCATAGAGTTGTTGTTATTAAGTACGCCTACGAAATTAGAAAATAAATTCGTTAATTGTGCAACTGTTCGTTTAGTGTGATTCGTAGGGTTGCTATCTGTAAGAGAACCTATTACTGTTTGTGTGATAGCAACAATAGTGTCAACTGATCTTTTTACATGGTTGTATGGGTTGTTGTCATCTTGAATCCCCATTGCTTCTTTAGCTTCTTGCGGAGTAAATCGATCGTGGTTCAATGGGTTGTTGCTAGATTCCAAACCCATTGCAGTAACAGCACGATTTTCGAGGTTACTATTAAGAGTTTGAATTTGATTACTATTGTCGTTATACTGTTCCTCTTGAGTATCAAGTTGCTCAACAATTTCATTGTCTCGTGCAATCAATGTATCAAGTTGCTCAACAATTTCATTGTCTCGTGCAATCAATGTATCAAGTGTGCTATATATTTCATCCGTTCGGTTCCGATTGTATAAGATATCAAGTTGTGGGTTGTAGGTAGGCTGCTCACCTTCGTTTGCGTTAGTTTCGACGGTTGTGTTATTGATGGTGACTACTTGAGCCTCCCGAGCATCAATTTCAGCACTGCTACTGTCAACATCAGCGTTTACGCCAGGACTAAAACCACAACCCGCAATAAACATTCCACCTAAAGTAAAAGCTCGTAATTTATTCATACCACTCTCCCAGTTGAAAGGTGAAGCTCACGGCTAACAAAAGCGATGAGCAAAGAAGCTAATTATCAATCCACCAGTAATGATTGTTAGAACAACGATATAAGTGCATTAATCGTCCATTTATATACTTGGTACGGTAAGTATTAAACAACATCAGCCCATCATTTGGACACACGAGTGATGTAAATGACGCTACGGTAACAGGTGGAGAAACAATAGTGTTGTTATTATTTATCTTACCAAAGGGTGAAGTTATTGATAAAAGTGAAATTACGATAATTGATGTAATTGTTTTCATTTGATTTTCTTTGTGAGTAGGGGTTGAAGGTTAGATAAGACTTAACATATATTTTGTTGCTCCGTAATTATTGGGCTTATTTTTTCCTGGTTGAAGTATTAACACTAAAAAATATCCTATACTATATAGTGAAATTAATGCTATTCCATAAGCAGGATAAGATACCATTAGAGCTGCGCTAAAAATTCCTATAAACATGTTTAATAACAAGGTCCACCCAGACAAATTTAAATCATGCAGTCGCTTTATTTGTAAAATAGCACCAATGTAATAGCTTGTAAACAATGGAAGCATTAATGTAAGAACCAGTAGAGTTTGGTTTTCAGTTGGATGTGGATTAGTTGTTATTGAGTTTACCATATATTTAATGGTTTTGAAATTCATTTTATTCGTTTTC